TATTTATTATTTTAATAATAGTAAACATAATTGACCTACCTAGACCGATACTGGTCTAGGTAGGTCATTGTGCCGACTATTTCGATACACGAGGATAAGAGATGAGATTGGATCTACCAGAAGGAAAAGATACTACTTACTACCTGTTTGACGTAGTGTGGGAATGTAAGATACGAGAGATCGATAGAATCTCCGAGATGGAGTTTAGACTCTTTGGCAATCCTACTACTGGTAATGCTGAGTTTGACAGAAGCGAGATGTATAACTGGGTAGACGTGATGCTGCCTATCTCGGAGATGGTAGAGAGATTTAAAAAGGGTGTGCCCATCAGGATCAAGTACTACGATCAGACTGAGCAGATATACGAGTATATCCAAAGACACCTAGAAGCCTGGGCAGATAGGCTAGGTAATGGGATTAACATCATGGCAGCCCCCATTGATGACTTAGTAGCCATGAATGACTTTGCCAATAGTCTATTCCCCTATGCCAGGGCGTACATCGATACTGAAGCTACTGGCTCTCCATTTATGAGAGCTATATCTAAAGCAGGCTTTAGCAAATTCAGCTCTGAGTTCTTTGGCACTAAAGAAGATAGTAAAGAAAAAGCCAGTAAAGAAAGGCAAGATATGTCAGAAGTCTTTAAGAGAGCCAGGAGCACTATTAGCTCCTGGTCTAAGTACTCTAGTGAGGATACGAAATGAGCTCAGCTGCTGCAATCAAACAAGAGATAAACAAGATCCTCTATCCTAAGGATAAAGCTAATGGCTACCAATGGGCGTGGCAGCTGTACTTCAAGCCCAGAACACCTAACCCAATCAAAGTAGATGAGAAGGTATACTCGGAGTATGCCCCTATAGAGAAGAAAGGAATATTTAGACCCTTTAGGATCAACTCTTTAGAGATAGTCAGGGACTATGAGCTAAATGCTGGAGATGAGCTCAGGCTCTCATGTGTCTTTCCATTAGGCCTATGGTACAAGGTAATGGTGCCATACATGGACTATCTAGAGTGCGTCATTAAAAAGACGCCTCTAAAGCCTAATACTGCTAGTACTGATAGATCTCAAAAAGCCCAAGTGCAGACGTACCTAGCTATACCTCTGATGGATAAAGCCAATACGCCAGATGCTAATAGCTTTAATCGCTTTAGCAGGGAAGCTCTAGACAATCAGGGACTAGTAGAGATAGACTTTCAGCTAATGGACTTGAGTCTAGAGAAGATTAGAACAGTTACTTTCGGTAACATATTCAGAAAAGTAAAAAACGAAGATGTAATCAAGTCAGTACTCTCTAGAGAAACAGTTAAGGTAAAGCTAGATGATGGCAGGCCTGCTATATCAGCTATTCAGATGCAGCCTGCTGATAATACGGAAGAAAGAAGCCATACCTTGATTACTCAAGGCACACGTCTAATAGACGTGCCTCACTACGTACAGAAAAGATGTGGCGGTGTTTACTCCTTTGGGCTAGCTAGCTATATCCAGAATAAAGAGTGGTACATCTTTGCTCCGTATAACACTAAAAACTCTAGCCAGAATACAAAGACGCTAAACATCTTTAAGTCTGAAGATGCTACTCATGACCAGGCAGAGTACACATGGAGAAAAGATGGTGATAGACTATGTATACTAGCTACATCAAACTCTGTATTTAGAGATGATGGCTCTCAGAGATACAAAGATACTGGAAACGGTATACGCTTTGCTGATGCTAGGCAGTATATGGATAAGCTCGTAGAGACTAAAGATAATAAGGCAACAGCTAAGAGAAAGCAGCTCAATAGTGAATACCTGATGCAGCCAGAAAGACTAGGCGGTGAGTACAATAATAACGTACGAATATCAGCTAGAGCTATTAATGCTAATACCTATCTAGAGAACTCAGATATGGCGCTAGCTGCTGGATCGTGGGTCAGTATTGAATGGAGAAATTGCGATGTTTCCCTGCTATATCCGGGTATGCCCGTGAGAATCCAGTATACTAAAGACGGCAAAGTGTGTCAGCTCTTTGGTATACTGCTAAAGCTCCATTGCTCTATAGCTAATGTACAGCCAGGGCTAGCCGCATCGCAGATCAAACAAGCAGCTACACTGCAAATCTTTGTCGTGAGGAAAACCAATGATCAAGAAAATAAAGAGTCTACTAGGTAAACTCAAGAAAAAAGAGTACACGCTCAACTACGACAGTAGCATCACCTTTACCAGCCTACCTAGAAAGTATCCTCAGGTAGGCTGGCTCTTTCAGCTGGAACCCAATAAGCGCTATGAACTAGTACAAGTAGATACTAAAGCTAATATAGTCAAGCTGCAAGAACTAGGCACTAATAAAACGTACTCTCTGTCTATCGATATACTCGATGAGTTCTTCGATCCTGTTGATCCTAATGTAAATTACCCATTATAAGCCATGTACCTAGACGCTATTCCTCTGGATATCAGCCTAAGCCCAGAAGAGATCATCTTTCAAAAGCTAAACGCTGTATCTGGTCTAAATCTTAACTATAATGACTTTGTTTTCTCAGCACCTGAGAGTATTACGTCAAACCCAAACTACCCAGATGCCAATAGCAAGGTAGTAATTACACCTAAGGCAATCTCGAAGTTTTATAACTCCTTTACTGTCTACTATAGACGCATGGATGTATCGGGTATCTTTAATAACCCATATGCCAGTATCCCTAGAGGCACTGGTACTAAGCTATCAGATCTAATACCCAGTATCAACTTGGAGTATAACGTAAACTTTACTTCCAGAGATTACCAAGAAGCTAACCTACCAGCTATAGACCCGCTAGACCCCAATGCTGTCGTAAGAGTAAACTTTGTCACTAAACCAGAGTCCCTGCTCTTTATAGGCTCATACGAGCTAGAGCTAAACAGGATAGTGACTAGACCTAATGCTAGATTGCCAGAAACAGCCAGTATCTATATCCTCTTGGATCAGCCGTACGAGACTATCCATAAGTCCAAGCTCATTTGCAAGACAGCTAGCGGTGAAGACCATAGAGGTTTTCAGTTCTTAAGAAATGCTGATACTATCAGCCGTGTCCATATCGTAGACTTTTACCAGATCTCTGCTAATGAGCTACTCCTTTTTGGTAGGTTTGAGTTTACTGCTAATCTAACTGGCACTAGTGAGGCATACACTGTAGAGACACTAGTGCTCGATCATACAGGTAAGATCATCAGGGCAGACTCTAGCTATGACTCAGGCACTATTGCTGACCGTGCCTATGTAGCTGATAGTACTACTAAGCATCTATACTACATCGACGTCAATGATAGCCGCAAGGTAAAGAGATACACTCCAGCAGGCACTCTTGATACTACGTGGCTACTGCAAGGCTATACAGATCAAGCTGCTAGCATTACTCTAGCTAGAGACAAGATCTACGTACAGTCTGCTGTAGTCTCTACCATGGAAGATACTGATAATGATCCTAGTACACCACAAGTAGAGGTAAAGAGGATATATCTAGATAGGTTTAACAAAGACGGTAGTAGAGATACTAGCTTTTCCAGAGTAGCTATTAGTGCGACCCATGGTAAAGATCCATGGCCTATAGCAACAGTAGCTCCTATTGAAGGCGATACTGATACTACAGATACCGGAGTATACCTAGCCTTTGCTTTTGACCATGCATTAGACACTAGAGCTGAAGGTACTCCTATCGTTAACGATACTCCAATAGTAAATGGATCTATCAATGCCTCATTTGGGTATCTACCTATAGTCAGGATTAAGAATAATGGTAGTCTAGATACAGACTTTAATCCCTTAAAGCCTAGATACTCTCCTGAGAGTATCTATAGCTACTACGCTAGTCTCAGACCTACAGCGGGTTCCACTATCATCACTGCTGTAGGTAACAACGTAATGCTACTAGCCTATAGACCTAACCCTATTACTGGTCATAACCAGTATATGCCAGTAAAGTATAGCGATATAGGTCAAGAGCTACGTATCAGTGGTGATAGCTATTTTAACTCCTATAGGTTTTTGACTAATACCAGCATGTATTCTACTGCTCAAAACTACACTGTAGTATCTGGCAAATGTAGACTAGCTGATCCTAATACTGGAGCACTCTTAGCTCCCGCAGACACAGTAGCTCTGTATAAACCTACAGGAGAAAATGCAGGAGTGATCTATCAGGTAGCTGCTGATAGAAATGGTACACCCAGTATCGCTCAAGTACAAGTCATGGAGACTGCCTAATGGAGCGAGTCATCGAGATGGCTAGGTATTTGACTCCATACGCCATAGATGAGATAAATACCTGGGCAGCTGATCCAGTCCCCACTAGCGGCAGATACAATACTGCTGTAAAGCTAACTGGCTCTCTAGAAACAGGCACGTATGGTAGTAGATACTTTTACTACAATCGCTATAACCTAAGCTTTACTCCTACTAGGCGCGTCAAGTACATAGGTCAAATGTCGTACTATCACGTCCTGTCTCAGATAAACACTAGTGCAGTATACGTGTACTCAGTAGGCTCTGGCAATCAAACTCAGTATAGACAAGGATACCTAAAAAGAAACGATATAATTAACCAGCCTATTACCATGCCTGCTAGTGGAGACTTAGAGTTTTCCATATATGCTAGAGATAATAGCTTTTTATATACTGGTCAATTAAAAGTAATTCTATTTAGGAGTTAATATATGCTATCTCCTCAAGAGAAACTAAGACTGGTATTTAACGAGTATAGAAAGTCTATTCAAAAGCAAGAATACACTGCTCCTATGTTTATTCTATCAGAGCCTGAGAGCTATATAGGAGCTAGGAGTGATAAGAACACTCTAGTCGTAATAGACGCTACTCCAAACCCGAGTATACCTGTGTTTTATAACAGGATAAATCTGAGCCAGTGGTCGCCCATGACGGCATACAGAGGCACTCATACCCAGCTCAAGGAGATCCTACCGCAGTTAAACCAGAGGTACTTCGGTATAGCCTTTACTGAGTATGACTTTGAGCCTAGGAGCTTTACAGCTAGTGATACCAGCTTTACGCTAACAGCTACTAGTCGTAATCTCTTATTTACTGGCTCATGTACAGTACAGCTGAAATGAGATCAAATAGGCCCTACCCATTCCTGCAAAGGTCTGGGTAGGGCGTTATACGACGTTTTATCAAGGAAAGAGCAACACCCATGGATACTACTAAGCTGCTATCTAAAGCAGATCCACATTGCACCATCATGGCTGTAGAAGGACTAGATGGTTCAGGTAAGAGTACTCTGGTAGGGTACCTTAAACAACAAGTAGAGTCTGAGGATACCTCAAAGCTCTATACTAACCTAAAAAGAAGACCTAGAGTCAAGGTACTACCTATCTTGGGTGAAGATGATTACTTCTACGACAGGCTCCATGCTCTAGAGGGCACTGACTATAAGAAAGGAGAAAAGGGAATAGATGTATCAGACACCAATTTAGCTCAAGCAGTGCTAGATGCTACTAATAGGACTATGCACCAAGTAGTGCCTGAGCTGTCTCACTACTACGATCTAATCATCTTAGATAGATCCAGAGCTAGCTTTAACGCCTATCAGCTACATATGCACCAGCTAAGTGAGTATAGAGAGGCGTGGCTAGATTCTATTCAAAAGGACTATGAGCTACTAGGACCAGTAAGAGCTATATACCTATCAGCTAGTACTGCTCTAAGAGCTAGACTGCTATCTACTAGAAGTTCCTTGGATGATCTCGATCAGATGTCACTAAAGCACGAGCATGCCTTGTTAGCTGGTATGAATGAGTACTTTAGTGAGCTGAGTGCAAAGTACGATCCAGACGACGAGACAGCTCCTAAGAACCTAATAGTGGATATGGATAAGCTCTTTAAGAGCTCTAATGATCCAGAGCAGTGTCTAAAGGTAATCTACGAGGCCTTTGTAGCAAACTGGATGTTTAAAGTAGCTGCTAGCGTAGTAATCAGATCACTAACTACTGTACAGTAAAGGAGAGTAATGCATGAGGTTAAATGAAGAACATGAGTACTTAAGTCTACTAGAGTCTATTATTACTCATGGTGAAAAACGGCTAGATAGAACAGGCGTAGGTACATATGCCCTATACGGAGTGACTCTTGAATACGATATTAGAGATAATCGTATCCCTATAGTGTCAACTAGAAAGATCAATCCCCTATTTCCTATCTTAGAGATGCTCTGGTTTATGCGCGGGGATACTAACGTAGCGTATCTCTTAAAGCATGACTGTCATATCTGGGATAGCTGGGTAATACCTGATACTGCCGTATATGACGATAACGGCAAACTAGTAGCTGGCTCTATTGGTAAAGCCAGCTATGGCGCTATGTGGCGTAGATGGCCAGCTATGAAGATAGTACAAGCTCATGAGTGGCATAACAAGTATGCTCAAGACGGCTGGCGCTACCTGATGCCAGCCACTGATGGCAAGATGATCATCTATAAAGAAATTGATCAGCTAAGAGAGGCTATTAGGCTAATTAAGAATGAGCCACACTCCAGACGCAATATCGTATCTAGCTGGAATCCAGCTGAGATGCAGGACATGGCCCTGCCGCCATGCCACTGGTCCTACCAGTTTGTAGTCACTAATTCAGGCCTAGAGCTGCATCTAAACATGCGCTCTAGTGACGCTCCAGTAGGGCTAGTCTTTAATGTAGCTCAGTATGCCTTTTTAGCTCACGTCATCGCCCATATCACGGGCCTAAAGGCCACTAGACTAGTCTATAAAGGAGTAGACGTACATGTCTACTCTAACCAGGTGGACCTGGTCAAAGAGCAGCTCAAAAGAGAGCCTATCAAGGCTAATGACCCTAGGCTCACAATCAAGAAAAAGCCCTACGAGTACACTATCGATACTCTCAGCATAGATGACATCGAGATCTCAGGCTATGAGCATCATCCCTTTATCAAGTACCCAGTAGCCGTATGACGCGAACAGCATTAGGAAATCACATCACTGGTGGCGATAGGCTGTTAAACCTCGCAGCTGAGCTAAAAGCAGCAGGCTATACAAAGCCTGTAAAGTCTCTTAGCATAATCTACGATGCTAGTGACTATTATAAACGCAACTTCGGGGATGATCCATCGCCAGGTATGCTGCTTCGCTGTTATTGTAGAGATGGCGATCTGATCGAAGAAGTCTATATGGGTTTAGACCATCACGGAGATAAGGTCATTTTTATCGTCAATACTGGAGACTACGATGGATGTTGCAGAGAGTAAGACACCTATACTGGATGAACTACGGAGAATAAACTTGTTAGAGGAATTCTCGCTGTCTATGTCGTGGGAAAAAGACGGCCAGCGAATGGGTTTATTCATCAGACACAGTACAGGGGATGGCTACGTAACCAAAATTGACAGCAAGTATGATAGCTGTATGAAGTACGAACCAATTTGTGGATTCTAGTTTAATTGAAAGGAAAGACTATGTCTAAGACTAAAGACTACACACCGTGCCTATTGCGCCAGCTCACTACGGTGATGACCGCTGCTAAGCCAGCATCTAAAGATGAGAGCTGGGAGATGGCTGAGCGTATCCGTAAAAACAAGCTCAGCTCAGAAAAGCTGCTAGCCCTACTAATCCTCAAGTACGCAGGATACAAGAATTATTGCAGGATCGTCGATGTCGTAAAACTAAAAAACGATCTAAAGGAAAATGCTGATAATAGCAAGAATGTAGGCACTATCGTCTATAGTGAGTACGATGAAGATGCTGAGCGATATTCTAGAGAGATCGTAATTGACGGCACTCTTACTCTAGTAGTAATAGAGAAGATGTTTGGCACTGATGCCCAAGTTAAAAATAGCGCTATAGTAGATCCAGCGCGTCTGTCTCAGATCTCTCATGAGCTCTCAGAGGTAGGCTATAAGAAAAAGATAGTATCAGCTGTTATTAGTCTAGAGCCTAGCCATGAAAATGAGCCTATATGCAAAGGCTCGATTCTTCGTAGCTACTGCGTAGGCGCGAGCCGAGTAGACGCAGTATACCTCAGATACGATCTAACCCTAGGCTCTAAGGTAATAGTGTACGCCAATACCGGCGCTTCTGATGAATGTAAGTAATGTCATACAGGCTAGCGTACCGCACTGATACGCTACTAGCTCCTGACACTGCATCAGCTGCCATGGTGCAGTGCCTTCATGTACCAGGCTATCGCTACTATGATTGCCTGGTCAACATCAAGGACTGCTCTCGCACCATGGTAGTAGGCACAGCTACTGTCAGGGAAATGCTAGATAGACTAGCGTACTTTATCGACATCTTTGAGCAAGGCTATGAGACTATCAAGTATTTAGATCTCACTAAGCCTGCTGAAATACCCGTAATCTCTAAGATTACAGATACGCCTAACCGTATAAACTTAGATAACTACGAAAACAGTAAGTGGTATATCAGGTTTAATAGAAAGAGTATCGACATGACTGCTATTTACGATAAGTCCCAAGTTGTCATTGCGTATCACTCAGCTACGATAGTCTATGGTAATATCGAAAAGCACAGAGAGCACATGCTCTCTAAGCTAGGTCTTATCCTAAGAGACTTGAGAAGCTTTAATACGTACTTAAAGGACAAGGCATGATTAATGCAATTGTAGCTATTACAAACTCAGGCGGTATAGGCATTAATAACCAAATGCCCTGGCGTATCCCTGAAGATCTACAAGTCTTTAAGGCTATTACTCTAGGCAAGACTGTCTATATGGGATCAAAGACACATGAGTCTATAGGCAGACCACTACCCGGTAGAGACAATCATGTCTTTAGCTCAAGTAAGTCCTATACAGGCGTACAGGTACATAAAGAGCTCCTAGAGGCGTCTCTAATGGACGGCTGGGTAATAGGCGGTAGATCTATCTATCAGGCGTATATGCCTGATATCTCCTATATGCACATCACCCGCGTCTCAGGCCAATACGACTCAGATACTTTCTTAGAGACACCATCAGTAGCTGCTACTATGGGCTGGACTCTGATAGATTACTCACCATCCTTAGTAGACTCTCGCTTAGTCTATGAGCTATGGTATCAAAATAGAGCCGGTAAATACCGATCAGAGATAGTCGAAAAGGAGATACTGGATAGAAGAAGAGCCATCCAGTATCAGTTGTTTGTTAACCAGTTAAAGAGCTGATGCATACAGTCATTTCTACCTATTGCGCTAAAGGCTCACTAGTGGAGAATATCATCACTGATACAGGTGAATACGATACACTAGTGACTGATGAGTCTAGTACATGTAAAGAAAAGCAGGAGACAGCCAGTGAGCGAGATACAAAGCAAGATCTACTCAAGAACAACAGAGTACCACTATAAGCTCATCAGAAAGATGAGCTTAGAGCAAATAGGTCATATGGCTGAGCATATTCGCTATATCTCAGCTATCAACGCTCTATCAGCTCCTAAAGAGACTCTATCAGAGATCAAAGAGCTAAAAAAGACCTTAAAGAAACGTATCCAGGAGTTTAACTATCTCATCCAGGATCTAGACAGGTCAGTAGCTAACAGCGTCCCTATGGCTACTGACCCAGATGTCCTATATAAAGACCTAGTATCTCAGGTGCCTGACCTACTAGCCTATAAAGAGAAATTTAAGAGCTACAAGGCAAAGAGATGAAGACTACCCTGGTCGTACCACGCACTGACTTTCTATCAGCTATAGGCCAGCCTAATAGCCATAGCGTAAATACGCGTCTATCCAGCACTGCTAGTGATAAGCTATGGAATCTAAACTCTCTACTAGCTAGTAGGAGCTGGGTAGAGTCAGATACGAGATTTGTGCAGCCTATAGCCTACGTCACCTTAGTACGCTATGCTGCTGGAGTACTAGAGCTACTCGTATATGAGAGAGGATCAGGCTCTAATGAAAAGAGACTAGTAGATCAATACTCAATAGGCTATGGCGGGCACATCGAAGAGCTACCTAAAGATACACTAGGAGCTGTAGTGGCTAGTAGTGCTGAAAGAGAGCTAGTAGAAGAATTAGGCCCTCAGGTACTCACTCCTGAGGTGCGTAGCCACATAGCCTCAGGTATTTGGCGAAATCCACACGTTTACTGGGACAGCAGCACTAGTGTAAACAGCGTACACTTTGGTGTACTAGTGCCGGCGATAGTCTCTCATGAGTTTGAGATCACTGCTGAGTCTGGCGTGATTAATAATGCCAGGTGGCTGCCTATCCATGAGGTAGATCAACTACCACTAGAGAGCTGGTCTAGAATAGCGCTAAACTCTATAGTAGCTAGAGACTAAAAAACTAGTGCCGAAATAAATTTCAGTTCTTTAGTATACAGCTGAGAATAGGCAATGGTGTCTATCTAGTACCCTCATCTGAAAGGAGATTAAATCATGACTGAGGAACACAAAGAGCCTTGTTACAGTGTGTATAAGCCTGATCTTGGCAGGCTACAATCTGCCAAGTGGTGTGCTGCTCACTTAGCAGCCTACGTCAGAGAGCGCGGGCAGACGCTGAGGATCAAGCGTCGTGTCAAACACGACATGGTCATTATCAAGTACGCTCTACCGGGCTTGAACAAACACCTCTTGATGATCAAGAGGCCTAAAGACCCCGTGATAGAACTCTTTATCAAGAGAAACAGGCAAAGGGATCCTCTGCTGTCCATGAAGATGGACATCAGTAGCCCTGATCATAAGAAGCAACTCAATGCTTTCTTGGATGATTTCGTATCAGGCGTACTAAAGCTAGATCCAAAGGTTGCTTCTAGCTCACTAGGTCCAGACATAGATAGTTCGGATTTATGTCTGGTGCAATAAAAATAGCTGGCTTTATACTAGTGCTAGCTATTGCCTTGCCCATAGCGCTATTATTACTCAGAGTGGTATTAATAGTGCTATGGTTTTTAATACAACTATTAGGCCTTGCTTTTCTCGTATGGATTATCTGGTGTATTTATACGGGTGTATTAAAGGCATGGCAAAATAGTTAATCGACTATAGAGAGGATAATCTTAAATATCCTCTCTATATTTTTTTTATTATATCCATTATTTTTTATCATGAATAGTAAACCTGTAAATAAAAAAGCTAAGCTAGCTAAAGCTGCCAGTATCAAGAGAATGAGAGCTAATGCTGCTCTAGCTCCAAAGCCTAAAGGCAGGCCACCTAAGCCTAAAGAAAAGCCCTTAAAGAAACTAAACCTACAATTAAACGAATGTATGCAGCTGCTCTTAAAGTCCATCTAAATGCAGATAACTGAATTACAGATACAAGCTCTGACACTCCTGTCTTTTGGATGGGATCACGTATTTGTGATATACAAGATCATGACAGCTACTATAATAGCTACAGTCTTTTATTATCACGCACATGTGAGTAAGGATCCAGAGTTTAGGCAAAAGTATCCTAATCTCTTTATGAGCCTAGATTTAAAGATATACAGAAAAAGAAAGTATAGCTATATGCTAATTCCTTTTGCTGAATTAATATTCTTTTATAAGTTATTAAGATACAGATATAACACGGTAGCATTTTTAAAAGAATATGCTATTAATAAAAATATACATTATTGATTATGATAATCGACGTCATACAGCCCCTACCCCTGAGCATTGCGCTTTTGGGGTAGGGGCTATTTCACGTCAATTTAACAAGTAAAATTATACCTAGAAAAAAGTGGGGTTTACTCGCATTTATCAATGCTTATAGTCCCCACTTTTTAATGGGCTAAAAAAGTCGCGTCGAAAAAAATTTCAATTACTTATTACCCATGTGAGTTGTAGCAAATACGCTATAGCTAGCTAGTCGTTATCATTAGCCTGAAAGGATAATGACTAGAACCTTCAACCAGCTCACATTAAAGAAAGGAGCAAATCATGGCTAGCAATATCGAAACGATCGCAAGAAACAGGGCTATGCTCATCCAAACTGTTACAACAAGTTTGGATATGCTCGAGAACCATCCCCGCATGGGAGCGAAGGCATTTAGGGACGCCTGGAACGGCAGTCCTGTGGAAGACAAAGAACAGGTTAAGCGTGCTATCGGCGGCGTGCATGCCGCGTGTTTTCTGTCGTCGGGCTACATTCTAGACGACAGAGTCTTGATCAGGCCTGCGGCCAAAGTAGTGATCGAGCATGCGAGCTTTATTGCCAGCGTGCTCAACGACGATCTGGACGGTGTGTTCAAGCACCTCGGCCTGCCAGAGGATGCCTGCCTAGGCGAAGACTGGGCTACGGCAGCGACAGACCTAATCAAGGAAACGATGGACGAATACGCATCTATCGCCTATGTCTTCGCCGATGACAATGAAGATCGGATTAAGTTCTTCTTCGAGAGCTTCAATAAGGAAATGTATCTCTGCGGAGCTTATAACGAATTCCCTTACACTTTTAAGGCTTTAACTGACGAGGACTATCGTCAGCACTTGAGCCGGCAGGAAGCCGAGATCGAGAAACTAAAGGAGCTCGATAGGGCCGAGAAAGAGGCCAAAGCAGCCAAACAAGATCAACCTCAACTTCAAGGAAAGGAAGAAACCATGACTGAACAAGTCAAAGAGCAGCCTCAGGCTGCAACAGAGCAACCTACCGTCCAGGTCGGGCTGACCAATATGGCCGCTCAGACGGACAAGTACTTAGAGGCGGCTAAGGCCGCCGGTAAGACCGAAGTCGTCGAGTACCTGACATTCGCCAATAAGATCGCCGGCGAATGCGCCGGCATCACCGACGAAACCACGGCTGCTCAGCTCACGGCTGCACTAGCGGCAGCTGAAGCCGCTAAGCTCAAGGCACTGGGCAAAGAAGTACCTGCCTGGCTCACAGCTATACAAGCTCTGTTGAAGGCCAAACTGGATGGCCGCACCGACGACGAAGCTACTCAAGAAGCAGTCTTTGAGGGCTTGCTCTCAAAGATTACCAAAGGCGTGAGCGAAGACGGCAAGGAGAGGGTCCGTCCTATCTTAGCTGAGCACGTAAAAGCTCACCTGCCAAAGGATGAGCCTGCTCCAGCCTTCTTGGATAAAGCCATCCAAGAGGGCGCTCAGGTAGCTGAGCAACAGGCAGTAAAAGCCGCTAAGGCTGCTGCTGCTGCTGGTCTGAGCGAAACTAGTGCCATTGCTGCGCAGCGCATTACGCTGACAGAAGATCGCGCTAAATTGCGCGAGGCCATTTCTGAACTCCCCGTGTACAATCCCACAGGGCAAGAGATGGTAGCGCACAATACAGAGGTGGTGCGCAACTTCTACATCAGCAGTGGCGGTGGTGGTTCCAGCCGCGCTAGCGAACCGCTGTTCTCCGACGAGTTCGTCGAGACATGCGCCAATATTGCCAAGGTAGCACTTGGCACCGCTGTTGTGGTGGGTGTGGGCTATGTTGCCTTCAAAGGCGCACAAGCCCTGTACGATTGGGCTACTGATTAATCAGTAGTACCATGATTCAACTAGCCGTCTAAAATAGCGGCATAAGTAGGAGCTACCAGGGTCAACCCCCAGTAGCTCCTATTTTTTTTTTGGCTTTACCAGCTCCAGCAGCTACGATTAGTATCATAGCTGAGCATATCGGCTTGTAGCTTTTTGACTTGTGCCCATTCTTGCTGCTCTACTACCTTATGGTCTACTAACTTGTATTTGATACCTTGTCTGCTGACGACTACGCTATAGTAGCCAGGAGCTACGTATGTGTCTTTAGTGAGCCACGCTCCATTTTTATCCGTTATGTTTAGAGCTATCTGGATAGTCTCTATATGAGGTTTTTTGTATACTGGAGTATACTCGATGAGTGTAGGTATGAATTTACCTATTACTCTAGTAGGGTAGGTACTAATAGTCTCGTTATAGGCTACTAGCCACGTCTCATCTGTTTGATTGACATCAAAGACTAGAGTAGTATCTGGCTTTAGAGCTATATCGTAGTCTACTGCATGTATATACCAGCCGCCTTTATACTCCTTGGATTCAGCTGTATCGGTATATATAGCTTTATAGGCTATGTTAGCTACGCTAGCCATACAGCCTAAGAGGTATGGAGCAGTATGTACTCTAGGTATAGTGTTGTTTTCTTTATAGGAGCTCCTGCGAGAGATATTTGGTACTAGCTCTCTTTGCCTCTTAGTAGAGATGTGGTATAGCTCATGCCCTATATCTGAGTACTTGATGATACTCAGGTGTTTGGTGATGTTGTCTGGATATAGAGATAGGTACCTCTCTATATCTAGCTGATCAATATCGCTAGTAGTCGTCATGATGGTAGCCGTGTGAATGGCCCGGGGTAATACCGGGCCGCATAGGATCAATTAAAAGTCATAGTAGGTCTCATCTTCGTTCTTAGCGACTAGTCTTTCTCCACCTGGCTTTCTGTAGGCTGAGTTTTCCTTACCGATATCATCGAGAATCACGCCTCTGCCCTGATGAGTGTTATTAAACTTTAGAGCAAAGCGTCTTTTATCATCAGCAGGCTGCTTAATGCGTCTGAGTTTGTCTAGAGCAATATCCAAAAACCACTCTCTGTCTTTACAGACTCTATGGGCTAAGATACCTACATCCACTACCTGATCGAGCGACTTACATGAATCGGTAAAGCCGCCACCTACCCAGCGCGTGACTACATCGGGAGTGCCGTCTCGTATCATGGACTTAGCATCTGTTGATAGCTGCCAAGGTGTCATGAAAATGCACTTACGAGCAGCAAAGAACGCCTTTATTCTTTCTATCAGGTTACGATAGTCGCCGCCTTTAAAGTTCTGAGTGCATCCAGTAGTAGGTAGCTTTAAGAGATAGTCTACATCACAGACTTTGACTTCATAGCCTTCAGCTTCTCTTTCGATGATTAGGTTACATAGGTCCCTATATGTCCACTCGATAGGGTTTACTGACAGTAGCTCTATATGCCAGCCATTTACCTTCATCTTCTCTGATACGTATCTGGCCTTTTCTTTAGCGCTGATCTTAGGTATCTGAATAGTCTCACCAGTCTTTTCATCTACCTTTTCATTAAACTCATCTTCGTAGATTCTACCATCTTCGTTTTCCTTGAAGGCCTTGTAGAGAAACTGAAAGTTGTTCGATAAGGGATCTTCTAAACTGATACGAATCAAAAGAGGCTTTTTATCAGGGTGAATCAAAAAAGGTTTATTGTAGATAGGAAAGCCTCTAAAGAGCAAGAGATTCAATCCAGTCTTATACTGGTGTTGCAAGCTCATGTGCATGACAAACTCTCCTGGCCTAAAGCCACCATCGAGCATGTCGTTCATAGCCTGCCAGGGTGTGCTCATGATCCCATTGCCAGAGTTCTCATTTTGAACAGTATTAAAGATAGTCTCTACTCCAGACTCATCTTCAATAGAGACTCTTTCGTTAATAGCTGGGTCTTTCTTTTGTACTGTTACCTGGTAAGGTTCCAGCTGGGTAATTACCTCAGTTAAAAAGGCAGCTGTAGACTTGAACTTAGACTTATTGTACCTAAAGTCATTAGCAGCTCTAGCTAAGATCTGCATCACTGACTCGTCCTTGAAGTGACTAATCAGATCTCTTCTTAAGTTTACTACTGATCTCTTCAGTACTGCTGGAGTCATCTCTTGATTGATACCTTGCTCTATACTTTCGTATAAAGCTGCGTCATCCCCGCAGTTAGACTTTATAGTCAGTAAGAGATCTTCCTTGATGTACTCATGATCTGCTGGGTTCTTACACATCTCCAGTATCAGAGCTTTGAGCTTTGTGATTGGAGAGTCTTCACTGCCTAAGAGACTAATATTGACTTCTGGTTCTTTGATACCATCCATGGCGGTGCGTATGGTATCTACTGAGTTTTCTTGTTTTTCTGGTATCTGTGACTCTCGCCACAAGAGGGTTAGTGACTTAGTCACTAGTAGCTTGTTGTCCATTGTACTCTCATGTCAAAGATAAAAATACGGCAGAGCATATCCAGCTAGGCGATTAGACTTTAACTGGCTGGTAAAAATGATATTAGAGCTATAATGTAGTTCCTTTATAGGCCCTTTATTCTTTTTCATATTCAGGTAGATTGCAAGAAGATGACTGACACAACAGATAGAGCTATCGTGCTCCTGCCCCAATGGCTAGAAAAGGCCATGATGAGAAACAAAGTACAGATGTCCAAAGTACTGGACTATGACTGGATGACTAGGTACTCTAGTGTCGATGATATCGCTTCTTTAGTGAATCTGCAACGTCTAGAGCCACTAGCAAGTATGGTGCAGCCATGCTACAAGCATCTAGTAGATGCCTGGGTGAGATCTCGCCCGGAAAGCAAAGAAGAAATCGATAGAGTAATTGTAACAGCTAGCACCAGTAGCGACTATGATGACTCTAACTTGGAAGATCTAGATGGCGAGCCTGTAGGTCAGTACTGGAAGATGCTAGATATAGATAAGTCTATACTAGGTATAGTCGTATATCCAGGTATACTGACAGCACTAGCTGATCCAAATACTAAACTGACGTTTCTGCGGCAAATAGTAGAGCTATTTTATGGTTATCTACCTATGCACGAGGTAGCTCGCAAAAAAGTATTTGCGAACTATTTACTAGCATTGAAGGATGCCAAGGAGTGAGGCTAGCTACTAGTGCTGGGCTCACTCTTTTGTTTTCTATGTTTTTTTACTATTAGTAAAGAAGTAACCGAATGTGAATTGGCAGCTCTTAGGTACCAGAGAGCCTAGGAGCTGACAGTTAACATACCCAAAAAACCTTTAAGGATCCTTAAATATGAAATCTCTAGTTAGTCTAATTAAAAAGCCACAGAGTGCTGAAGGTACCCTGATGGGCAAACTCGAGGAAGTGCTGAATCAATCAGTATCTACCATGCACGAGCTAAAGCCCATGATGGCCAGCATGGAGTCACTGTCTGACTCTCAGGTAGATGCCCTGTCTACTGCTTGCGAGAACTGGGAAAGCGCTTACAAGCGCATTGCTAGCGAGCTGGCTATCGAAGGCTTGCAAGAAACGCAAATTCAAGCTGCTACTGCCATTACTGCGGCACTGGCAAACATCAAGTCCTTCATGTCCAATAAGATCGAAGTAACTGCTCCTGCTAACATGGACGCACTTACTACCTTCGTGGGTATGGAAGGTATCTCTGACGGTTTCTCTACTCGCGCTGGCGTAAACAACATGTCGCTAGAAGCCTACGACGAAAAAGAGATCCGTGAGACCGTGCTCAACACGGTGTTCTACAACATGCAAGTAGGCCGTCAAAACGAGTTTGGTGAAGCGTTCTTCCCTACTGTCGTTATTGACAACAACAACGTAGGTGTAGAAGTCAAAGTGCGCTTGATCCAAGTCTATGATGAGATCAAGCACTCTGTTCGTGGCTCTATTGCTGAGTTTGAAGATCGCAACATCATCAAGGCACTCGTTGATGGTGCCATCTTGAAAAATGATGGTACACGTATCTTCCCGATCTTCCGTACTGGTCAAAACGAAGACGCGTTCGTTCCTTCTACCTTTGTTGCTCACCGTGTGATCAAGCACGAAGGTGAAGATATTGATACTGCACCTCTGGCTATCGGTAAGACTATCGATATCCTGGGTCTATCACAAACAGATGCGCTGCTAGCTAACGGTACGATGGACATGACCGATACGGTCGATCCTGCTTTCTCGCTGGATGCCATCTACCTGCAAGTTGACGATAAGTCACCATCAACTAAGACTGATAAGCTCCGTATCCCGGTGCGTCAGCTAGCTGGCTCTAACTTCGTGATGAGCGTGCAAGATATGCACCGCTTAGAGCGCCTGACGTTTAACACCGATGGCATCATGCTCAACAAGGAAACGAAGGACGTAGCCAATAGCGCTCTACAGGCCTTGGCCGGCATCGCTACTGACGATCTGATCGTCTATATCGGCGTATCCATGTATGGTGAGCTCAATACTCGTGATGGTAAGCTAGTCGTACACGCTCCTGAAGTGCGCCTCTTTAGAGTAATCGATGGTGCTACTGGCCAAGACATCGCTCTGACTGATGCTCGCGTAACACCCATTGCTACGGCTATCAAGACTGCTAAGGTAGTCGGCTATGACGTATATGGCTTCCGCACTAACCTGAACCGTCGTCAACGCGGTCAGCTCCTGGATAACAACTACTATCGCCAAGTCTGGGCAGTGCCACTGCGCGCTCCCATTACTGTACTGCACCCAGTATCTGCTGGCGATCAAAACGACAACAGCGATCTAGCATCTTTAGTATCTGCTACGTTTATCCGTACATCTAACGAAGCTGTACGCACCCTGGTGCAAACAGCTGATATGCTAAAAGCTCACGTAGACAACCGTATCGCACGGCCTGTGTCTAAACACACTCATGCATCGGCTCTCTTTGGTGTATCACGCTTCTTGATCGATCCGACTTACTACGAGCGTGAAGTCGATATCGCTACTAGCGTGAATAGCCTCACGAGCTTTGAACAAGCTCAAGACGTAGCTGCGTGTCTAGTGAACCATATCCGCGATGTGGCCTATCACCTCTATCGTGATTCAAACTACCAGGCAGCTATTGATGCTCAAGTCACTGGCATGAGCGGCAATCCCACTGTTATCGTAGGTACTGACCCAATGACGGCTCGCTACCTCATGATCAATGGCGAAAACCGCCTGGTAGGCCCAGACTTTAAGTACCATGTAGTTCGCTCTGTTGATAACCTAGTGATGAACAAGATCTTCATTGCCTTTGGCTATCCTGAGCAAACTAACGGCGTGCTAAACCCAATGCACTTTGGTAACATGCTCTGGTCTCCAGAGATGGTGCTGAAGATGCCCATGACTATCAATGGTCAGGTCTCTCGTGAGCTCACCGTACAGCCTCGTTTCCGTCATATCGTGAACGTGCCTGTCATGGGTGTGCTGCATGTGAAGAACCTGCCTGTCAGTCTTATCAATAAAACCATCCTCTGGCAAACTCAGAAACCATAATCTTGATTATGGTGTATACTGTTTCTTTGCTATAATCTTAATAGTTAAATAAACAGACATAAATACCCTACCCCAAAAGCTATATGCTCAGGGGTAGGGTATTTTTTTCTATCTTAGTAATTGATGTGTGTTGACTACTAGATAGGATAGACATGATACATCATAACCTAGGCTCTGTTCCTGTTTATGGTTGCTATAAACTCATACACTTGCCTACAGGTAAGTATTACATCGGGTCAGGGAACTTACAAAAAAGATGCAATTTCCATTGCTGGGCAATGAAGAATAACAGGCACAAGAATCGTTATATACAAGAGCTATACGACTCGGATAAGACAGAGAACGCATGGCTGTTTCAGCCATTGTCAGTAACGACTGAAAAACCTAGCAATGAAGAACTGAAGGAACTAGAAGATAAGTTCATAGCCGATAATTGGGGAGATCCGCTATTGCTGAACATAGCTAACAAAGCAACAGGCGGAAGAGGTAGTGGTTTTTTAGTTAGCAACGAGACTCGTAATAAATTAGGAATAATAAATACTGGTAAGAAAATGAAGCCAGAATCTATAGAAAAAATGAGGGCGCATGCTCCTGTATATAGAGAGAATTGGGAAGAAACTAAACTAAAAATAGCTGCTAATAACTGGCATAACCCTGATGTACAAAGAGCTAAATCAGAAAAATTAACTGGCAGGAAATACTCAATAGAACACAGACAGGCTATAAGCAGGGCGTTAGCTGGTAGGGTGATCAGTAAAGAACAAATAGAAAAGATTAGATTAACAAAATTAGCAAATAAATGGCGGCCGACAGAAGAACAAAGACGCAAAATGTCGCTTATGAGAATAGGAACGACTTTTTCCTTACAGACTAAGAGAAAGAAATCTACGCCTATAGTAGCTAATTGGGTAGAATTTTACGGCCAAGCAGAAGCAGTGAAAGCGCTAGGTATTGGCAGAGGGGCGCTTTATGCTAGGCTAAAGAGACAGGCACCTGGTTACTACTATTTGGATGACAGTTGCAGGCAAGAGCTTAACTTTCCAGGAGTTAAGACAAAAGAAGAAGTATTATCGCTATACGAGTTTTATAAACCAGCCAGTATGTTGCAACGCCAATTATCTCTGGCTATAGCAGCTAAGAACGGCGCCGTGGACTCAGTAATAAAAGACGGTATACTGAAAGACTTATAAGTCAGCCTCATCAATAAAATCGTGCTTAATAACCACACTGTCTAATCCTTAGACTAATGCTCTTTAACTTAAATAAAAGAGCATACAGCCCTACCCTAGAGCCTAGCAGCTCCGGGGTAGGGCTATATGACGTCGTTTTGATAGGTAAGAAAACTACGATCCGAATAAATTTCAATCCCTTATTATAGACCTGAGCTGCCAGGGCAGTAATCACTCTGGCGTTTACATTAATTATTTCTTTTCAAGGAAAGGAACTTTAAGATGTCTCAGGAACTGACAACCAGCCAATCTGCTACTATTGGTAGCGACAATAGTGCTACGTTTAAGACAGGCGTAGATGAGCCTGTACAAACTGACGTAGCTGTAGCTACTACTACAGTAGAGCCGGTAGAGCAAAAGCAAAGAAGGATCATCAAGCTGCAACGCAGAGCGGGTACTACTAACATACGTAGTAGTATATCTGCTGCTGAGCTATCAGCTATGTGCGACACTAGTGAGGATATCACTATTGATGGAGCTAATGAGCCATTGGAACTTGATGAGCAGACTCAGCGTATCATTGATGCACGCGTCAAAGCAGGCATTGACGCTGGCGTTAAAGCCAAAGAGCGTGAGCTGATGGAAAAAGCTAGGGACAAGGCTCTGGCTGAGGCTGGCAAGTATGAGTTTACGGATCAGTACAAGCCCCTGCCTGGCTTTAAAAGGATCCGCTACGTAAACTCTCAGGCAAGTGTGCCTAAAGATGCAAAGTACATCGTAGGTGACTCTGAGGTAAACTACGCAGTAGGTACTACCACAGCTGGCCACACTCATGATCTAGGTAGTGCTGGAGTAACGCGTCGTATCATCAACGAAACAGATAGACCTGTCGTCGTGGTAGACAACAGCGGTAAGATCTTGATAGTAGAGCCACTGGACAATCCAGCATACGGTTATGTTCCTAGCGGTATGGTCAGGGTAATCGACTTTATGATCATGCCTAAGACTCACCTCTTAGCTGCGGATCGTCTCATGTGCAGTATCGCAGATAGGGCCTTGACTGAAGCTGGCAAGGAAGTAGACTTCAGTGGAGCATCTGGCGATAAAGTAATCGGACTAGATGCCATACCTAACGATACGCGTGATCGTATCATCAGTAGCGCCAAGGGAAAGAATCCCTACATTGACTACTACATGAACAGGTATGGCAATAAAATCAATGTCGCTACTAACACTGCCGCCTACCAGTATCTGGGATTTGAGTACAAGATCTGCACTGGCACTGACTTGATCGACCGCGATGTATTTCATCATGAAACAGGGCTATTGATCTCTACTAGTGCTCTAGATAAGGTTAACGATAATCCCCGTATGCCGGGAGCTAGGAGCTTTAAAGCACATGAGAAGTATGCTAGCAGTAGCTTTTCTGATGAGTATAGTAGCGTCTGTAGCGTGACGTACTACACTGAGCCTAATAGCATCAACCATACCCTGTACGCTAAGTCGGCAGGCTCAGTTTACAAGGTACCGTCTAAGCCTATTAAGCCAGGCATGAACGTAAAGCCCGGCATTTACGTGCGTGTGAGCTACTACGACTACGCCTTGGATAACTCGGTAACTGAGGAGCTAAACTACACGCTAGTAGAAGCTCTGAACAAGGGGATCGTCTACAACAACGAGCCAGAGGCTCAAAGAGAGGCTATCAAGTATCAGAACTTAGAGCCTATCTTGAAAGAAAAGGAAAAGGAGATACAGCGCTTAAAAGAGCTAGTAGGTAAGCTCGAAGATGCGAATAACGCGAGCAAAGCCAAGATAGAGCAGCTGCAAGAAAAAGCTGCAGAGCAGGCTGAGAAAGACATACAGAAGTACCGAGACTACGAAGAAAAGCTAAGAGACAGCAGAGAGCAGATGTCGGCAGTCAAGGAAAGTGTTAGTCTACAGGCTAAAAAGGAGGTAGACAAGTTTAAGTCTAGAGCCAAGAAAGCCGAAGAAGCCAGAGCCAAAGCTGAGCTAGAGGTAGCACACCTGAAACGCCAGTACCAGATAGATCAAAGGCAGTATCAGTTCGATCTGGAAGCCGCTAAGCTCAAGTACGACTTTGCGAACAAGCAACTAGCCGAAAGGACCACTGATATTGAGAGGTCATTTAGTAGGCAGCTCGATAGCGCTCAGCTACGCTACGAGCACATGAAAGAGCGCCTACATTGGAGAGAAAAAGGGGCAATAGAGGACTTGAACTTCCAGCGCGATATGGCTAAAGCTCAGACTGAGCTAGTGACTCAGGATAGGAAGCTGCAGGTAGCCAAAGCTGAAGCATCTAACAATAGCGCTGGGCTACTAGGTAAGCTTCTTAAGACGATTGCAAGTGTAGTCACACCAGTCTTTGCCTGATAGCCTGTCTAGGCCTATGCCTTTTGTCTTTGCTGGTGGTTTATACATACAGGAAAATGTTATTTATATTGAGGATGTTAGTAGCTGTTACTTACGTGATAGCAAACATACCCGATATTACATCTCTTAGTAGATGAACGAACACGGATTTTCCATCAGACTAACGCAGCAAAGCAAGAAAAGGAGTAGGTCAATTGGCCATCAGCAAGTACCTATTAGCCAAGGTAAAGCAAGACACACCTGAGCTAAACCCTGACATAGCTAACGGTCTCGTAGGCAAATACATGCGCTACGTAGTCGAGTATATCGACAAAGTCTGGAAAGTAGCTGCCAAGGACTTTCCTAAAGGACTGACGTATGAAGGCTGCACCAGGTGCAGCCCCTATGAAGAGTACCTGTGTGATAAGAGAAAGAAAGACAGCAAAAAGGTAGTAGATACATCTCGTAGCGACATCTACTTGATGAGGTATGACTTTAAGTTTAACGGCAACCCACTGCCGCCTAAGTATATCTACTTGCCTTTTGTCAGGGATGCAGCCAGTATAGTCTTAAGTGGCTCTACGTTCTTTATATCCCCAATCCTTTCAGATGTAGTCTTGTCCTTTGAGCAAGATAACGTCTTTGTAAAGCTCTTAAGGGATAAGTTCAAGATAGAACGCGTAGTGCACAACGTGGTGGTAGGAGATAGGATTCAACCATATTCTGTCGTATGGGCCAATACCTACCACATGAGCCCGAGTAAACGCCCTACAAACATGCTCTACAAAGCAAACATGTCTCTGATGCATTTTCTGCTTTGTCGATATGGCTTTACTCAGAGCTTTAAGGTGTTTGGCAATTGTTCACCTGTCGTCGTAGATGGCCCTATAGATACTGAAATGTATCCGCCCAAAGACTGGGTAGTGTTTAAAAGCACTGGCTATAAACCTAAGACGATATCGAACAAGTTAGACTACACACCTAGCCAGATCAGGGTAGCTGTTAGGAAAACAGAACTCAGCCCTATGGTGCAATCGATGATAGCGGGCTTCTTTTACATAGTCGATCATTTCCCATCTCGTGTTAAGGTGGAATATCTCGACAATACCAGATTATGGAAGACGCTACTAGGGCACCTGATCTTTGGCTCCAAACCTAGCGAAGGCAAGCTCCATGATGATGCCGATGATCACATACAGTCACTGCAAGAGTATATCGATCAGATCATGAAAGCTAGGTTTAAGTCTATAGGCATTGAAGTAGATTCGATCTTTGAGTTCTTCGCTATTGCGATCAGGGACTTTAATGACTGGATCATAGCTGCCAAGACTAAGGCAAACTCGCTCTACGATAAAGAGCTATCGGTATTGCTGGACATGCTAATGCCGATTACCATGAACATCTTTAAGCTCCTGTTTAAACTCAGGAGCGCTAATAAAGGTGGTCTAACAGAAAAAGAGGTAATCAATGCCTTTAACAAGACGCTAACTCAAAAGGTGATCTTTAACCTGACCAAGCAAACTAATGGAGTCTCCAGTATGAGCTATTCAGGAGATAACAAGTGCATGAAGATCACTACTACCATAGTGCCACAGAAAAACACTAATGGTAGATCGAAAGAAGCACAAAGCCTCAATGACCCTACAAAGAGGCTACATGTGAGCTTTTCTGAAGTGGGAGGCTTTATCCACTTAACAGAGAGCAACATCACTGGTGAGAACAAGATAAACCCGCATATCCGACTCACTAGTGAGAACAAGATCATCAGAAATGAAGATCTCAGAGCAGTCCTGGACAATGTCCAGACCATGATACAACGCGATTGACAGCCGGGCTGCTAGTGCCCGCAGTCATTAGCAGCCACTAAAAAAGAAAGGAAACAAATGTCGTACTTGCCGTACCCAATTGACAGGCCTATAATGCAGCCTATGCAGTATACGCCTGGATATGGGCCGTATGTACCTAATGATGTTCAGCCACTTCCCAATCTGAACATACAGGTATTGCCCATCATAGCGGCTAACATGGCCACCTACATCTCAGCTAGGTGTAACATGTCGCCAGCTCACATGTTCGTCTATAACGAACAAAGCTCAAACAACTGGAATAACCCTAAGTGGGGAGCTACAGTCTCTATGGTTTATTACTACGCTGCTTTAGGTATGTCGCAGCGTATGTTTGCTAGTGAGCAGCAAGCAATAGACCAGGCAATCAAGAAGATAGCAGCAGCGCTCACAACGATAGCAATATCGTCATACCCAGCCTTAGCTCAAGCCACACCAGCTGACATAGTGCAGGCAGCTCAAGGCATGGTAGCTGAAGTCAACGCTATCTTTCAGCAAACACAAGCTGCAGTAGCCAGTATCCGCCAAGGATACAGCTCACCGGCTAATATTGGCATTGGCCAATTTCAAATGCAGCCACAATACCAGCCTCAATATCAGGCAGGTTACACTGCTCAGTCATTTGGTCAATTTGGCCAGGTGAGTCAGCAGCAATACCCACAAGCTAATCAGGCCAATGGGTACACACAGGTGCCGCCAAACCAAGGCATCTTTGCAAACCAGCCATCTAGTCCTACGCTAGGCGGCTCTAGTATCCCGGTATTTAACGGCTTTTCATACAAGCAAGAGCCTGCACAGCCGGTCAATCCTCAACCGATCAATATTGATCAACAACCTAAGGAGAGAAAAATGAATAGCACCGTACCTAACAACCTCGTGGTATGCGAAGATGATCGCATCATCAACGATCCTCAAGAGCGCAATGGCATCAAGCCTATGGGCCAGAACATCGATCCGCTCTATGAGCCTGAGCAATCTCGCATCTACCCGCAAGCCGGCAGGCGCAAGGTAACTGTAACGATTACCCGTAAGGGGGCAGAAGCTACTCCGCGCAACAGGATCGTAGTCAAGAGCCGCACTATTAGTGCACATATGGCCAATCAGGATAAAGCAGCCATGGATCGCAATCAGCATACAGTAAGTGGAGCAGTGGAAGTCCTGTCTCGTAAAAACCCTCAGCCAGCGCCTACGCAAGTGGCTGCATACGCGCCAGAGACTAAAGATGTATCTATGGCCTGCAGTTCTGAGCCTATATATCTGCCGGTCGACGCCGAGAAGATCGGTAAAGCTGAGCTGATCAATGAAGAGCTCACGCTGCCTGATGTAGGGTCTCTAAGGGAAGCTGCTGAAGTAGGCCAGTCTGTCTTTACCTCTAATGGCCCTCAACCCGAAGGCATTATTCGCATCCAGCGTATAGATACAGGAGTGCGTAATACCTTTACCACTGAGCAAAGTGTAGAGAGTATCTGCGCTAGACTAGCTCATTGCGGCACATTCGCTGAGCTGGCTGCTGCTATGCAAGAGGCAGTAAGTGCCACTAACCGTCCTCATGTAGCTAAGTTCGTAGCACAACTGGATACCTACCTGACTGAGAAAGTGAGGTACTGGATCAATGAGCGGCTAGCTATTAAGACCATGAACATCGATTCGTTCATGGAAGATGCGAAAGACATCGTCGCTGCTGTTCGTATGGCTTTTGGTGAGTACATCGGAACTATCGTGGAAGTATCACAAAGAGAGTTCGTACACCACTTCATGACCATGTATGAATGCTCCGAAGTAGGAGTAGCTTCTACAGTAGAAGGAGAATCTGCTAGGATGGTAAACACTGTCACTATTAAGACACCTGTCTCTGTTTTTACGACAGACCTGACCTCTAGTGATCTACAGGTACAAATACCTAGAGGGATCTTCACCGAGGTGTCATCAAAGCACTTTCCTGAGCTGAGTAACTTCATCAGGAGCTGCAATAGCGACCCGACATCGCTAGAGATGTGCTACATCCAAACTAGTGACGCTAAGCTATACGAGATAGCCATGAGTACTCCAGTAGGTCAGGTAGCGCCTGTAGCCCTCATCCGTGAGGTGCCTTGGGGGGCATGAGAAAACAATCGTAGTGCGGGCTACGATCGGCAGCGCAGGTGAGTGAGCTAATCACCTGCTACGACATCGCCAGCCCTAGAGCTGGTGTTCAAAGCAGCATACGAGGCCTTAGCAAGTAAGCCCTCGTGTGACGGCATCTTTGATGACGTCATAGCGCCCCTACCCCTGAGCATTGCGCTTTGGGGTAGGGGTTATGTGCTGCTTTTTTTTTTGGCTTCAGTTGTGATGTCCACCTGAGTAGCTATCGCCGTGTATGTGGCTAGCTGATACTCTACCACCAGCAGTCAGAGACGCTCCTAGCGTGATGTTAGCGCTATAGTGAGCGTCAGGCGTGACAGTCGAATAGCTACTAGCTGTTACCTTATAGCTAGATGTATCTAGTCTATAATCTCTAGTAGTATTAGTAATAGATTCACTCGCATTTAGTATATACTTTCTAGTAGTGAGTTTAATTTCGTCTAATGCGTTAATATGTATTTTCTTTTTATCTATATCGATAAAACTATCATCTCGATTATGTAGTTTTATTTGTCTTTCTTTTGAATCTAAGAATATATAGTTATTATCATCGTCTTGTATGGTAATACAGCCTTCTTTTGTATTGATCTGAATATCATAAACAAATGGCTCATTATCGTTTTTAGATGTATGTAAATGAATGAGCTTATTATGCGTAGATATTTCTATCCAATAGCTATTATCAGCTTTTACTGGTTTATTTTCTTCTCTTTCATTTGAGTAAGAATAAATGACTGTTTCTAATCGCCTTAGGGTATTGTCTTGCTTGAGGGATACCCACCAGTACTCATCAGTGTCTGCATAGCGGTAGAGCATGACGTATTCGCCTCTACGTACATCGGGCGGTGTCAGGCGGTTATCATTGCCTAATGGCAGCCACCTAGCTTCAATAGAGGCAGTAGTCTTTAGGTCCGACTGATAGCTTTGCTTATCTGCTGATGTAGATTTAGCTTGGTACTGCTCTACGTGATCGGACAGCTCACCGTCTAGCATAGGTGAGTCTTCCATAGGTACAGCTTCGATTTTATCACTAGAGAGCTTTTTATTGGCTGCTACGATAGCGATAGAGTAAAAGCGAAATAAAGACTGATTGTGATTCATAGGCTAGTCTTATAGCTAAAGGCTATTAGAGTGTAGAAAGGAAAGGAAAGAATGAAGATCATCAGACTAGAGCTAAGAGGCTATAAGAGACTAGCTCTGGCTCATATCAAACATTTAGTCTATGAGCCTCATGCTGCACAGCAAGTGATAGTAGGCACTAATGGGTCAGGTAAGAGCTCACTGCTATATGAGCTCTCAGCTATGCCTGCTAATCACCGCATGTATGATGCAGGTGGGATGAAGAAGATCACCATTGAGCATAAGGGATCTATCTATGAGCTCACTAGTGACTTTAGTAAAGGAAACTCTCACTCCTTTATCAAAGACGGTGTAGAGCTAAATGCTGGTACTGGTACATATAGCGTACAGCTAGAGCTAGTATATAGGCACTTTAAGCTAAACGCTAAGGTACATGAGCTCATCTTAGGTAAAAAGAGATTTAGCTACATGAGCATAGCTGAGAGGCGTCAGTGGTTTACTGAGTTAGCTGATGCTGATTATTCCTACGCTATAGGAGTATATACCTCTTTAAAGGAAAGACTAAGAGATATCACTGGAGCTATCAAGATAGCTAAGAAAAAGCTATCTATAGAGACTACCAAGAGCTATAGCAGTGAAGATATAGCCAGGCTAGAAGGGAAAGTCAAGGACATCTACGAATGCGTACAAGCTCTACAAGAAGAAAGAATCAGTGAGACTCCTTTAGCAGGCTCTATGGCTAGGTATGAGCAAACTGAAAGTCAGCTAATGAGTAAGGTAGAGGCGGTAGCTAGTATGCTCAGTAACTTAAAGCAAGTAAAGAGTATAGCTACAATAGAGCATGACTTGCAAGAAGCTATAGCTCAGCTAAGAGCACATGAAACCATATCAGACAGACAAGCTCACCAGTATAGCGAGATCTGTAAGGACTACGACAGAGCTAAGTCCGTACAAGATAAAAACACTCATGAGCTAAAGGCTCAGCTAAAGAGCATGATGGCTAGCATAGAGAAAAACAAAGAAGCTATCACTAATAGAGACATCTACGATGATCTATGCTCTATAGCTCATCCACAGCAGCTGCAAGCCAAGATCAAAGAGGCCATACAGCGCATCATAGATCACTCTAGTCAAGAGACTATAGCTGAGTATAGGCATAGATACGCTAGTAGTGACTATAGAGACTCTATCCTCAAAGAGTGCGATACTATCTCAGCTAGCATCAATGTGGCTACCAATAGACTACAGTGGCTCAATGACGAGATAGCTCATCTAGAGCATTTATCCAAGGGCTCTAGTATCACCTGTCCTAAATGTAAATATTCCTGGATTAAAGACTATAATCCAGAAGTCAATAATCGCCTTTTGAAAGAGAAAAAGGATATTCAAGAGAAACTAAATATTCTCAATAATAAATATCGAGAATATTTATCCATGAAAAAAGAGATTATTATCTATAATCAAGCAATAGATAATATTATCTCTAACTTAGATATATACCCATTAATGATTAATATAGATGATCTCATTAATGGATTATCGAATATAGATTATATTCGATATTTGAATAGTGTTTTGGATGATATTAATATCATCATGCAAAATAGAGAATTAATGGATAATGCTGATAAAATCTCAGATATAATCCATAAAGCAGATACTCTCAAAGATGTGAATATAGAGAGTATTGCTAAAGAAAAGCAAAAGCTGCAAGCTCAAATGAGTGATACTGCTGAGAGTATTAGAGTCTATACTCTCAGAGTAAAGACATTGAGGCAGGCCAGCGGTAGCTTGGCCGCTCTAATGAATGCTAAAGAGGATTTAGAGGCTCTCATGCGAGATATGAGTAAGAGCTTTGAAGATAGCCTAGAGTATAGCAGGAGAGTAGCGTATAATGAGTACTTAAGACTCTTGCAGTCTAGCCTAGCTAGAGCTGAAGATAGCCTACATACTGCAAAGACTCATTACCAGAGCACTACTGCTATAGAAAAGGACATAGCAGAGCTAGAGAAAAAGGAAAGCGTCTATAAAGAGTTATGCATAGCTCTATCTCCAGCTGAAGGGATCATAGCAGAAGGCCTATTTGGCTATATGAGACTATACATCTCTCAGATGAACCAGCTCATAGCTAAGATCTGGTCATACCCACTGGTAGTCAATCCCTGTCAGCTAGATAGCTCAGGCAGCGTAGATCTAGACTATAGGTTTCCTGTAGTAGTAGACAATCAAGACTACATCAGAAAAGACGTATCTGAGGGATCTAGCGCTATGCAAGAAGTAATAGACTTAGCCTTTAAGATAGTCGCTATGAAAGCTCTAGGTCTAGGAGACTATCCCCTATACCTAGATGAGTTTGGCTCTACTATGGATCCAGCTCATAAAGCAGCTACTATCAGCCTGATTAACACTATCATGACTGAGGGACACTATAGCCAGCTCTTTATGGTCAGTCACGACTCCATTCAGTATGGGGCCCTCTCTAATACAGAGACAGTAGTGCTATCTAAGGCTAACATGATGCTCTCCAATAGCTGCTACAATACTAACGTGAAAATCAATGAGGAGTAGAAATGATCGAGTACATGAGTCTAGCCTATTGGAACCACCAGCTAGATATCTTTAACCAATGTGAAAACTCAGACGTATACGTCGATGAGTTTGAGACTAAGGCTAGAGCTAAGCTAGCTACATGTGAGCCATTTGAGAGAGTATACGTGAGACTACGCCTAGAGAGCTATCCTAGAGCTCAACTCAGGCTGACTGCTGGCACTGGTATAGGAGTGACTATAGATGATACCTATCAGATCGTCTATGATGAGGACTTTAAGCAGCTCACTAATGCTAGCTTTTCATTTGTGCTCCGAGCTATTAGAGATATCCTGCACCTTAAAAGGCAGCTCAAGATCATAGAGCTAAACAGAAGAGACGATATCAGAGCTGATATCAAGAAGGTAACGAAATAAGCGGCATACTGCCCTACCCTAGAGCATGATAGCTCCGGGGTAGGGCACTATGACGTCATTGCTCTAAATAGCCTCTAAATGAGCCTATAATCAATTATTTTTATTTGTACTAGTATCAGTACCAGTAGGGTAAATAAACGTCCCTACGGGGCCATATTAGTTCACTCGCATGAGGTAGCCTAGTGTCTGACCATCATCGTCTCTGAGCTCTACGTTAGCTACTTGTTGATCTATAGTTACAGCTTTAGGTGCTGGGAACATATAGCACAGCACTAGGCCTTGCTTGTTAGCTAGAGCTACGCTAGCATCAGGGTCTTTCTGGGTATAGCTAGCAGCGTATCCCATACCGACGATTACGCCTTTGCTGTTTCTCACTTCGATATAGCGATTAGTATTGGTGCCTCTGCAATTTGCATGATTCTCGCCTATTAGACCAGTGTAGTAGCCACACTTACCATCTGAGTACTTACCATATAAAGACGTACCATCACAGTACGTAGCAATTAGAGCACCTCTCTCTTTGGTATCTATAGGACGCTTATAGTGACAGTCTACTGAGTCTTTTTCTACTAGGCGCTCATAGCTCCTACCAAAACCATCTGAGTATCTACCCATCTTGTCGTTTTTGCGGCAGTATACTGCTAAGAGTTTATCTCTAGGCTCTATATGAGTAACAGTAGGTTTAGTTCTGTTTTGAGCTGCTGCTGGCACTGTACCGCATGGACCACATGGAGCAAAGATCATCTTTAGTCTCTCAGCAGCTTTTACCTTAGCTTCATCATCATCGTCTTCACCTACTGGCTTTACTTCTTTCATGTAGTTCATCCAAAAGAACTTCATGGCGTCATGAGTGACGTAAGCTTTTAAGGGCCTGCGACAGAGGATCTCTTCTTGAGTGACTACTGGCAGGTTCTCTACTTCACCTAGTCCTACATGAAACTTCTTGGTAGCATGTGGATTATTCTCATCCGTGATGTGCTTATGCAGCTTTTCGATATACTCAGATGCATCCTTTTGGGTCATTTGTCTGAGCCATCTCATGGATGTATTCTGAGTTTGAGAAATGGTGAGCTCTCCAGTATAGACAGCAGCTGTCTTCATGTTAAAGGCGAGGAATATACCGCCTGAGTCTTTCTCGTTATTAGAGAGTTTATAGATTACCCACTTAGAGTCAGGATCTGTTTCTGTAGGATACGCCTGAGTGTCGTAGTATAGCTTAGCTGCTTTAGCATTGTCTATAGAGTCAAAGACGTACCTAGTACCATTAGTCATATTTGTAAGAGTCCTGAGAGTAGGTAGGGCCGTTACTCCTAAGGGCCTATCTATACCAGTTTTTTGTGTAGAGATATATAGGTCATATATGGCTTCTTTAAAGCCTAAGAGGGCTTTAGTAGCTATATATCTAGCATCTTGCTGAGTATAGACGTAACTAGTATTGGCGTACTTGGCGCCATCTCCTTGAGTAGCTAATAGGTAGTTCTTCAGTTTAGACAAGCCCGCTTTACTAGCATCTAGGCTGTTTTTGAGCTGCTCTATAAAGACTTTAGCTGAGGGCTCTAGTTCTTGGTTCATGTACTGCATGAGCCGGCTAGCATAGTCCTTTAGTAGCTCCATGGAGTATCCCCAGCCAGCATCATCAGCTTTTAAGATAGCTAGTCTCATTCTCTCTAATGCGTAGACTATATACTCGAAGGTATAGTCTTTAGTGGAAAGCACTCTCCAGCTACTAGGCGGGATAAAGTATCTAGGAGTATGTACCTTCAGCCATATGGGAGTAGCTAGGATCTGCTGGGACTTTGAATTGATGTATGTAGCTACTTCCGGTATAGGGTCAGTATAGACGCCGCCTAGGATCTGGTACGTGATCTCAAATGGGCCTGCTAGATCAGCATTGGTAATCAAGATGACTCCAGCTATGGGCTGGCTGTATCTGAGGGACAGAGTCTCGTATCCTTCAGTAAAGACGTAGTCTGTATTAGGCACTAGTACCCTAGCAGTGCCCTTTTGTACTACCTTGACAGTATTGGTGAAGAATACTCCTTTACTAGGAGCTATAGCTCTGATCTTTTTACCTATAGGCACATCTACTGTTTCAGTGACTCTATGCGTCGCTAGAGTGCCTCTAGGGTCTAATTCGTATTCAATAGGCATTTGCAGTATCTCTCGTTTTGTATTGGATAAATATTCATTCTATCGTGAAATAGCCCTACCCGGACTCTACTAGGAGCTCGGGTAGGGCGTTATGCCGTCGTATTTGACGGTACACGAGGCGCTGCTAGTCAGAGTCTCGTATGTCGTCTATACCTCTTTGTAGTAGGGCAGATCTTGCATATACGTCTTAAACGTATCTCTAGCGTAAAATGGTCCATTACCATCAGCTGGACTATAGTCAGCAGCATCTGCTGATTCATCTTCGTACCACTTACCGTAGCCTGTTAGGGGCAGAGGAGTCTTTTCATGAGGCTGCGTTGCCATACCTGATGGCAGTGGCGGCAAGTTAGGTATGTCTTTAAAGCACCTACCTGCTTGAAAGATCCTGAGCCATCCAAACTTAGTGGATTTGTTAGAGTTGTATACTACAGCTTTGATGTTAGCTGTAGGGTATGCTAGCATGATAGCATCCATGTTCTTTAGCCACTCATTGGTAGTAGTTAGCTGCCTAGTGGGAAACAGAGCTAGCTCTTGTTTAGTTAGCTCTAATACGCCAGTGCCTTCTAAGAGAGATCGGATATGCGCAGGAGTATCGGCATTCCTGGCTGAGTGCTCTAGGTGTATCTTTACAGCCGATAGAGGTGGGTTTTTGATTACTATCTTGCCTTCAGTCTCTGAGAGTCTAATAGCTTTAGTCCTGGCTACTAAGAGCTTTTGCATGATAGCAGCTTGCTCTTTAGTGTAGGTATAGTCTAGGCCATCTGTTACTGAGTCTGGTAGGTACTTACCTGCTTTAGGCTCGGTTTCTCCTGGAGCTATCTCAATGATGATATTATCATCCCACTTACCGTCAGTAGCTCCAAACTTCATTTCAGTCACTAGTGACTCTGAGTTATTGATACTAGTAAATGGCGGGTCATATAGAGCATAGATAGGCGGATAAATGGGCTCTGTCGGGTTAAACAGTGACATAGGAAAGTCATTATAGCCTATCAGCAGAGGCGTTCTACCAGGAGTATTAGCTTCTTCATACTTGTGAGCTGTATAACCAAAGCCTAGCTGAGACTGCAAGACTATCTTCTTGTAGTTCATCACTGAGTCAGATTTAAAGCCTACCTTTAGCTTAGCATTAGGATCAGGCTCTTTAGGTTTAGGCGCTACATATCCGCACTCAGCTGAGTTGACTTCAATGTCTTGTTTGTATTCTCCGCCGTATCCGTCATGATAGATACCTACCTTAGTAGTACCATCACACTCAGTAGACTTTAGAGTACCTCTAGCTTCATATTGACGGTACCCACATTGAGGTGAATTAGTCTCTATTAGCTTTTCATAGGTAGAGCCTTGACCATCATGGTAGATACCTATTTGGTTAAAGCCATCACAGCGGTAGCTCTTTAGCTTATCTCTAGGTTGATACTGAGGATTAGCATTAGTGTCTACGTAACCACAGTAACTTGAGTTAGTCTCTAGATCTTCTACGTAAAAGCCGCAGTTACCATCAGCATACGCGGCTGCCTTTGTAAAGCCAGGCTTGCAAAAGGTAAAGAGCAGCTTTCCTTTTTCTTCGCAGTCTCTCTTAGATTCTACTATTCTCTCTACTTCTTTTAGAGTGCCGCATGGGCCACATGGGGCAAACTGCATTTGGTACTTCTCATATACGCTAGGAGATGCGGGATCTTCCTTGATCTCATCTGGGTCCTGCATGCCTGTTAGTATCTTTTTAGCTAGGAGTAATAGTCCCTCGTATGTCAGATACTTTCTAGCAGCTTTGCCGCAAATCACATCTTCCCTAGTAGCTACTGGTAGGTTCTCTACATCTGAGAGCTGCACTTGGGACTTTCTTGTCTTATGGGGATTATTGTTATTGGCTATATGAGCTACTAGTGAGTCTAGGTAGCCTGCTGCATCAGTAGCATTCATGATACGTGTCCACTCGATGTATACGGTAGACTGACTAGTGATCTTTACATGTCCTGTATACATGTTTAGGCTATTAGCCTGTACAGCTATGATGATGGCTCCTGTAGCTGCATTTACAGCTCTAGGCTTTATAGCTACGCTAGTCATTACCCAGTTGTACTTAGGATACTCAGTACTAGGATAGGCCTGTGCATCGAAAGCCATACTTGTATCCTTAGCAGACTGCAAGCTAGGTACCATCACGCTAGTGCCTAGTTGTATTTGAGCTATAGCACTAGTAGTAGGTGCTATTACTTTAGCTACAGTAGCGCCTAGTGGCGTAGTGCCTTTGGCTACGGCATCTGCGTATAGTAGCTCTTTAATAGCTACTAGTGCCTCAGTAGCTATATATGCGTCTTTTTTGATACTGGGTCTACTATAGTGCTCGTTATATACTAGCTGAGCTTGTGCTCCAGTAGCTGTATCGTAATTAGCTAGCAGGGGCACTCCTAGGGTAGTGCTGTTAAAGTTCTTTACGTACTCTAGTGCTTTAGCGATATACTCATTGGAGATACGGCGCACCATCATCCTAGACAGAGCGTCTAATTCGTCTTGTACGTACCTAGCTAGCTGTTCGATAGTATCAGACTGTACCCAGTACAGAGCTAGCCTGATCCTCTCTATGTGGTATAAGAGATCGTCTAGCCCTCTTAGGTCTTTGATCGCATGCAGGTGCGGGCTAGGCGTAAATCCATCTGGTTTATTATTGATATCGATATAGTCCAGAGATATCTCTGTATCTGGCGATCTAGATAGGAGCTCTAGTAATGCTCTAGATCTACCATTTAGCATACCTACTACCTGATACGTAATAGAGACGCTAGAGCTCACCTCTGGGTTTTCTACTAGTATCACAGAGGCTGTATCCAGACCAGTAGCTACGCTGACTGCTGCGTCTATCTCAGCGAAACGATAGTCTACTCCTAGCGTCAGTACTCTGTCATTAGTCAGATCTGTTACAGTTAGAGCGTTAGTATATACAGGAGCATACATAGGCACGATTACTCTGCGCCTACTACTAGCTAGCGTATGTTTTTCCCCTATTACTAGGTTATTGATATCATTACCAGTCGGATCATACTGGTATCTCTGTAGCCTATAGTCTTTCATTTACTTTAGTCCATTAGAAAAATTAGCATAGCATCCAAATATTGGAAAAGCGACGTGATATAGCCCTACCCATCCAGCTACTAGGCTAGGTGGGTAGGGCCTTATGCCTTTTGTTTTACTTGTACCAATGATAGATACTGGATATGGCGTAGAACTGCTCACGAGTCATGGGCATCACGCTAGTAGCGTATGGTGCCCAGCTAATAGGCAGGGCATTACCGCCAGAGTCTTTCCATGTGTAAAAGTTTGCTACTCCTGGCGTGGTATTGCCTCTAATAGCTTTTAGATTGTCTACCTTGACTATTACAGCTGAGCCATTATCGTACTTTAGATAGAGCATAGTGTTGCCTGAGTATGATGACTCAAACCTCACGGACTTATCGTACGCTCCTGGTGGATTAGTGTTAGGGTTAGTATTACCACCTTGCTGATTGTCGTCGGCATTGCCTGGGAAGAGCAGGGTATTAGTGACTCTATTGGACTCTATGCCGTTTGCCTTATACCAGGATGTGACTTGTATTTGTGTCATGCCTTTAGGCACGCTCATTTGCTTATAGACATCTGAGTCATAGGCGTATGTCCTAGACCATGTAGCTGAGCCTGAGTTATCAATAGCTAGCTGTACGTTAGTATTAGGATTGGCAAAGTACTCACCGTTATTGTAGTACGGAGTGATAAAGCCGCCTTGTATTGTTACAGTAGTATTAGGCGTAAAGCCCAGTAGCGATACAGTCTCAGTGACCATAGCTCCGTGCATATGTGTAATAGGCGTGTTGCTATAGCGTATACGAGGAGATCCGCCGGGATTAGCGGGTGACCCTGAGTCATCTGGTTTCTTAGGAGCTGCTCCGCATCTAGTGGATTCCACTGCATGCACTACTTCAAATGTACCGCCAATACCGTCAGCATAGCGGATGATCTCATTTAAGCCATTGCAAAACTCAGCTAGCTTAGTGCCAGCTGGCGGTGGTGCTATATACCCACAGTCAGGTGAGTTTACCTGGATGGGCACTGTAAAGTTTCCGCCTTTACCATCAGCTATCATCGCTACCTTGGATGTGTCTTTACAGTAGGTAGTCAGCACTGTTCCTTCTTTAGGAGTTTCCTTGAACTTACAGTCATCTGAGTCTAGTTGCAGGACCTTGTCCTCAAAGCCGCCTTTACCGTCTGTATATCTGGCAAATCTGTCAGAGCCATCACACCAGGTCTTCACTAGCATGCCTTTAGAATGCGTCTCAGGGTCATTAACACACTTTCTGCATGTAGAGTATACTACCTGAGTTTGATCCATGGGTTTATAGTTAGGATCAGGCTTGCCGTCTTTCATAGGCGGCGGTTTAATACCTAGTAGGTACTTATGGGCAAAGTACATGGCAGTATCTAGCGTCATGTACTTATATACGCCTTTGTCTTCGATGATCTCATCGACTGTGACTACTGGTAGGTTTTCTACCTTACCTAACTCTATTTGTTTCTTGGTGAGTATATGAGGATTTTTGGTATCCTGGATATGGTTGTTAATTAGTTTCTTTAGCTCATCTAGCTCTCCTGCATTTAGAAACTTATACCAGGAGATCTTTTCCCTGCATGAGTCAGAGGGCATATGTAGGATATAGAGGCTCGCTGTATCCATACCAGCTCCTAGCCAGACTCCGCCATACTGGGTATCACTGGAAGATACCTTCATGATACCAAACTCTTCTGTCTCAGCTAGAGAGTCTGGATAAAAGTCTTCAGTATAGTTTTCACTATCTTCACTAGCCTTTAGCTTGGAGTGCACTAAAAAGCACTCACCAGCTACTGCTGACAGGAGCGACTCTTTACTAGGAGTCTTGTAGACAGGGTCGAGCTTGCCTATGTTAGTCGTTGTATGTTTGACTATAGCTTGCTTGATAGCTTGTGTCCATACGTAGGCTGTACGTAGGGTCAGCATACTCTCGGTATTAGTGAGGCTAGGCTCATAGTCTGGCTGAGAAAGAAGAGTAGCTTCCTCATCTGTCATAGGAGCTAAGTTTCTGATATTGGACAAACCTATACCAGCCAAGTCTTTCTTAAACTCTTGCCTGACTCTTTCTGTAGTAATACGAGAGATATTAGCTTCTATCTCGTCTTTGATCTTAGATAGTGTCTCTTTAGCATTAGTGACATAGGTGTCACTGCTGGCCTGAGCATTGCTAAGGATAGCTTTCTCTATTAGCTTTAGCTCATCGACTATGTACTCAGCACCGTATAGATCATCGCTAGAGTGTTTGTGGTATGCTGGCTTATATCTTTCAGGCTTACCTAGGATATCTTTCCAGTCAGCGACTTGCCCTGTTTGCTGAAAGGTATTATACCAGGCTATAGCCTGATCATTGTTTACTGATAATGGACCACCTAACGCGTGATAACTGATAGTGACTTTACCTAAAATGGCTGGATCAGTAATTAAGATATCAGTAAAGATATCTTTACCAGTTTGTAGGCTCATTTCCTGATAGAGAGTACGTAGCTCGTACTGATCTTTGGTTAGCACGTTGCCATTATGCTTTATCTCTAGACCTTCTTTATAGAAGTTGCCGTACTTTAATACTACTAGTTTTTTAGTAGTATTAGGCAGAGTATGCTCTTCATCTTGGATATAGTTACTGGCAGCTAGCGCTGTTTTATCTAGCGGCAGTATAGCTGTAAATGTAGGCATGGAAAAATAATAATCTTTATATTGACGTGAAAATAGTCCCTAGTCCCATAATAAGGACTAGGGACTATTCGATCGAAAGAATTGAGATCAAGTAGCCCTACCCGAGCTCACTCAAGAGTCCGGGTAGGGTCGTATGTCATCTATTTATCATGGTCCAAAGGAGCCAGGCCCAGGGCCCCAGCCACCACCGCCACCGCCGCCGGAGCTTCTGGTGAATGTGCGTGTGACCCTATTGGATCTGACTCCACTGTTGTCAATGATCCAGCTATACCAGTTAACCGTCGAAGTAGATGCTGGCGTGCCAGTTATAGCCCAGACACTATCCAGATCAGACTGTTTTACAGCCTCTCCGGTGTAGTAGGTCCATGAGCCTGTACCGTCTGCTCCTATGTTTACGGCGATGTTCTTTATGTGAGTTTCTGTAGCTGGCACGTTTCTAGCCTCATGCCACATGGTAAAGTACACTGTAGTGTTTGGCGGATAGCCACTAAAGCGTACGATCTGATTGCCTACAGTACCTACCCTGAGAGTAGACGGATTAGCCGAATAGCTAATTGACTTTTGGCCACCACCGCCGCCACCTGCCCCACCGTTAAAGGTACAGTAGGCAATATTAGAGCCTACTGAAATAGTCTCACCAGTGACTAGCTGTATTTTAGCCATGAACTGGTAGGTATGTGTGCCTCTTACATTACCATCTACTGCTAGAGTAGTATCAAAGCTGGCATTATAGTAGCCGTTACCGTTAGTAGTAGCTGACCAATTACCGCCATTACCATTGCCTACGTCACGGTTGTCCATAGGTCCTCTGATGATGAGGTAATAGTAGACGTTCTTATTCTGAGGAAAGTCTACCATCTCAATACCTACCTTGACGTTATTGCCAATAGTTACAGTAGTATTAGTAGTGTTATTAAGGCGGATATTGAAGCGTCTATTTACTACGTAAGTAACAGATACTGCGTTTGATACTCCTTGATTGGAGTTACTTTGGTTATTTAGCACTGGAGCAGCTGCTCCTTTAGCAATATAGACTTTAAAGGAGTGCGGGCCATTCTCTAACCTACCTTCATTACAAACAGGCAGTTCAAAGGGTACTTCTTTAGCCGTAGCTGTAAAGGTACTAGCATCATAGTAGCGCTTATCATCTACAGTAAACTGGATAGTGTATTGCTGACCTACTACTAAGTTAGAAAAGACTGCTGGTAGCTTAGTGCATTCACCTACTCTGAAAGAAGAGATGGGGAAGTTATTTAGGCGTGCTTTAGGACCAGAGGCTGCTTTCATGATAGTTCTCTGGTACGTGGGTGACTTGGTACCATCATCAGCTTGGAAGTAGCAACTAAAGGCCATGGCAACAGCATTGCCTTGATTAGCTTGCTGGAATAAGTACTCTATAGAGTCTGCTGTATTCTCATTAGTCTTAGTCCACTGACCTTCACCTTGGTCGTTAGTTTGAATAGTAAACCTAGAAACAAAGGCATAAGGTTGACCGTTATTGAAATCTGGGTTAACACCGTAGCCAGTTACGCCGATAGACTGGTTAGCATCGAAGCCATAGAGCCTGACAAATAGAGTTTCTCTATCGCCGGCCTTAACAGCTGGCATGTTAGTGCCTGCTTCCATTCTCTTTTGCTTAGGTGGTTTAGGCGGTGGCGGTGGCGTTACAGTACCACCGCAGCTAGAAGCATTAGCTTGAGCTAGGGCACTTTCTTCACCGCCATTACCGTCAGCCAGGATGTTGTATAAGTCTTTTCCTCTGCACTCTGTTCTGATAAAGGTGCCTTTAGCAGGATGCTGCTTATAGCCGCAGCTAGGATCGTTATCTATGCGCTGCTCAGTGGAGCCGCCTTGCCCATTAGCTACTTGGTTGACACGAGTAGTGCCTTCGCACCTAGTAGCGAGAATAGTACCAGCAGCTGGATGATTGGGCCCTGGCTGCGGTGCAGGATTATTCTTACACTTATCAGATTGTCTTTCTTTAAACTGCTGAAAGATGCCGCCTAGACCATCAGCGATATACTCGTATAGGTCTCCTGATACGCAGTAGTTAGACAAGACAGTACCTCTAGCTGGATGCTGCACTTGAGCAGGGGGCCTATATCCACAGTCAGGTGAGTTTAGCTCAATTACCTTTTCGTAGGTAGTACAATCTCCATTGGCGTATACGCCCATGTTGTTATAGTTAGAGCAGTAGGCTGATAGCAGCGCTCCTTTAGGTGCGCAAGGAGCCTGCTGGTCTGAGCAGGGCTTGCATCCCCAGAGAGAATTAAAGAGGATAGCTCCTTCTAGAGTCAGATACTTCTTTACGTTTCTCTTGGCTATGATGTCACTAGTAGTAGCAATAGGTAGATTTTCTACGTTGCCTAGACCTACAGCCTGAGCGTCAGTGCCGTGAGGATTATTAGTATCTACTAAGTGCCTCTTTAGTTTTTCTATATCACTAGCTGTTGAGGCAAAGCCTAAAGCGTCTAATACTGTCTTTAGAGCTTTAGGAGTAATTAGAGTGTCATCAGAGTCTCCAGCTACTGCATCAGCGATAGATGCAGGTGGGTAGTTCTCTACTCTGCCTAGACCAATGCTAGCTTTAGTGATTGGTACTGATGAGCCGCCTGGAGTAGAGGGCCTATTGATAATAGCTCTTTCTACACCTTTGATGGCATTAGTGACATCACGCATGCTGGTCATGTCGTTTACATTCCAGGTATGCGCTACTGGCGGAAAGAGCTTAGGCAGGCTAGTGATTTCTTCCCAAGTAAGGCCTCTTGGGTTATAGACTATACGTGCAATGATCTCAGCTCTTTTTTGATCATCTAGTACGTATTCACCGCCTAGTGTCTGATAGTCTATTAGGACAGAGCCTGTAAAGTCTGTTCTACTCCAGCTAATGGCCCCATAGATTGGCTTAGCTGTAGCCTCACTAGCAGACGAAAAGTGAGCAGCTAGGTTATAGTCTACTCCTTCTTTTAAGAGTGTTTGTACTCCGTTTTCATCCAGGTAGACTTTGAGACTGCCTGCAAAAAATGGAGCAAATTTAGGTATTAGGTAATTATAGTCACTACTGGCTACAGCTGAGACTGTATGCGCTTCTTGCGTGATAGCATTAGCAGCTAGAGCGCCAGTAGTATCAAGAGCGTATGTTTGTGGCATAATTGGAAAAGATCCTTTGGTTTATAGTCCTCGTACTAGGAGCCTTGAGTATCTATTATAAATAGGCTATAGCATCTTTTACCCAAAGACCCAATCAATGAAACAGGAGTGTAAATGTACACACTAGTGGCCGCCTATGGCGATCCAGCGAGCTTTGACAAGAGCTGGACAGATGTAGATGTCAATCAGCTCAAGGAGCTGCCATGCAATCAGATCTACCAGCTATACACTAAGCTATACCTGACGCTGCACTCAGACGCAATAGCTAACGACATCCATGTAGACTATGCTGTCTTTGAAAAACAGCATATCAACAATCCAGCTAAGCTAAAGGACATGCTAGCTAACTATGGCAGCGATACGCTAGCTACCATACCTAAAATCCAAAAGTATCGGCAAGAGCATGTTTACTACGAAGACCTGTTTAGAGCAGGCTATAAAGCTGAGCTAGTAGCACCTCTGTCTCACCCTAGCAGCATAGTCACTCCTGAAGAAAAGACTGAGCTGAGGGTGACTCGCCGCAATACTAGCATGCAAAAGTTCTTTGATACCTGTATGGTATCGGTAAACGGCTATTGGCACAGAACCGATACTGATGGTCAAGTAGTATACGTGCCTCATGCAGGAGAATCAGTATTAAAATCTAAGTTTAATACATGCGGTATTACTAGCTTTGAGAAAATAGGTAATATTAAACAAATACCTATTACTGAAGACATTATCTTTAAAACAGAAAATGAATCATTTATTTCTCAAAGAGTGTATTTCGATTTAAGTAAATACGATATTAATAATAAAACAGTATTAGCAGTAATAGGCGGGTATTTATATTTACCTAATGACATACGGCAAGTCTCTAATACTAGTTACTTACTGGACTTTAGCAGAGTACCATTATTACAGAGGTACTTTGAGTCCTTGAGATACCTGAATATGGACTATCTAGGTATGAGCAGGTACATCCATAACCCTACAGAGATCAATAAGCCAGAGTTCTTCTCTGATGAGCACTTTACCAAGTACCTGACTATGCCTCAGTCGTTTCTGGTAATAGTGGATACTCCTAGCATCAGAGTAAAGAAACACTATATCAAACACTCTGAGTTGCCTGGTATGTTTACTGCCTATACAGAGCCTAAGTATCCACTAGTAACATCTACTGGCAAGCTCAGTGAGTACTGGAAGGTCTATGAAGATGGCCACTGGTGCGTCAATGTCAATGACGCCTGGTGGTATAATAGGCAAGCTAGCTCCATACCTGAAAAGGCAGCTATTAGCATGACCGATGCTAATATGCCCTATAGGACCTATTACAACTCTAAAGGGTACTTACTAGACATCGTAGCTGATACTCCTATTTGAGACGTTGACGTCATACAGCCCATACCCAAGATCCTTAGGTGAATCTGGGTATGGGCATTATGCTGTCATCTTTGATGCCAGCCTACAAGCGAGACTAGATCGAGCTTGTAATGCTGTCGGTTTATTCTAGACCAAAGCGCTTGAAGAACTTAGCTTCATTAGCCTGTAAGCTATTGGCTAGGTTCATACTACGAAAGTAGTTTACAGAGAAGAACTCTACCTGATAGGCCATCTCGTAGGCTCCTTCACTGATGTTTTTGACCTGTACAGCAGATAGCTCTTGTATAGATCCATCGTCTACTAGGTCTATTAGGACTTGCATGCCGTCTTTGATCTTCTCTACTTGTTCAGTATAGTCTTTGATACTGATCTGAGAGAGTTTCTTTAGCAGCTTATGTCTTTCTAAGTAGCACTCATACAGCTCCTTATTGGTCTTAAAAAGGGTCCGGTACTCTTGCTCAGCCTGAGTAGAGCCTGGAGTGAAGTAACTAGCTAAGATCTTGTTATATTCTACTCTACTTTTGGCATAGCCCTTAGTTTGGTTAGATAAGTCCTTGTTAGCTTTCTTAGCGTCTTTATTAGTGATGATACTAGCAATTAGTACGTAAAACTCTTGTAGAGCTGGTAAGGACACATCTTGGTTATAGTCTAGAGCTAGACTCAGGTCTTTAAAGTAAGATAGCATATTGCCTCTAAAGCCTTCTGGTACCCAGAGCTTGAGTTTGGCCATATCCTCATACTCGGTAGTAGCTAGCTCCTTTAGGATCTTATCTTCACCAGTGGTAAACTTAAAGACATTAGTATCCTCACTAGTAGGAGTATACTCCTTTAGTTTAGCTACTAGTGTAAATGCTGGCTCTACAGCCGATACTAACTTAGGAAAGAATGACTTTACAGTCTTTACTGCATTAGCAATAAACTCAGTTTCTAGAGCAATAGACTCTTGAGCGTAGGTATCCTTGATAACTGATTCGTAGTGCATAGTCTTTTAGGTAACAAAAAAGAAAGAGGAGTAGCTGATAGCTACAGGATTTTTTAAGCCGAGGCTCTCGATTGTGTGTTTCACGTTTTATTCATAGAGGCAACTGATGACACTAGCAAACCCGTTTGCTCCAGCTCCTAAGATCAAAGCCATGATCAACATAGGAGCTACTATGGACATACCTACTGGCTACTGGCAAACAGGCCAGTATGGCCAAAAGATCCTAAATGGGGGATTAGCTCCATTTACAGGAGTCACTAGTATCGGCAATAATGGCAAGTCCACATTCATGCACTGGATGGTCTTAACTGCCCTATCTCGTATAGCCTGCCAGAGCTATACCTTTGGTAGTACCTACGACACTGAGTATTCAGCGAGCGAAGATCGTATCACTCAGCTATCTGAGCAGCTAGAGTTTTTCAAGGAGCACCCGATCTTTGATAATGAGTATTGGAGAATCTCTACTCCTGATCAGTATCCGGGTAATAAGTGGTTTAAAGCTCTAAAGGACTTTATAGCTGCTAAAGAAAAAGATAAGGCTAACTTAGTAGATACTCCGTTTTTAGATAGAGACGGCAAGCTCATGCGAATCCTCGTGCCTACCTTTGGTGAGCTAGACTCTTTGACTGAGTTTACTACTGAGGCTGATGCTCGTATCATGGATGACAATGAGCTAGGAGAGTCTGGAGCTAATACTCTTTTTGCTAGGTCAGGCCTGATCAAGTCCCGTATGATCTCTGAGTTTCAACCGCTATGCTCCAGAGGTAGTCATTTCTTAAGTGTAGTAGCTCACCTAGGTAAAGAAGTCAATATGGCTACTGGCCCTATGCCAGCTGTACAATCTAAGACTCTACAGTTTCTGAAAAACGGTGACGCTATCAAAGGAGCTAGTAAGAAACTCACGTTCTTATCGAACAACTGCTGGCTAATTACTGGTTTAGTACCGTATATCAACCAAAACACCAAGCTAGCTGAGTTTCCCCATCAGGGTGTAGAGAGTAAACCGGGAGACACGGACCTAAACATCCTGACTGTCAGGCAAATCCGTGGTAAAGCTGGTGGTACTGGCTATAGCCTGGAATTGATCTTTTCTCAGTCTGAAGGAGTATTGCCGAGTCTTACTGAGTTTCACCACATCCGCTCTAACAAGTACTTTGGTCTAGTAGGCTCTAACCAGAACTATCATCTAGCTCTATACCCAGATGTAGCTCTGATGAGAACTACAGTCAGAGACAAGATAGCTACTGACCCACTCTTGCAACGTGCAGTAAACATCACCTCAGAGCTACTGCAACTTAAGTACTACCATAGGCAGTTTGCTGATATCTGGGTAGAGCCTGAAGAGCTCTATAAAGGAATCAAGGAAAAGGGATATGACTGGAATCAACTACTAGCTACTAGAGGCTGGTGGACTATCAACGATGATACCCATCCAGTGCCGTTTTTATCGAGTGTGGATCTATTGAGAATGAATGCAGGCCAGTATCACCCATACTGGCTAGAAGATGATAAACGTACCACTAAGGAGAAGAAGAAATGATCGCAGAGTATGAGAAAATGAGACTAGACGATATAATCACCAAGCGCATCAATGACAGGCTAATGCAAACTAAGGAGTTCAAGCCTGAGAACAACATCTTCATGCAAGGAAGAAGTGAAGAAGAAGAAGACCTAGTAGCGTGGCTCAGAAGTAGATTTACCCTAGCTGGTCTAATTCAAAACGTAGAAAGGTACTACGATACTGATAGCTATATCAGACAAGCCAGTAAGCTAGGGGAAAAAGCTCAGCAGCTGCTCTTAAACAGATACCTGAGGCTACAGCTCTTAAGTGTAGACACAAATACTGAGCAGCAGAGGTTTTGCCTAGTCGATGGCTGCGATAAGGACAAATGGAAAAAGCTCATCGCTGAAGGAGTACTACCTACTCTAATAGGCGATGGCAGACCTGGGCCTATAGCTGGCTAATACTCAGGAGTATCAGTAATGGCAAAAAACAGAAAGGCCGCTACTGAGTTTATCGCCCACTGGCTGGATGAACTCCTGCCAGGTGGGGGTAATGGTAAACTCATGCAGGAGATGCTAGATAGCCTATCAGACTCAGAGTTTGATAACCTGATGCAAAGGTACGCTAGTGGTGAGGATAGACCTGTGCTATATGCACCTAACTTTGCTAAAGCGTCGCTAAATACTACTCGTAACTTACAAGTAGCTAAAAAGCTAGGTCATGACTTCTTTGAAAGAGTCTGGGTACACTCTGACGATGGTCAGTCTCCAGCGTATCTGTCTAACAACAAATTCATGATCGTAGAGCTGCCTGTCAGGCGCCAAGCTCAGCTCCTGGTGAAAAAGCTATCAGTGCCAGAGCACAATCGCTCAACCGATCAAGTCACTAATCAACCATCAGGAGACTCTAGAGCTTCTGGTATATCCTACATGGAAGTACAAGTGCTAAGATCCATGGGCATGACAGACTCGCTAAAGGAGCTGATATCGTTCAGAGGCGGGGACTCTGGCAGTTTTAACGCCATGAATACCCTGATTGCTAGGGATGGCGGAGCTAGCCAGACAGCTATAGAGCCGCATTCTACTGGAGTAGGAGCTACAGCAGCACTTAAGACTTATCTTACTTGTATGCACCTGAAAAACACTCTATGAGTATTAACTTTGAGACCAAGAATAGTCTATATATCAACTTAGATACTCTATACGACACCAGGCTAGCTACCCTTAACTATATAGACCCTAAGTTAGCTAAGCTAGCTATTGCTAATGGGTACTACGAAAGAGACTCTGATAGTTTTAGCATGATTAGTGGTAAAGACTTTGATAGAGTCTACTCTTTAAGAGACTGGGACTATATCAAGGACGCAATCCCCACTAACAGTTTACAGATAGTAGGTAACTTTTTAAACGATGCTACTAAGAGACAGCTAGAGACTCCCTTTACAGCAGCAGCTGAGATATACCTGAATGTATATCCATACGTGTTAACTCGGGATCAGGCAGTAAAGCTAGCCCAGCCGTTAGCTGATATAGCTAACAATATAGCTACTATAAAGCTAGTGCATGTGCCGCCTATAGAGATGACTCCTCAGTGGTGTAAGGACAGATTCTCTTTGATGCTCATGTATACTGAGTATCAGGACTGGATAAACTTGCATCTAGAGAAACAAAACTTTGATAAATGCACTATAGCTACTATAGTGACGCTAGTGCCTCAAATTTACATCACTAGACCTAGTGATGAAGAAATAGCCTTGGCCGTCAAAAACCATGGAGATCCGTTTAAGGCTGCTGAGCAGTGCTTAGCTCCTATAGTAGGTATAGGCTATGCTGATATCAGGTATTGGTGTGCCAATATACCTAGTGAGGCAATAGCCAGTATAGTGCAAGAAGTAAGAGCAGTAACTGATAAACCAGTAAGTAGTTAAGTAGCGTCATATAGCCCTACCCGGATCCTATCATGGACTCGGGTAGGGCACTATGTTGTCATTACTCTTCATGACTAGAGTCATCTTCAGGCTGAGCAGCCTGTCTCTTGGCTTGAAAGCTAGCGTAGGTCTGCTGTACCTGATTATTGTCGAGCATACCAGGCACGATCTGTGGCAGTGGCGCATCTACAGGTAACTCGACTGGCTCTCTGTCGTATACCTGACTGGTATCGACTGACTTGCCGTTGATCTGAGAGAGGATCTGTGCGATAAACTTGGCAGCTTCTCCATTGTCTCCAGCATTTTGCTCTTCTAGCTTTAGCTTCTTTAGAGACAGAGCTTGTCTGTCTTTATCAGCTAGTAGCTTTGATAGTGCTTCGATGCTCTCAGCATCTGTAGGAAAGACAGTACCATCATTAGTGAGCGCGCCTATGAGGCGCCGTCTCATAGCTCTAGTATAGGCTATATCGTAGTCAGGAGCATCAGGCAGCTGCTTGACATCTAGCTCGCCAGTTAAGGGATTAAATTGTGTTTGTATAGGCATGGATGAAAATACTTTCAATGACTTATTATCTATTTAGAGTAGCGGCAAGAGCCGGCAACACTAGGCCATAGCAATATCAGGGCTAGACTCATCCATGGGGTATTATGCATGTTTAGATTGTTAAGAAGACTTTTAGATTTTGCTGTAAAAGAGCCAATACCTCAGCAGCATGAGGATATACTACAGTACTGGATAGTCAGGATAGATACTAGCATACTAGGCAGCTTAAACCCATACAGGTACAGTAGCATAGAGCTAAATGTCTTCACTAGCAATATCGTAGAATGTACACAGGCTCTAAAGCAGCTCAATCTTTTAACCAAGCGCAGTGAAAAGGTGCTTGGTATACTAGATGGCTTTAATAGCCATACAGCCAGAGCAGACGAGTACTTTCGTACTAGCTCTGGTCATAGGGTAGATGTCGGGCTAATGCTGCAAGAGCAATTACACTCTCTAGCAGGTATATGCCAGCATCTGAAGACAACCACTCCAATGAGTACTGAAGAAAGGAAGAGTATATCGGTAATTAGAACGCTCCTACCTACGCTCATTAGCTACCTAGAGTCGCTATATGAGCTACAAGTGGCTGCTAGCAAATAGCTGCTCAGCTAGCCTAAAGACAGACCCAATATTTGATTAGAGGCTAAGATGGCCGAGTTTAAGAGCAAATCAACGTTTCACACCTTTGGCTCCAAGATGAGAGAGCTGAAAAATGCCACTGTTAGTACAGCTGGTGGTTTTTGGTTTAATGTCTTTATCAAGACACTCGAAAAGAGGCTACTGGTAAACTTTGATAGGATAGATCAAGAAAGGAAAGTACTGGATAGATGGAACGCATTAATCCTCACCTGGCTAAAGGATCCCAAAAACGGGATAGGACAGACTAGGGAAGAGATGGCAGCAGCCCGTGGTAATCTATCCAAGGAACTCACCAAAGGGCAGATGAGCTGGAAAGTCTTTTTGAAAGCATGCAAAGTCATGCAGATAGTGAAAATAGACTTTCACTTAAAGTTTCACCTGCACAACCAGGATACGATTGAATACGAAACAACCATGAACTTAGGCCCTGCCTATGTGCCAGAAGAGCGGCAAGAAGTGCCGCCCTCTAACGTGAGTGATAACATCTTGGGATGAGCTATGGATGGATACATCAGTCAGATTGCCCTAGAGGCAATCAAGAAGTACATCAAAGAAGCTATCATAGTGCGCAAAGATAGCGAGACTATAGCCAGGCTAGTAGTGCAAGCTAGTAGCATGAGTGTACATCTAGCGTATGCTGATCAGACTCTAGCTAGTATGCAAGAAGCAGTATTGTCAGACAAAGACATGCTGGAATGCGTTTACTCTATGGTCTCTAGAGTCAAGTACTCACTAGCTAGCTGTGGTAAGAGCTATCAGACCCTAGTGGACATACTGACAGCTATAGGCTGGAATGAGCCTGGTAATGTAGAGTACTCTAGTCATGGAGTATCTCAGATGCAGACTCTCTTTGATGAGGCATACGCTATCAGTGATGAGGAGAAAAGGCACAAGCTCGTGCATTATGAATGGCTCAGTGTTTTGATTTTAATAAATATTTACCTGCTGGATATTTTTGAGGTACTAGACAGCCTCAGCAGTTATATAGCTGCTAATAGTAACCAGTCAACCATAGGGTAAATAGATGAAGACATCACAAATGAGTGAACAGCTAAATCGAGCACTGAAATCAGGAGATTTGAAAGTGAAGAAGACGATGAAAAAGCCGCAAAAGACTACCGGCTATAAACTACGGTCACTGCGAGAGATCGGAGCTGATGGCGTAGGCCATATCAACACGACTAACCGGGGAGCTACTGAGCTAGGTAGGTTCCTATCTACTCAGCGCAAGTCACACTTTAAGCACAACCTGTGTGGTCCCTTTACCACCATGGAAGGCTTTATGTGGTATGTCTGCACTGAAGACGACCAGCTCAGAAACCTCTCAGGTCATGCTGCTGCCGTAGTAGGCAGAAAGCTCACTGCTCAGGATAAGCGAGCAACTACCCATGCCTTCTTTATTGCAGCTAGTGCTGATGCATACTGGCAGTATGTGAACTCCAGTGAGAAAGCTGTAGCTATGATGAAAGAAAGTACTCTGCCTTTCGATATGTACAATGTCAATGCAGAGACTAACTTTCCTTTGCGTGTAGGTAAAGCTGCATGGCTATGCGCTGCTTTAGAGCTCATCCGTGAGGCTCTAAAGAAAGGATACGTGTACCCTATGTTTGATCAGCTATTTGAGCCTGCTGGTCCATTTGGCCGTAAAGAGGTCACTAAGTACTCTATCGAGCACCAGATGGATAAGAACAACAGGCCAGCAGCTATTAAGGCGTACTTTGAGAAAAAGATCAAGGAACACTTTGCTGGTATCTTGATGCAGCCTGAAGTCAAGTCTGTAGAAGACAAGAAAGCAGACGCAGCTGAGGCTGCCAAGCAAATCGTAGCTGATACAGACGCTGAAGTATCTACGCCAGGAGCCACTGTAGCTGCCAATGCAGCTGCTGCCCAAGCAGTCACTCAAGCAGTAAATGAAGTCTTAAGCGGCTCTAGTGACAGCGGCACTCCTGATGACACTACTGATGTCTGCGATACCCCTGGTGACCAAGCATAACCTCTAACGTCATAGTCGACGGCATAATAGCCCCTAGTCCTGTTTATGGGACTAGGGGCGTTATGACGGCGTTACTCTAGGTACTATTTATCCGGTATGTACTGACTATATTTTTTTTTGTACAGGAATAAAGGCAATGGCAACTAAGATAGCAAAGACTACGTACTTTGCTGGCCCACTAGATGAGCTAGCAGTAAAGGACATCTATAAAGAAAAGAGTAGCGCAGTCGTTAACAGCTTTCAAGACAGTCTAGCTGATGCTCTAAAGCTAGCTGATAAGATACCTGGCTTGGGGTTAGGTGATATAGCAGGTAAGCTAAATGGGCTCATCGGCAATCTCCCTGGTGGAGCATTAGGTTCTTTATCTGGACTAAAAGGACTAGGCGGTATTACTGGCAATTTAGCCAGTGTTAACTCAGCTATATCTGGTATATCCAGACAGCTAGGTGGTGCTGGATCAATATCTGCTATTAGCTCAGCTATCAATTCAGCATTTGCTAGTATGGGTGGTATTAGCTCACTAGTCAATCAAGTTAATCAGACTGTTAGTACTGTAGGGGGCCTGCAAAACTCCATACTAGGTGGCTTAGGTAGATCTCTAGGAGTGAATCTGTCTCAGGTGATGTCTTTATTAAACTTAGTAGAAAACAATGCTCTTACTAGACTAGTCGGTAGAGACAATCCCTTTAGAGGTATAGCTCACAATAGCGGCTATACTAGCTTAGAGAGTATAGCTAGGGATTTGAGTAGAGGCAGCGGCGATATGCTATCTAACGTAAGAGATCTACCCTCAGGCGGTAGTCGCTATGATAGGTCATCTCACGGAGTAAGACAGCCCTATACCACACCAGTAGGCAGGACTATAGACTCTAGTAAACCTGCTGAGATAAACGACACTATCGCACAGATAGGTGAGAGAGTGCAGAGGCTGCCTAATAACTCAGCTAGGACAGCTGAGCCTATAGCTCGTATGATCACTACTCTTACTGATAGCCCGTATACCGCTAATATCAATAATAGAGGCGCTCAGGCCGCAGCCATAGCTGCGGTAGTCAATGAAGCTAACAAGCTAAATATGCCTCAAGCCTACCAGCATGTGGCTGAGCATGTCAAAGACAGACAAGTACTATACTACGCTACAAAGCCTATAGTAGAAGCTGCTGCTGAGAGAAAGGATCTAAAGGCTATTGAAGCTATCTCTAATACCAGTATGGCTAAAGAGATCAAGAACATAGCTCCTGGCATAGTGCAGGAGCTAGCTGGTAATATCTCTAGTCCTGATAATCTAGCAGAGCAGGAGTACACTAGGTATTACCAGGGCATAAAAGAGACATTTGACTCTATAGACCCTAAATGGACTAAATATAAAAGAAAAGGCAGTAAAGATTGCGTCAATGCTGCTCAGGTAGGTGATAACTACTTTTTCTGTGATCTGATCAGAGCTCAGATGAATGAGCTCATGAGCCCAGATAGCTATAAGTCAAACCTACAAAGAAGCTATAGCTCCACTATGGGCTTTGACACTGATACTGGTAGAGATATAGATAAACTAATCAATGATAATAGCTCTACTATAAACTCTGCTGTTGACCCTAATACTGCTACAGCTAGTGATGCCTATGGCGTGCTGTCTAACGTAATTAGTATTAAAGACGATACAGGTAAAGAAACTAAGAGATATGACTTTAGTGATGAAGCCTTTATGCTCTTAGCTCCTTTATTTAAAGAAGATACTGTTGACTATTGTCTCAAGAGAGACTTTCCATACTGGTATATAGCTTATCCTGATAAACCCATTAAAGAAACAACTACGTATAACTGATTATGGCTGGATACTTTAACTCGATAGATGATACCAGAGCAGGTGAGTATATCACTGAAGATATCATCCAAGAGAAAATCAAAGAAATCACAAAACAGAAAAACATATTTGCTACTGACAGTATTGATACTATCAGAGATACAGACTGGATCAAAGACGCTAATACTGCTACTGTGGTGCTCTCTGGTGTGAGTAGGAGTACTCGCTTTGTGTCACTGGCTGATAGTACCTTTGAAGAAGCCGGTATAGGCTCTAATGTAGCTATTAACCCTCTGCCACAGTTTACCCGCTATGCTGATGTACGCAGCACGGGCTTAGCTGGCACTAAAGACCAAGTAGAAGTCGCTAGAGGCAGCACTAATATCGGCATGGGACACTACTACGCTGAAGCCTTTAACGCGACGCAGCACACGATCCACATGCGCTTTGGTGTGCCTGAATATAACTCCATGATTAGCTTTTTCACGGGCTTTTTCAGCACGTCCATGGCTAATGATGTTAGATCAGGCGGCATCATCTATAAGACCTTTTATACGGTAGCTGAAGGCGCAGCTACGCTAGTAGCCCTAGTGCACTGGAGACTAGTGCTAGGGGTGCTAATAGCTGGTAAGCTCTATAGGTTTCTCTTTAATAAACCAGCTACTAAGTACTACTACCTAAGACCTACCATGGGTAAATACTGGATGGCTGTAAACACCATGTTTAACCAGATAGTAGTCTATAAGAGAATGACGCCTATTAACCAGGAGATAGTAGATGTCACGCCTAGCCAGAATCAGGTAACTACTGCTACCACTAACGCCTTACTAGACTACTTTAAAGACTTTACCTATAAAGACGATATAACTGGTAATCTCTATTTTGATGTATACAAAATAGCTGGCAGGCATACATTCAGGCTAAACCAGGTCAACGATATCTTAAAAGACAAACTAGCTAATTACGGCTACGACGAGATGGTAGACTATCTAGAGGCAATGGGATCTAGAAGCTGGGCAGGAGACCCTAACGTGGATAGTCGCTTAAGATATAGCCGAGCTGCCGATGAGATAAAAGAAGCTATAAAGTCTGTATCTCCTAGAGGCATTAAAGAGTGGATAGTTACCAATGAACAAGTAGGATTTGGTACTAGTCGGCTAGGTGAAGATACTAGTACAGGAGTAGCCTCTGCTGGAGTGCAGGGCCTGAGAAACCCAATTTGGTCTAATAACGGCTTTGAAGCAGCCCAGACCGTAACCGGAAAAGATGAGGCTGGCAATGAAGTAACTAAGTCAAATATAGACGATATAGGCAATAGCTCAAAGTTCTTACAAGCCAATGGCGACAGCATGAGTTATGTAGAGCCTAGGATAACATCTACTAGAGCTATGCAAGAGGAAACCAAACAAGCAGCTACTAGCTTTACAGACTTGATGGAAGTCGAGTTTGAAGACGGTACTGCCTTTGCTACATTTAGAGTAGATAATCCTGGTAGTGCTGATGAGTCATGGTCTAACCAAACAGGTGAGTCTAGTATCTCTAGTGCCTTTAACTCCATCTCAGCTAAAGCTAGAGATGTAACATTTAACCTGATGGGTGGTAATATCGACAATGGTATTATCACTGGAGTAATAGATGCTGCTAAGGGCCTGCTGCATGGAGCGCTAGATTCCTTTCACTTGTCAGGCCTACTTAGCTTAGGCGGTGCTGCCTTTGTAGATATACCTCAACAATGGGAAAACTCTAGCGCTAATCTGCCTAGGATGAACTACACCATGCAGCTGTTTACACCGTATGGCAACCCAATAGGTCAGCTGCTATACGTGCACCTACCTATGTGCATGTTACTGGCAGCTGCTTTGCCTATATCTACAGGTCATCAGTCTTATACATCTCCTTTTCTGCTAGAGCTATATGACAGAGGCAGAGCGCAGACCAGACTAGGTATCATGGATAGCTTATCTTTTACTAGAGGCACTACTGAGCTGCCTTTTAATAAAGACAGACAGTTTATGTCTGTAGATGTGAGCTTTAGCGTCAAGGATCTATCGTCTATCATGCATATGCCACTATCTACAGCTGCATATAGCCCGTTAGAACTGATCAACCCAGTAAAGAACGCGTCTAGTGTCATTGATACACTAATAGGTGAAGATAACGTCTATAACGACTACTTACACGTCTTAGCTGGCGCATCACTATACCAGAGTGTCTATAGAGGCCAGAAGCTAAGAGATAACGTCGGTGTACTCAGGCAAAGATCTATGTCCTTGTCCAGTATGTCTCATTGGGCTAGCTGGTTACACACTACGCCTATTGGTCTGCTGGATATCTTCCACAGAGGCACTGAGCGTCAGTAATAGAGGTAATATTAGTATTAGCGTACGAGACTCTGTCAAGCATCGCCTCGTGCACCGCTATAGGCGGCGTCATAATGCCCTACCCAGATTCACCTAAGAGTCTGGGTAGGGCTATGTGACGTCTATGTGTGCATCAGCCAGTGTATCCGCACTTAGAGGAATTCTCAGTTCTTACTTCATTGCTGCCGTCGTTACCGTCAGCTACTGTATCTATCTGGGTAGTGCCTTCGCATCTGGTAGCGAGAATTGTACCAGCTGCGGGTGGGTTGTACCCACAGTCTCTAGACTTTTCTTCTCTATTGGTAGTATGCCCACCAGCACCATCAGCTATCTTAGTTACCTTAGTAGTGCCCTCACAGCGTGTCTCTAGGACAGTGCCTGCTGCTGGGTAGGAGTTGCCTGTTGATACATCTTCTATATAAAACTTCACTGTTAATGGATCAGTATTAGTTATTCTCTCATCATCAGGCAGTTTCGATACCGTGATGTTAAAGCTCTCTATACCTTCAGTAATAGAGTCTTCTTTATACTTGAACTTCAAAGTAAAGTCAGATTGACCTGCTGGTACTGTAATAGTAGCTGGCAGGGTAATAGGAGTAGCTACGGATGCGCCATAGGAGATGAGGCACTCCTCAATATCTGCTGGCTCAGCATTGTCGTAGGTGATATCTATCTTTAGCTGTACATCATCACGCAGTGCTTGAGTTAGTCTGAATGCTACAAAGGCGTAGCCTGGGCCTTCACCTGTTTGTGTGCTAGCATGAGTGATACCAGCTCTGTCTGTATAGTGAGTACGAGATATGATCAATGTACTCTTGAGATTGAGACGATTATTAGGCGGCGCTGCTGGTGCTGTGATCTGACACTCAGGAGCACCTGCCTGGATGAGCTTGACTACGCCATTACCGTTACCATCAGTAAAGACTCCCTTCTTATCACCATTATCACAAAAGGAATGGATGAGCTGTCCAGCTGATGGGAATACGACTGCACCAGTAGCAGGGTCTTTAGTGCCTAGATTGATCTTTTCTTCGCCGTAGAAGATAATACTGTTTTTCTTGAACTTCAAGTTTACTTGTATGGTGTCCTGACCTGGCGGCTTTGCCGGCAGACTCTCATCGTAGATATCATCTACAGTGACTAAGATACCATACTTGCCGTTGATCTTAGGTAAGAGCTCTGATAGCTTAGTCTCGTTATTCCAGTATACCTCAATAGTACCTAGCTCAGATACATGTATACGGTTATAAAGAACAGCCTTTACACCATACGAGCCTATATGGCCCTTAGGGCCTATGTAGATAATGGTGTTATGGCTAGGACTAGGTGTAGTAATCCTCTCTGGTAGAGAAAAGTCATATTGAGTTTGATCAATGGTGATATTGAGCTTAGCATTGATGGCATCATAGAGAAGCGTTTTGCCATCTGCTCCTTTATCGATAGTGCCTAGATAGATAGTCATCTATTTTCCTTTAGTGTAAATACAATCAGAGGATCTTTTGACTTTATTTTCAATCAACAATCCTCAACCACCTTCAACCACACAAGAGTAGAGTAGAATATGGCAACTAAACCAGCACCAGTGACTGGCTCAGACGGTCACGCACCCATGTATAGCCCTGATGGCCGGTGGACTATATATAACCTAAATGAGATCTACAGAGGCAATGACGGGAACAAGAAGTACGTACCTAACGTAGGAGACTGGGTACAAGACACTGATAACAATATCGTCTATAAGGTCACGTATGTAGACTCCATGACTCTCATACCTACCCTAGTAGAGGTAAACGCGAGTAGCAGTACTCAAGACTTGCTAGTAGGCCCTACAGCTGATAGCTATAGAGTCTATATAGACACTAGCGTGACGCCTCATATACTGGCTGTAGATACCAGGCTAAAGGTAAGTGGTACCATGAGTGACCACGCTAAGATCTTCAAGGGCGGTGATATCAGTACTACTGGCAGGCAAATCTCTTTTCTCTACGATAGCCAAGGCAGATACTTAACTGATAAGATCAATCTAGAACTTGCTGCTGTAGACTCACATACAAACCACACCATCAAAACAGTAGGTATAGCCCATACTAAAGAGAATCTCAAAGATGGCGAGAGAGTAGTATTAGTGATCTATAACGATCAAGGCCATGTAGTAGCTACTCAGTCTCTAGTAGTAGAAAATACTAGCTTTATACGCCATATCTCAGCAGGCACTAAGTATATCTCGCATATCTCTGTCGATTCACCATTTGTATCTAGCTCTAATGCTAATACCCTAGAGTATCCTATCAATATCCCAGTACAAGCCTTTAACTTGCATGGAGTATTGCACTACTCTGATGGTAGTGAGAGAAAGCTACCAGTAGACGGTAGTAAGTTCAGGATGCTAGGTCTAGAGCACTTTGTCTCTACTGTAATAGGCCAGGAGCTAAAGCTAGTGCTGTCTTACAAGCTAGATCCAAATGAAGCTACATATGCTGCTGTGTCCGGTGATGGTAAGTTCATCACTCAAGCACTATCGCTAGTAACTACTCGTCAAGATGGTGCCTATACAGTTAAAGTCTTTGGCTATCCTCATTGGGTAGATGAAGCTACTGGCTACCAGATGCAGTACTACCTGATGGATCTAAATAGAGACGTCCTCTTTAACGTAACGCCCTTTATCTACTACAATCGTAATTCCGATGTCTTTGATCCTAAGGGATATGGCAGAGTACAGCGCCTGTCATTCAGACTAAACCTGAAAGACGTCTCTAATGCCCTAAAGGCGTATATCCATACGCAAACACTAGACGTAGTCCTAAGAGAAAAAGGAGATAGCGCTACTACCAGATGGTCTATAGGTTTTGATCCTACACAAAGTCCCTACTATGGAGAAAACCTCTTTTGCCTAGCTAAAGAGGTCTCACCAGGAGTGTGGAAAGTCAAGCTGAAAAACAATAAGGTAAATAAGACTGAGTGGCTCAAAGCCATGTACTACGACGCTAAGCCCATCACTGATAAGAAGCTAGAAGTCACTCCGCCAGAGCCTACGCATATGGTCCTGACCATAGGCTCAGTAAAACAAGAGTATCCAATTACACTATGGGATACTCCCATGAACGTAACAGCAGCTCTAGAGCTGAACTCTGAAGTTTACATCGAATGGATACGCAAGACTAGTACTAGCACTCTCAGGCTAGCCTACACTGCTCTATCCGTAAAAGAAGACGTATAAACTAGATATATCGAAATGGCGTCAAATAGCCCTACCCAGGATCCATGAGGACTCTGGGTAGGGCGTTATGACGTCGTCGTAGACGATGCATGAGGCTATACTGGGTAGAGCCTCATACGTCAGCTTGAAAAAAGCTTCAAGTACTTATTATACACTCGTACTCTAGCTGATAAGAACCTAGAGTGCACGGGTGCCTGAGTCAATAGACTCAGGTGTATATTAACCTCTTTTAAGTGAGGTATTATCCATGGCCAAAATGGATCTACTAAACGGTAAAGAGCCTAAACAGTTAGCTTGGGAGCTCGCTTCTAAGCTACCTGCTTTTAAAAGGGATATGGAAGATCCTAAATTCGGGACCTTCCGTTTTCCTAGGTATAGCCATGCTATACTGCGGCCTTTACAGGTAGATGTCAATAAGTACATCTAATACGTAAAGATATCTGGCGTGCTTTATAGCACGCGATTACAGGCTAGTAATAGCCGATATCGAAAGCTAGCTGGAGTCCGACACACTCCAGCTAGCCCATAACTATAATTAAACCTAGATAAATATTTTTTTTTGGTTTATTTACCGTTATAAACTTCAGCTGCTTTCTTGCCTATTACTCCTAAGAGAGTATTAGTCGTGCCTAGGATAAAGGCTGAATTAACAATACGATTAAAGATCGACTGCGCTCCAAAGAAAGCATCTACTTGTTTTCCAGACTCTGTCTTGACGTCATAGTCCATGACTTCAGAGCAAATAGTCTTTAGCTGATTAGCAAAAACGAATTTATCCCCTAACCCGGACGGCACGTCATGCGTGATGTAAAAGCGTATTACGAGAGTGTCCATCAAGAGGGGCTCTCCTTTGATCCTAAAGCTCTCATCTACTAGACCTGTTACAGGCTTAGATAGGACAGCTCTAGCTTGCTTAGCTAGATTCTTATTATACTCTATAGCTAACGCCTGTAGACTAGGATGCATATCTTCAATATCGCCATTATAGTAGACTTCTATTTTATCTACTACACCTTCTACCTTAGCTCTAGGAGACTGTCTGGATAGTCTCTTTAGAGTATCGATAGAAGTCTTAGATAGCAGATTAGCTCCTGAAGTAACAGCTTCTTCGATATAGCAAAGGACGGTATCGTATTCGACTTTATCTCCTGGCTTGACAGGATTATGGACAGCCTGATTGAATTCGACTGTTACGTCTTTTGTTTTAGTGACTCGGCTAGTTAGCTTTTGTACTAGCTGACTAGATAGAGCGCATGCATCCTCATGAGTCTGTCGAGACTCTAAAAGAGCTACTGTAGCCAGCAGTGAGTTTTTCCACACTACTGCTTTAGGGTTTAGATTGTCTCTTACAAAAAAGCCTGAGTTATAGGTGAGGATATCTCCTGCCTTTACTTTAGCTCCTGGCTTTAGATCAGTCCTTAGAGTATGCGGCACTGTCATGTCTGATGATCTAGAAAAGATAGCGCCTAGTGGGTAGCCCTTCTTTGAGCCATCTTTATATTCTACTACTACAGAGTCTTTAGTGATTTCTAGCACTTTACCATCTAGCTCAGCTTGAGTAGCAAAGGCAGAACTCACCCTATGCGCTAGTACTTGCTCATAGCCTGTTCTCACGTATGGCGCTTGATAGCCATTACAGGCTACTGCGTGGTCTTGCTGAATGGAGACCATATTTAGGCGCTGAGCTGAGTCTTGATCTGCTGCTACTGACACTAGTGCTGATGTAGACACTAGACTAGCTGGCGGAGTCTCTTTAGGCTTAGACGCCTTAGCCAGTCCTCTGATGGATGTAAAGGCAGGATTAGCAGTTAGGTACGTATTGATAGCTACGTCGGATGAGTCCTTGGTAGCCTCAGAGATCACTCCGATATCGTTAGGGTGATATTGGCGAGACTCTTTTACCATAGCTCTAGAGTCTCTGCCGCCAGTGCCGCCATAGGTCACTGCTTCAGTTTCTTTTAGATTCTGGATAGGATTGAGCTCAGCACTAGGTGCGGCAGCCGGATCAGTAATTACTCTCTTCCATACAGCGTATGGGTTTAGATCTATACTAGCTCCTTTGCGATTAGCTTTAGATCTATGTTCTCTAATGGCAGCTACTGTCTCAGTGTAGACTGCTCCTGCTATCCTCTCTAGACCGCATATACGCATCTCTTGCATATCTAGCGGGTCTCTATGGTAGTCTGTCATGAGCATCTCGCAGCTACGAGTCACGAGCCCTAGGTAGCTAGTAGGCTCATTCATTTGCTTTAGGATCTGCTCAGTAATAGGATCTACGAATAGATCTACTAGTAGGTCTATTTCTCTTAGGTACTTGATCGATAGGTTGTTTTGCTCTATCAGCTTTAGATAGACATCGGGTTTGTCCATCGAGTAGATCGAGTAGTTCCTAGTAGTCTTATCAAAGGGCTTAAAGCCAGCTAAGATCATGGTAGCTAAGGCATCGTCTTTAGATGCGATTAGCGTTTCATCAGCAAAGACGATAGAGTATTCATGAGCTTGTAAGTTTTGTCTTTGACCAGCCAGGACCCTGCGTGTATCGCACTTTAGCATCTCTAAGAGTTTGGTGAGGCCTAGCTTATAGCCTAGCACTAGTGCTACTGGTATGTTCTTAGAAAAGATCCTACACTCAGCATACTCTATCGGTGCATTAAAGGTATCTAGCTCTAAGAACTCTTCAAAGGCTCCTACAGGCTCTAAACTAGTGCCATCTACGACATAGACAAAGGAGTTGCGATCCATTAGTAGGAGCCTGTCTTTGTTATCTATGCCAAAGAGCACTGATCCGTTTTTCTCTAACTTTTGTATATTGGCTTCACCAAAGTACTCTGGTCTTTGTCTATAGTCAAAGTTTAAAGACCATTGCCTATACTTGAAAGACTTTAGAGTTTGAGCTACTGATGAGTAAGCCTTAGGTACTACAAAGAGGCTATCGTAGACGTTAGAGGGATGGAGCTCCTTGATATCTGAGCCATCTTGCAAGGACTTATAGCTAATTTGGTTATGTAGCCAGTTAGCGTAGTTATTAGCTTGCTTTTCTGTACGTATTACAAAGCTCTTGCCGTAGTAGCTAGATAAGGCTACTCTAGTAGGAGTAATCTTTCTAATAGGCAGATCCCTTCGGGCCTTACGCATACGGTACTTAACGCCACCAGACTCGTAAGTACCGTCTTCTTGAATGACAGGCAGCTTAAACCTCAGAGTAGATGCTACTCCTTCTACTGGAGTGACTCTCACGGTATGCATCTCGTAGCTGCCTGTAATGTCTGTCTTTACTTCAGTATCGTAGTCCGTTATGATCATGCCTGCTTTTTGTAGGCTATGAGGCATAGACACGATGTCCTTAGGCAGGACTTCTTTGATATACTTTTTATCAAACTCTAAGAGAGTCGATTGCAGCATGGACTTATCAGGCACTGTAGCTATATCTGGTATTTGAGCGTCTATATCTTCATTAGAGATCTCTAGAGTCTCTTGAGGTATCTGTACGTACTCATGTATAGGCTCCTCAGATCCAGGAGCTTTTAGCTGCATGGCCTTTTCTAGGAGCTTACTCTTTCTGCGATACTCAGCTGCATCGATGTTACCAGTATCAGCTAAGATGTTTAGCTTAGACTCTACAGATTCCGCTACAGTAGCTGGCTTGTCAAAGGCAGCTAGGTCTACATCAGTGTCAGGTGTGACTTTAGCGTCTTTACTAAAGAGTCTACGCTTGAGGTTAGTCTGAGTAGTCTCTTTGGTAGCTTTAGTAGGTGCTGGCTGATCCTTAGCTACTGGACTGACCTCTTTAGCTTCATCAATAGGGATATCAGGCTCTTGTAGTGCATCAGTTCTTTCTTCGATTACTCTGAGCTCATCTAGGTCAGCATCCATGTTCTTGAGCATACGCTCGTATTCATCACTAGCTGCCTGATCAGCAGTATCTATCTCGTTACCCTGCTCATCCATAGGGACGCTACCAGTATCGTCAGCAGTAGGTAGCTCTATAGTAGCACTCTCATCGGGTATAGGACTAGCAGCTACTGTAGATGGATAGACATCATCTATTTCCTCATCAGTGCCAGTCTCAGGCAGCTCTACTCCTCTGAGACTCATTACGTACATCAGAGCTCTCAAGAACCTGCGCTGCATCTGCTCTGGAGCTATCTTCACTTTTTGATCTTGAGGAGATTCACCTTCCACGTATCTCCAGGAGTTTAGTACTCCTAGGTTGTAGCAGATCCATGAGTTCTCATCTCTTAGGACTAGATTGATCCTACCCAGCTGAGCTTGATCCATCTGGCCTATGATAGAGTCTTTCCTATAGTCGCTAGATAGCCACTTCCAGATCTCTAAGAGAAAGTAAGACTCTTTAGTAGTAAAGAGGCGAAGAGTTGCCTGATTAAATCTCTCAGAGGCCATATTCAGGCGCTGTAGGCTAGGCAGAGTCTGAGGAATACTGAAGAAAAAGTATTGCTGTCTATCAGTGAGGCTAGCTACTTGCCTGATATTAGCCCAAACAGTAGCTGCTATGTTCTTCCACTTGTAGTAATTAGCGTACAGTGATCTAGGGTATTTATAGGCCCTAGCTAGTAGCGAGTAATTACTCATTAGGAGCGTGAGCTCGTCTTGTGGGCCATTGGTAGGCTCATGCATCAGACGAAATCTCTTGTTTTGCATATGCCACTGGCGCACTAGTGGCAGCAGTGGCAATGAGAGCCTACGAGGATTACCTATCTCAGACTCTAGCTTTTGAGCATGATAGACAAATATCTTCTTGGTAATAGTCCTAAAGAGATAGTCATTAGTATCAGGCCCATTAGTAGTAGCATCGTAGTCTACGTAATGGTAGTACGAGTTCTTGGGAAACTCAAATAGCTCAATACTAAAGACATTAGGCTTTAATAGGTGATTAGGGAGCCTGACGCCATAGCGTCGGTAAAAGATGGGCTGCAATAGCATAAATGTATACTCCGGTATATTCTCTACTCAAGCAGCATCAGCTGTCATGCACTGCGTGAGGTAGTTTACTGTATCAGTAGCTGAGCTAAAGGAAATGTTACCACTAGTGTTTACGTAGTAGTTTCTAGATGAGAGTACTCTTTGCACTTCTTCCATAGCTTCTTTAGTATAGACGAACGTACATGAACAAGTATCGCCGTCAAAATCTGCACCTAGCGCAACTAGATGTATAGCGCTAGGACTCAGAGAGTTATAGTGGTTTACTCCTACTGGAAAAGCTTTAGCTAAAGGAACTGTCTCATCAGGCACCCAGTATGAGTCTAGCTGTCTCATAGGTTGCGTCACCACTGTAGGCTTTAGATAGGCATAGCTAGGGTATATAGAGCCAAAGCCTGTAATTGGGTACCTAGTGACAAAGCACGGGTAGGTATGTGAGTCGTAGTAAACGCTAATGTAGAGCAGCTCCGTGAGAGTAATAGGAGATACTTTTTTCTTATCTAGATATTCAGGAAGCTCCTCGATATCCTGAAAGAGTCTATAGACCCCTCTATCGTAGTCCTTATAGATCAGACCTAGATACATATCCTCAATTATGATGGGCTTGGCTCTGATATCGTCTTCTGCATATAGAGAAATTACTCTATCTAGACCTTCGTCACTCATCCAGTCGTCATATACGTCAGGAGAGAGCGTAACAGCCTTTTTAGTCAGGGTCTTTGGATCAGTCAGGTAGCAGTTTAGGTTAGCTGCTGGAAAGACTTGGGATAAAAAGCCTGCTTTGATATGGTGCTTAGCTATTGGTAGTGTCCCCTTTAGGTACTGGTATAGACCAATTACTGTAGAGTTTACATCTACGGATATGGGATCGTTCAGTGAGTTAGTTCTAATGTTAGTCGTTGAGATTACGTTACGAGTGCCATTAAAGACTGAGCGAGAGGCCCACTTACCCATGATGAGTTTATGCTTGCCTTCTAGCATGCTCTTGAGTTTATCGTAGATGTTGTTAAAGGCTACTTGCATCTGGTATCTGAGAGTATCTAGCTGATGGATAGACTCAGGAGTTACCATAAAGGGATGTATATTACCAGATAAAGATAAGAGCCGTCTATATAGAGCATTAAACTCATCTTCAGCTTCTCTGCCATCATCAGTGATCTCGTAGTCTCTAAGGCCTGCCGGCATCACTACTACCTTAGATGTAAAGGCTTTAGATCTATACTTGTTTACTAGATCGATAGCGTGCCTTCTTTTCTCACTAGTAGGCTCTCCTAGGTTTAATTCGTTCCAGTGAGAGACGAAAAAGGCGTAGCCTGTTTGGCCGTTTAGCTGATCTGTCTTGACATAGTCCTTTAGGTTGACATCCCAGGTGGCGTAAGCTTTGGATGCGAGTATGTCTTTCCATAAGGACTTCATCTCACAGATGGTGTTAAAGATGATGGGATGCATTAAGGAGACTTTAGTGTCTATATAGGAGTACTTACGTAGCCTAATAGGGTCTCCTACTTTACCAAAGATAGATACTGAAAATAATCCATCATCGTGAAAGTTCTTGCTAGATCCCTCGAATGTATCTAGTGAAGTAACCGGCTTTAGATACTTCAGAGTCTCATCAGTGAGCTCTAGTATGCTAATGTTAAATGGCAGTTTAGCTGACACTTATTTTACTCCTGATTGAAAATAGATAACTAAAATTGGCTAATGATGAGCATAGGGCTACTGGCTGCACCCGCTATTGCTGAGGTGTATGCCAGTAGCCCATATGTCACGGCCTATTCGTAGATAAAATCTTACCATAAAGACCAAACCATTTTTTTTTGTAGCTGGAGATATACTCAATGGCCAGTAAAAAGAATAAAACTGATGATTTTGACTTTGACAAAGAGTTAGACTTTGGTGACTTTGACTTCGATAGCGATGAAGTCAGTGACGACAGAAGTCCTACATCCAAGATCAAAGACTCCATAGTAGAAGGCGCTAAGGACTCCTTAGCTGATCCTAATACCTACGCTAACCTCATCAGACGGGCACTACCTAAAGAGTACGGGCAGACCTGGGATGAGATAGATACTGCAGCTGGTAAAGTAAAAGACGCCTATGACGAGGCAGTCAAGGACGCTAAACCCATAGCTAAAGACCTAGCAGCCTTTATCAACAAGCTCGTGCCTGAGCAGTTTGCTGGTATCAAAGAGCAGCTAAAGGGCATTGAAGAGTGGGGCAAGGAAAGAGAGTACGCTCACTCTAATGAGCAAGCCCAAAGAGACGCTAATCTAGCCATGGAGCTAGGTAACATCTTTAAGACCCAGTCTGAAGAGCAAGCCAAACTCATGGCTCAAGACAGAGCCCATCAAAGAGCTAATGACGCTTTAGGCGTGATCCGTCATAAAGACCAGATGACAGCTCTAAACCAGATGACTCTGGATATCAAGCGTCTGACGGACTATACGACTACTATTACTCAAGCCTGGCAGAAAAAGTCACTAGAGCTGCAGTACAGGAGCTACTACGTACAAGCCGATATGCTAGAGCTCATGCGCAAAGACTCTATAGCCTTTAGCACCAGGCTGGACGCTATCGTCAAGAATACAGGTTTGCCGGACTTCGTAAAGACTCGTAGTGGTGAGTACTTCAAGGAAGTCGTCAGAAACGACTTTATCAGAGGAGCTAAAGAAAAGCTCTTTGGCAAAGCTAAAAACGTCTTTGGGAGTCTCACCAAAAACATGATAGAGTCTGTCAAAGACAAAGCAGATAGTTTCATGTCTGTACTAGGGCAAGTAGCTGAGATGGGTGAGATGCTCGATGACGACATGGGCGGCAGTCCCGCCGAGAAGCTAGGCAATATCGCTGGCTCCATGTCAGTAGAGGGCTTAGCTAACATGATCGGCAAAGCTATCCACACTGACTTAGAAGCTGCTAGAAAGAAAGGCTCTAAGAACAAGTTTGTAAGAGGTATCTATCGAGGAGCTGATAACCTCAGATACCTGAAAGAAGACCCAGGGGCCATTATCAACGAGTGGACTGGTAAAGACCACGACTACACTAGCCTAATAGCCAAGAATAAGTTTATCAAGTCTTTCTTTAAGGACAATGAGAAACACCAAGAGTTTGTAGAAAAGCTCTCTGGCTGGCTAAATAGAGGCACTGGGAGCCTGAAAGACTTTATAGCTGACAATATGCCCTATCGCTCTGTTGAGACTAGGATGCAAACGGATAAGCTAGGTAACTTGAGAACTCCTAGCGTATTTGACGTACAGACTAGAAAGAGCGTAAACGAGATCATACCTGGGCTGCTGTCTAGAATCCTCAGAGGCGTGACTGTAATCCAAAGAGCCGGTATTCCTGAGTATAACCAAGGTCTAGCTACCATGCTCTCTAAGGACAACACTTTAGTGAGCTATGACTTTAAGAACAATACCTTCAAAGAAAGTAAGGAAATCACTAAGGACTTACAAAAGGGATGGATGTCCGATAGTGAAAGAGAGGCTATTGCCGGTAGAGTAGATAGGACTCTAGGAAAGCTAGGCATTACAGGCATAGAAGGTGATAACCGTAAAGCTGTAATACAAGCTCTCTTTAAAGCCAAGATGGCTGGCAAGGCTTTCTCTCCTAGTCTCTTGACTAACCCTGATACCTACAAAGGTGTAAGTAAAGAAAACAGGCAAGCTATAGCTAGAGCTTTTAAGAAAGCTCTAGGGCTAGATCTGGATAAAAGAGAGCGAGACTCTGCTGAGTTTGCTAAGCGTAGAGCTGACATAGCTGTAGGACTAGGCCACGCCTTTGAGACTGGCTTTGATCCTAGAGAGTTTATCCAGAACATGGTAAACGCTGGTCAGACTAGTAACCTGATCGAGTCAGGCCTGGCTAGGTATAACAAATACGGCAGCCTCGAGATGAATCTCGAAGGAGTACTCAGCCACACGTCTGGTGGCGTAGATATACTCAGTAGAAAACAAGCTGAAGCAAAAGCTAAGAGACAAAGTAAGCTAGGAGCTAGAAGGCAGGGTATCATCAGCCATGACCTATTAGCATCAGCGGGTCAGGGCTATAGCTACGATGACTACCAAAGAGATAGAGCTGTCTATAAGCAAAGTGGCGTAGCTAGTAAAGAGTTACAATCAGTCATGGACTATAGGTCAGCTATAGCCAAAGAAAAAGCTGCTGATAGATCTAAAGCTCTACTAGCTAAAGTACAGGCTAGGTATGACGCTATCATCGATGATGCTGCTCGTGGCAGGATCACTGGTGTACAAGCTCTAGAGAAAATCAAGGCACTAGAGAACGTCAAGCTAATAGGCGGTGTGAATAAACGCCGTATAGCCCAGCAAATCAGTGCAGCTCGTAAGAGAGTAGGAGCTGAGCAACATAGGAAAGATCAAGAACTCTTTAGAGTGCTCGTTAAGCGCAAAGACACTAGACGGCACATGGTAGAAGTCCTCACTGCTGGCAAGGTCTTACGCGATCATAGAGGAGTGTACTACAGCCTAAATGGTCACGATATGCCTGATCCTAACGGCGGGGCTAGGTATGTACCTACTGTCAAAGCTAGTATAGTCACTGATAAAGAAACTGGTGAGCAGATGGTAGTAGGCCCTAACGGCAAAGAGGTGTACCTAAGCGGTGATATACCTAAAGTCCTGGCTGCTAGCTCCAGTGAAGCTATTAGAGCTGCCTTAGAGTCTGGCATGGGTGTACTGGACTTTAGCACTGGCATAGGTGACATAGACGCTGATGACCCAACATCGATGATACGTCAGAGCGATGCGGCTACAGCTGCGGCTAGGAGATCTACTATAGCCGCTAGTGTAGGCAGGCGTGGTAGTCTAGCTGACGGTACGCATGGGCCACTCGGGCCAGGAGAGATCAGATCAGACAGAAACGTCAAGACTGACATGAAGAGCTTCTCGCCACAAGCTGCTATGCAAGCTCTAAAGAACATCCCGATTAAGTTCTGGAAGTATAAAGACTCTGCTGATAGCGCCGATGGCGGGAAACAACATCTAGGCCCTATGGCTCAGGATGTACAAGCTGCTCTAGGAGACTCAGTAGCTCCAGGTGGTAAGAAGATATCTATCCCAAATATGCTCTCAGCTACCATGGCAGCTGTACAGGGCCTGTCTGAAAAGATGGAGTCCATGTGGTCAGCTACCAAGGATAGATTCAGGCAAGAAGGTATAGCCAGAGCTACTGGTATTACTAGTCCTCTAGGTATAGGAGATGTGCTAGGTGAAAACTACAGTCCCGATACTAGTAAAAAGACACTATCAGGCAGACTAGAGACTATAGAAAAACTCTTGATGGTAATAGCGTCTAACTCGGGCTACGGCATTAACATCAACATGCCTGACTTTATCAAGAGACTCAAGCTAGATCCTGAGCTCATGAAGAGCTGGTCTAACACTCTTAAGAACTATACCGAGTTTGATAAAGAAGAACTCAAAGCTCTCATGGCTGAAGCTATGGGTGGCGCTAGGATGAGAGCTAGTGGCGTGGCAGGCTGGCTAGGTGACACTGTAGAGCAAGTCACTGGCTATATAGGAGATAAAGCTAGCTACTACGGCTCAATAGCCAAGGGTAAACTAGTCGATCTCAAAGATAAAGTCTGGGATACAGTCAAGCAGCCCTACGAAAACATGAGAGACCTACTAGAAGGCTTTAGAGACATCTACGTAGAAGGCACGACTAGCCCTAGGATGACGAGTATTAAAGCTCGTCAGGGTCACTATGTCGATCAAGCCACTGGTAGAGTCATATACAAGATCGGAGACATCACTGGAGCTGTCTACGACACAGTAGAAGAGTGTACCGTAATTACTGATGATGAAGTCTCTAAGCTCTATGCTAAACCTCATGTAGGCAGCAAGCTCATCCATATCGGTAAAGTACTCTACAGGAAGGTTGTAAACTTCAAAGACATGATAGTGCATTCACTAATACCTGACTTTATCCGTAATACCAAAGAGAAGATAAAGTCTTTAGGTAATAAAACCCTGGGTTTTATAGACAAACCCAGAGACATCTACGTAGTAGGAGAGAGTGAGCCTAGACTCTTTAAGGTAGGCTTTATGAACAGATCCTACTACCTCAGAAAGAGCATGACTGTCATTGAAAGACCTGGTCAGATCAAAGACGAGGTAATAGATGAATACGGCAATATCCTCTTAAGTAAAGAAGATATCTCCAAGGGACTAGTAGATAGTGAAGGCAAGACTATCTATACGACTGGAGAGATGCTAATAGCTGCTACTGGCTTAGGCGCTAAGTACCTATATACCAAAACTAAAGCCTTTAGCGACAAGATAGCAGCCTTTGCTAGAGGCTCTTTAGGTAGAGCTGGCCAGTGGATAGCTAACAAGTGGGATAAAGCTAAAGCGTTCTTGGATGACTTTCAAATTGGCGTAGGAGTCATGAGCGCTGAGGCATTAGAGGAGCTCAGGCTCATCAGGACTATCCTAGATACTAGACTGCCTGGTGGTAAAGGGCCTCTTGGAGACTTTGACAAAGACGGCATGAGAGATGGCTCCTGGCAAGACCAGTACGATGAAGCCAAGAAAAAGCTAGAAGGCGATACTGCTACTAGTAGTACTACTACAGTAGAGAAAGAAAAAGAGAAAAAGTCTAATGGCCTAATAGACTTTCTAACCGATAAGCTCACTAAAGGCCTAGGCGGCATCGTAGATGGAGTCCTAGGCATAGGTAAAAGCGCTATAAGCGGACTAGCCTCAGCCATGGGACTAGGCGGCCTAGGTGGCCTGATGGGACCTAGAGGTGGTAGAGTACCTACTACCGTACCTACTCTAGGTGATATAGACCCGATGACTGGCCTGCCTATAGGCTACGGCGGATCTAGCCCTACAGGAGCTAAGACTAAAACTCCATTTAAGAGTAGATACGCCAATAGCTGGTTTGGTAAAACCAAGGTAGGACGAGGCCTAGCTGCTGGAGCTAATGCGGTAGGTACCTGGGGCAATAGAGCCAAGACTGCTACTATAGCTGCTAAAGACGCAGTAGCAGCTACTAGGGGAGCTCAGGCAGTAGCTGGCATAGGCAGAGGTGTAGCTAGTGCTGGTAGAGGCGTAGGCAGTGCTGCTATGTGGGCTGCAAGAGGTATAGGTAATGCAGCTGGCTATGGCCTGAGAGCTCTACCTGGTATAGGGACGGCAGCTGCTATAGGCATGGGAGTAGCTGATATCGCTCAGGGCAACTATCTCTCAGGAGCTCTGAGCCTAGGTATGGGCGCAGCTACTATAGGTAGCTTAGCGCCAATCCTGGCTAATCCGTACGTGCTAGGAGCAGCTGCTATAGTCGGAGCTGGTTGGTTAGCCTATAAGGGCTTTAAGTGGCTCACTAAAAAGCGCTACTCTGAGCTATCTAAGCTCAGGACGCTCAAATACGGTATTTCCAGTAAAGAAGACGAGCAAATGCTCAAAGTCTACAACCTAGAGAAATACTGCCAAAAGAGAACTAGTAGTACGGGCGATACCTACGTCATCAAAGTAGATGATCAGGCTATGGCTGACATCTTAAAGATCTTGGGCGTAGATGGCAATAACGGCCAGCAGGCTCAGGGCTTAGCAGCCTGGTTTGAAAATAGATTCAAACCTGTTTACTTTGCACACCTAAAGGCTCTAAAAGAGATAGGCCTAGCTGAAGACGTAGATCAGATCGATAAGATCAAAAAGCCAGTACAAGCACTAAAGTTCCTATCTAGCGTAAAGATCTCTCCTAGTGTCTATAACGCTAGAGCACTGCCCTTTGCAGGGTCACTAGAGTCAGTCGTGTCACCTAAGCTAATAGCTGATACTGAGGCTAAGCTCAGAAGTGAGTATGAGTCCAAGCTCTCAGCAGAGGACAAAAAGAAGCTACAGGAAGAAACTAGCGATAAGGCGAAAGCATCTGGAGCTATAAGTAAAGCTCCGCAAGAAGCCAGTAGTGATAAGCTAAATGAGATCATGAAGACTAAAGCTAAGGTAGAAACCAAGAGCGATAGTCCTAAAGAGAGCATAGCCTCTAGTGTAGCTGCTCCTGAGAGCGATAAGAGAGTAGTCTCAGCCATGCTAGCTGCGAGATACAGAGCGTACGGCGTCACTAGCCTAGATGAGACCAAGATGATGGCGCTAAAGCAGCTAGAGAAAATAGCGCTAGCGTCCATGAAGAAAAACGGCACTCAAGTAGAGTGGACTGGCTCTATAGCTGATGACTTAAACGCCGCTAGGGGCTACTTTGGAGTATCTGCTACAGATGCTCAGCAAAATGCTGACTGGGCCTGGTGGTACAAAGAGAGGTTTATTCCTATCTTTGTTGCATACCTACAGCTAAAAAGTCACTACAAGAAAACAGCAGACATAAACGTAGCCTACAGCGATGAGACTAATACTCCTGAGCAAATGTACACCGTCGTCATGATGCTCAAGGGAATGTCTTCCTGCTGGAAGGTAAAGGAATCTCCCTGGCCTAAGTACAAGATCAACTTAGATCCTGATAGCCTACAGGGTAACCTCAACTACCTACAGGCTCTAAAGAAAGAAAAGGCTGCTGCTGAAGAAACTCGTGCAGTAGCTGATACTCCGGCTAATAAGACTAGTACCCAAACGAGTATAATAAACGCTAGTTATACTCCTAGCAAGATACCTACTAGGACCACTAGTAACTCCTATAGCCAAATAGAGACTATAGGCTCTGATGGCCTAGGGGAATCTGAGGCTAATAGCGCTAATCGCTCTATAGTCGCTCAAGGCGATCTAGCTCAGATACGCACTAGACGCGGGGTAACAGCTTGGGTGCACCGAAACTACAGAGAAAACTTCCAAGGCTTTATCAACGAGCTGGAAGCAACTGGATACAACATCCATACGCTGTATGGCTACTCCAATAGGACTATCAAGACTCCTGATGGGAAAGATACTGGTAGAAAGAGCTATCACGCCTATGGCGCTGCTATTGATATCAATCCTCAGCAAAACCCGTTTACTAAAGCCAGGCTAATTACGGATATGCCAGCTAACATATCCGAGATAGCAGCCAGGTACGGTATCGGCTGGGGTGGTAACTGGAGAAGCTCTAAAGACCCAATGCACTTTAGCATAGCCAAAGGTGAGGGCGGAGCTGTAGCCATAGATAAAAACACTACCAAAGTACCTGCCTTTAAAGACCTCACTAAGCCTAGCGATACAGCTCAGGCCATAAACCTAAATAAAGGTATAAACAAAGACAGTGCTAGTATAGCTGCTAGATCCAGATCTAGCGCTAATATAGCTCTAGGGCCTACTAGCCCAGCTGATGATAATAGACTCATTAAAACGAGCTATATTGAAAACAATTCAGGCAGTGATGGTATTGCATCACCTACTGAGCAAAAAGAGCGTGCAGCTTCTCCTGGTCCCTTTACGAGTGCTATGCTGCCTAATAGCCCTGACGGTGTAGGCGGACCCATGGGAGCACTGCTCACCCAGATAGCTAAAGGTGAAGGCACTACTGATGATAGAGCTAAAGCTAACAACTTTGCCTCTAGCTACGACGTAGTACTAGGCTATGGTAGATACGGCAGGCCTAATAAGCCAGTAAGCCAGATGACCCTAGCTGAAGTAAAAGCCTATCAAAAAGAGCTCTTGAGAAACTCTGGCGGCATGAACTCCTCTGCTGTAGGCAAGTACCAGATAGTGGGCAAGACCCTAAGAGGCTTGCAAGAGCAAATGAAGCTGCCTGATGATGCAGTCTTTAGCCCCAAGCTACAAGACCAAATGGCTATCAGGCTGCTGAACAACAGAGGGTTATCTAAGTTCCTAGCTGGGAACTTGTCCATAGAAGGCTTTCAAGGAAACCTATATCACGAATGGGCCTCTATAGCCCATCCTAAGACACATAAGCCTAAGCAAGGCAAGATAGGCCAAGGCACTACTCATGAGCAGATACAAGCTGCTCTATCAGGCCTGAAAGGCTCTGGGTATACACCGCCTCACGGCATGGCTCAGTTTGACAGAGGCCATGTACCAGATGAGCTAGGTAAGTACCAGACAGCAAATGCCAGTACTGGTCAGACTAGCTATGCTGCTCCTACAGCTACTGCGGCTAGTACAGCACCAGCTCCTGTAGTTGCTAGCTATAGGCCACCTAGCTCTATAGCTACTAGCTCTAGCCCAGCTAGAGCGCAGCCAGAGATCAGAAACTACGACAAACAGATCCAAGCCTCTATAGACTCTACTGTAGGTATCCTAACAGATAGCCTACAGGTACAAAAGGAGATCTTACAGGTACTAAAAGAGATAAAGGAAAAGGCTAGTGAGCCTAGAGCTCAGTACGCCAGCGATAAGCCAAGCCCTAGCAAAGCAGTACAGCCCATGGGTGTTAGCCCAGTGAGCTTACGCTCTAATGCTAGCTTAGTCTAATGACGTCATAGAGCCCTACCCTAGAGCCTCACAGCTCCGGGGTAGGGCGTTATGTTCGTCTTCATTCCTAGGGAAATAATTACTAGCTTAGGGGCAAAATCACGTCTAAACTCTAGATTTAGACTATGTTACAATTTGAAACATCACCCTTAGGATGTAAGTATGGGTAGTAGTAGCTATTGGGTATATTTAGGTCTTTAAGCTTTGTAGCTTCATTTTCTCTTAGTTCTGTAGTTTGAATACTCCTATTCAAACCCTAGTTAAAAATTTACTACGATAGTACAAATTAGTTGATCGCTACCCTTTTGGGGGTAGCGAGCGACTGAACGAACTGAAGCGAAGCGGAAGGGAGTGAAGGAGCGAGCTGGGGGCACAACAAGAAGAACAAGTAGATGTGCGCGTAGCTGAGAGAGTGAAGGTGAATGTATGAACCTGAACTATCGAACGAAGCAAACAGATACTCTAACTAGAACTCATTGCGAAGCAACAAGAATTGACTCTTAAGCGAGCGCAGCGAGCTTTAAACATACATACATACTCAGAACATTGTAGGTATAGATAGATAAAAATATACTAGAGAAAGTAAGAGAAATACAGGAAAAGAGAAAGAAAGATAGAAGAAAAGGATTAAAAAGAGCTATAAGAGAAAAGAAGAGTATGTAGCTAGGTAAGTATAGAGAAGATGAAAATAATCGAATAGAGAAAGATCTGAGAGGTAGATGTTTTTTAAGAGTAGAGATGAATAAAGAGCGTAGATATACCCTACCAGTAGACAGTATGGATCTACTGGTAGGGATGTATGACGTCATTAGTGTAAATACAGATATAGACGTAGGCTATAGCTGCTAGTACAGCTATAGACGAAGGATATGGCTGAAGGATATGCTTTGATCGCCTATTAGGCTAGTAGGTGAGTGTAGATGGATACTTTTTAACTTAAGGAGTAGGTATGAGTGATGTGAGCTTTAACAAGAGCTTATTTAACGACAATCTGACTGTAATAGGTAACTGTGTGGAATTAGCCAGTATGGTAGTAGCTAATATAGACAGTGATCTAATTAGCTCAGATATGGGATTAGAATTATTGAGAGAAGCTGTATTAGAGCGAGTACAGAAAGACTTTGGTATTAAAGGGTGATTAGGTATGTTGAGTATTGATACTATCAATAGAGCTATTAGAGTAGCTGAAGAGAGTGTTTTAGAGGGCAAGAGACTGAGGCCTATTAGTGGTAGTCCTCTGTTTGAATTGTGTCAGAGTACATATTTGTTTAACCAAGGACTAGTGGATACTGATAGCAACTATGTAGGAAAAGAGGAGATAGCTGCAGCTAGTGTAGAAAACTATAGTGAAGATAGTAACAATAGAGAACACAATAGCCAGCTGGACGAGCTAATAGGCAAGATAGCTAATAGCGCAAGTAGTCATCTGAGTTATGCTAGAAACGTAGTACTGAGTAGCGTAAAGGACTATACTGAGCGTGTGAGTAAAGACATAGCTGAGTATGAGCCTAGTGAGGTGAGCAGCTTTGAAGTGAGGCAGTATAGCTTGCCTCGTGTAATGGTATCTAGCCAGTTTGAGTCTGAGATGAAGTCTCAGATAGGCTATGGAGCTCTAGAGCCTAAGGGAGTGACTACGTATGGCAGTATGGGCGCTGATGAGCTATTTGGCATGATCCAATATGGCAGTAGTGACTATGACAGGATGATAGCTGAGTGGCTGCAGGGCTGTGGTACTGATGTGCTCGTGAGCGTATGGCTAAAGTACTGGATGGATCCCTTAACTAGCGGTAGTAGCGAGAGTGTAGGTGAATGGCTAAAAGACAAGGAAACTAGAGTAGATAGAGCATTAGCTCTGTACTACGTAGCTAGAGGCGTAAAGGTAAAGGTACCCGATGGGTCGGGTATGGGTCAAGCTGAGCTGGAAGAAAAGTGCAATGAGCACATAAAAGCTGCTATGTGGTACTTGCGAGCTGAATTGGAAGAGTGGAGAAAGCTAGTACAGTCTAACATACTGGTAATCAGTAGCAATAGCAGGAAAAAGCTGATTATAGTGAATAAGCCAGTATACAGAGACTGGATAAAAAATGGTGGTAGCAATGAGGCATTGCTAGGAGCTATGGTGCACAAGCTAGGCCTGACTACAGTGCAGCAGTACACTGAGAATATGGAAAAGTGTTTGAAGGCATGGAACACATACGTGAGTCTGAGTGAGACTGCTCATGCTAACAAGATCACTAATCAGTACTTAACTAGTCTAAGAACTCACTACGTAGCTATGCTCTCTGAGAGTACTGGAGATGAAGAGCTAATAAAAAAGAGTGCTAATCATAACCAAGAAGTACTAGATAGGCTAGAGAGAGAACTAGCTATTACTAGTAGTAGTGATATAGCTGACCTACCAGGTACATGTTTGAGGATCATGGCAAAAGCCAGATACTACTATACTGATAGCTATCAGATCCTAAAGGACATAGATGATGCATTAAAGGCAAATCCTGAGCTAGACGCTAAGCAGGCGGCCTTAAGAGCCACTATCAACTATGTGACTAGTTACCTCACTGCTCAGGTAAAAGTGGAGCCTGTATAATGCAGATATCTGCACTCGTGAGAGATAGAGTTAAGGTCCTCGCTACGCTAGTGACTAGGAGTGACAATAGCGTAGTGACTAAAACAGGCTGCAAGATATGCTATCCAGCTAGATTTGTAGAGAGATTTCTAGCTCAGACTGGAGTAGAGTCCATGTGTATAGGACTATTTCCAGTGATAGTAGAAGATAAGTACTACTCACTAGTAAACGTAAATGCGTATATTAGTCTAAAGCCTAGTAGGACTGAAGTAAGGCCTATACAAGGAGTAGACTACTACGTATTAGAGTTTGAGCCTGGTAGTATAGTCTTTGAAACTCTAGAGCTAGTACAAGTCTCAGATGTGATCTTTCGTCTCTTTGATGAGCTCTTTAGCAAGGGAAAGGTGCCCTGGTATATCGGATACGAGGACATGGGCTCTATCTTTGATACAGCTAGCACATACGCTGGAGTAAATGTAGGCTCTAACCCTGAAGTAATCCAATTACTGGCTGCTATTGTCTCTAGAGACAAAGATAATAGAACTACGTATTACAGACAGACAGTAAACTCTAGGAGCGATCTAGTCAATAGACCACCAGTATACATACCTCTAAAGAGTGTATACTACGCAGCTACTAGTACAGTAACTAAGCTAGCAGGCTCGTATTTTTCAGATGGTGTGACTTCAGCTTTGCTCACACCGAGCGATAGAGTCGAGCAAATCGAAGATATACTCAGAGCTTAAATATGTCTAATACTATCAAGTTTACATGCGCTAGCTTACAGCCTGGCAAAAAGGGTGTAGTAGCTAAAGATGATACTGGCTACTACGATATGGTAATAGGTGGGATGAATATCCTCAACTCCAAAGGAGAGTACTACGAATACGAGGCAGCTAAGTCTCTGTTTGAAAACTCTAGTGCCTTTATGAGACGAGTCAAAAGAGGTGCATTAAGAGGCGAGGTAGGGCATCCCAGAAAACAAGTAGGAGAGTCAGTAGATGCCTTTTTAAACAGAGTCTTGGACATATGCGAGCCTAACGTATGTGTACACTACTCTGAGGTGTATCTAGACTTTGAGAACTTTAAAAACCCTGATGGCTCTAAGATAGTAGCTATTAGAGCTAAGTTAAGACCAGCAGGGCCTAAAGCTCAATTCCTACAAGAAGCTATTGATAACCCCAAAGAAAACGTATGCTTTAGCATCCGTAGCTTTACTGACAACAGCTACTCACATGGCAGAGTCAATAAGGTACTGAAAAACATCATTACCTTTGACTATGTCAATGAGCCTGGTATCCATATAGCTGAGAAGTACAAGTCTCCTAGTCTAGAAGCTGTAGAAGAAACAGTCTTTAGTAAAGAGCAGTTTGACTCAGCTATGGACTTAAGACAAGTACTGCATCTGTCTACTGAGTCTACAATCCTCACTAAGGACGAGCTATATGCTAGCTTTGGCTGGACAGAAGCTCCTACGAATAGATACACTAGCTGGTAGAGATAGATATCAGAGATAGCGTCATAAAGGCCCTACCTCGTAAGAGGTAGGGCAAGTGTGAGCGAGAGAATCGAGATCATAAAGGCCCTACCCAGATTCACCTAAGAGTCTGGGTAGGGCTATATGTCGCTGACTATTAAACGGCCTCAAATAACTTTTAATTACTAATTATAGACTAGGACAGGCGCCAGGTATAAACTATACTGGCTATGCCTACTAGTGTGCAACTATTTCTGTTTGAATATGAATCAATCATTAAAGTTTGTTACAGTAGCTAATAAGCGGTACTCTGTCGATAAGCTACTGGCTATGGTGTCAGTCTTTCCTACTGTTCAGATGAATAAGGCTGATCTAATCGACACTGAACCTCTGATCATCAGTACTGATCTAGCTGAGCCTATCGTAGCTAACCATGAAGGCAAGAGCTACGTGCTCATTGCTACCAAGAACTACTCTAGCTGGGCAGGAGATGAGATCTCTTGCAGGCTAGCTACCAAGTATGCTCTCAAGTCAGCTCTGGCTGACGCTCAGTGGGAGAATACTCGTCACATACCTGTAGAGCTCAGAAAGAAAAGAGCCTACAGCCCGAGCAAGCCTAGCTCTGATCAATTTACTAGGAACTACGTAGATCAGTCTCCTAGGAAGATCTGAAGATAGGCTCTGCACAGCAGCTAGTCACAGCTAATCGCCGGCGATACACTAGCTGTTGTAACACCCAGTCATGTATAGCGAAGTGACAAATAGCTATACATGGCAATACTCAACTGCACCTTTAAAGGAGTAACATATGTCACAAATCTCTCAAAACGTACTGGATCTGTCTGAAGTAATTGCTAAGGGACTAGAGATCGATGCCAAGACAGGAGCCACTACTGTAGAAGAGGGGCTGTTTGAAAAGAGTCTGCCTGAAGGCATGACTGCTGATCAAGTCTCTAAAGTACACGAGCATGAAGCTGTCTTTGCTCAAGCTGCTGTACATGCTCTAGGCACTAAAGCATGTGATGTGATCAAAAAGCACAAAGAGCTGGAGACCGTGACAGCTGAGTTTCCCATGTCTGGCAAAGACCACTTGAATGTGTCTGTTAAGCGCGAACAGACATTCCCAGTACCTGGCTCTAGTGGCGAGAAGACTACCAAGTATGGCCACGTACAAGTAGCCTATAAGGCAGATGCCATGCGCAATGTAGGTCAGATGAAAAAGGTGATGGAAGACGTATCTGATCTCTTTGAAGCTGCTTGCAAAAAGTAAGTAGCTGCTAGCAGCATCCTGGGGCAGTAGTAATCTACTGCCCTACTTTCCCTTTTCTTTTTTTAGCCTATAGGGCATACCCTAAAATGATAATGGAGACTAATGGCGCTATTGCCGGTATCGATCAGGATTTTACGGGGCCGAGGAACGGCTCCCAGCATATGGACTATATGTCGCTAGCTAAGGCGATTATAGAGCTATGCACTGATACAGGCATGGTAGCTACTACTAGCATCTTAACAGATACTAGTTACCATACATCGATTAGAATCGATGTAAAAGATAATGGTAGATTAAGACTGACTATCTACTATAACTGGCACCACATCCTCACTCCAGTCAGTAGAGTAACTAGCTCTCCACAAGGGCTAAATAAGGTCATCAAGTCTGTAGGACAAGCTATCATCTATAGCCCTACTCCTACTACAAACGCTATTGTACAGACGATCCTGAACTATGTCAGGAGCAATGAATCAAAGTACATCGTCGAGAGCTACAACGACACTGAGAGTAGTGAAGTCTGGCTAGGCATGGACAAGATCAAGTCCAAGACCAGTATAGAGTTTATCATCTGCCAAGACGAGAATTGACGTGAAATAGGCCCTACCCATTCCTGCAAAGGTCTGGGTAGGGCCATATGCACGTTGTTTTAGTAGGTAAAAGTATACCTAGAAAAAGTCTGGTTGAAATAAATTTCAATTACATATTACGCTAGTGACTTGGGTGTAATGCCTAAGTCAATCCCTGCACTAATGACCACATCCATGGGTCATTAGTGTTTCACATCCTCTTATCTGAAAGGAGAATCATCATGGAAAACAACTTCGCTTCCGTCCCTGCCAAAATGATGAACCGCTGGGTACGGTTCGTAGGTGCAAAGGCCTACGAACAAACCTTCAACGGCAAGCGCTGGGTGTCGATAAAGACACTCAACAATCGCTGGTGGGCCAGCATTGAGGAAAACGGTGATCTTCTGATCACCGCCAAATCAGGGTTCGGTACCCTGATCAAAGGGGTTTGCCCTCTGGCAAACCCTGGAAAGAAAGAGTACGACCGTCTGTACTCTGAATTGAAGCTCTGGCTCGATAGGTACTATTGGGCCGTGTAAAAGAGTAGGACTAGCCAGAAATGACTAGTCCTATTTTTTTTTTGCTATTTCTGTAGCCAAGACTGGTAGCTACGAGCTAGCCTGATATGGTAGCTATTTCTAGCATAGCCTGCACCATTATAGTACCTGGCAAAGTTAGGCCAGTCTAGACGTTGCAGCGCCTCAAACATGGCGCTATTAGAGCGTATGAATGACACTCCTGCTTTTAGCTGCTCATGCTCAGACTCATGCATAGCTGAGACATATGAGTCTAAGCTAGAGTGACCAGCTCTCTTGTAGTTAAAGCCCATTACCTGAAAGAGACCATAGCTGGTAGATAGCTTAGCTATCTTTTCATTGAGCAGGCTAGCCGCATTGTAGCGTGAGTATTCAGCCATACCGCCTTTATAGTAAGCACTAGTCCATTGTTTATAGACTATGGACGGATATCTCTGGGCTAATATGTCAGCTTCATGTTTACCATACTCAGCTTGGTAGTACTTATAAAAGATATGGCCTTCATAGAGGATGACTGGATAGCCTTTAGGTAAAAAGCCATCTCCTTTAGACTCTACTGAGTATACTGCTTTTAATGCAGCTGGATGAATATCATTAATTAACGCTATTTCGTCAATATCAGATATTCTAATAAACATATAGTCTATTAATGGCCCTAATACCTCTTGAGTATGTTCATCATACTCTCCAGTAATAGGTAGGTCATTTTCTTTTTGATATTGCTTTAATACTTCTTGAGTAGTAATGCCGAATATACCGTCATAAGTAGATAATGGATTATCCTTTTTAGTAAATGCTGATAATCCTTTTTGTAATAATCTTACACTTTCACCTTTAGATCCTAGTGTTAATTTAGCCATAGTTAAATACCCATGTTGAAATAAAAAATAGTTCCTTATTATGCCCTCGAGTAGCACTGTCGCTACTCATTAACATAGGAGAGAAATCATGGTAGAGAAGCTGTTTGAAAAGTTCTTTGGAGCTATCAAGCATGTTGTTAACATGCCAGATAAGCTAAAGTATGCTACAATCGACAATGAGGCAGGCGTAGCCGTTGTAGAATACAACACTAATCTTAGTTTTTACAGCAGCATAGTGAAGCGCCATGTTGCTATTAGTGTAAGGCTGACGATACATAAGCCAGATAAGGACGGCGATATCATGATAGATATCGCTTTGCCGCTACCAGGCATCGATCAATGTGTCATAACTAAAAGCATTAGGAAACGTATCGAACGTGACCTTTTTGTGTCGACAACGGCTAGAGAAGTAAATAGGGAAGCTTTTAATATGGCGCTCGATGCTTCACGTACGATAGCATTCATAGAGAAAGTAAGTACTGCTAAAGAGGTACTGCCAGCTCAGCCTGAGCAATCAGACTATGACAAGTCACTGGAGAAGTTAGTTACTGCTTTGTCTATGAAGTATCAGTTTGTCAAGCTGGTAGAATCAGGCGACTTCACTACTCACTTTTTTGAAGACACTGAGACATATTACAGCTATAGCTCATCTTCTAATAAGAAAGTATGCTTTAGTGTAGTCTCTGAGTACGACGAAGGGTTGCTGAACGTGACAGTCAGGGTCTGTGGACCGGATATGCCTAAGCAATGCCTATATAAGGAAATCGTCATTACTCCTGGTGAGGATGCTGAAGACATTGCAGCAGCTGTAGCGGTAATCCACGATTTAGTAGAAAAGCTGCGCGACGTGCTGGATATGACCAGGCCTATGTGGTAGTATAACTACTAAGAGCAACGACGTGAAAATGCCCCTACCCATTCCCGTGATAGGAGTGGGTAGGGGCCATATGACGTCGTCTTTGATGACTGAGGCATATTGCTTCAGTTAGGGTGTCGTTAGAGTAGTATCGGCTACTCTAACGGCGTTTCATTAACTTAAACAAAGAAAGGAGTGTCTATGCTAAAGCAGCGTAATGAACTCAGTCTTTGGTTTTTTGAGTACGCCCGCAGCGTACTCGATAAAGCCTGGGCAGAGTGTGTTAAGCGCGATCAAAGCGCAGTACAGCCCTATGTAGGCTAAACTATAATTACTATTCTACCTATAGGTAGTCTCTACGTACAGTCTTGCAGACACTACTTGCTACAGCTAGGGTAGTGCGAATACCCTAGCTGTGTCTACCTATATTAAAAATAGCTGAGTGCAATCAGCTATACTAGTACCTGCTCTGCAAAGAGTCAGGATTTGTTTAACACTTAAATAAAGGAAGCTATCATGAACGGAACTCATGACAGCCTTAGCCTCTGGTTTTACGAATATGCACGCGAAGTGCTAAGTAAAGCCTGGGCTAACGGTGCGGGCAAAGACCGCATCATAGCGCCAGCCTACGACGCTTAAAACATATACTCTACTCACTCTTTAAGAGTGTCTATAGTCAGCCTAGCAGGCGCAAACTAAGTACTCACTCAGGGATAGCTGTAACTATCCCTGGGAGTATACCCTATAACAAACTCAGCTGGTTTATACCAGCTGTATTCGCCCCTGCTCTGCAAAGAGACAGGATGTCTTTAACGTTCTATAAAGGATCTAATTGACTTTTAGTGAACAGCTAAATCGCTCAGAAGCTTTTATCAAGCACGCGCAACGTGTCTATGATAAAGCTACACTAGAGCGAATAATAAAACGTTCGGCTAAGAATCCAGTCGTTCGGTTTAATTTAGCTATGTTGAAAAACCTAGCTAACATATAAGAAAATAGGCGCAGGTTTTACCCTGCATTAGTGGCAGGGATAGTGTCAGCTATCCCTGCCACAAGGGCGTCTCTGTCTAGACAGAGACTTTCATAACTCACTATAAGGAGATTTATATTTGAACATCACCCAGGCTTTAAGCCGTCATGATAGTTTTCTAGATTATGCGAGGAAGGCATATCTAGAAGCTATAATAAAGTCTAGAGCGAAACAACTGGCTTTGAACCCAGTAGTACGTTTCAACCTAGCTATAGACAAAGGACTAGCTAACAAGCTAGCAGAACTTAAGTAGGATATACCTACATTAGAGGTGAGGGTAGTTAGCGCTACTCTCACCAATACTGGAGTATTCATGAATAGGTAGATAGCTATCTATCCATGAGTGCTATTGAGTCTATTACTGCATTGAGCCTTATTGCTCAATGATAGCTACCGGCAGCTATAGCCGATTTATTAGTCTTTATCGACTTGTCTTTTTTGAAGGAGTTCATATGACTTTTTTGGAAAAGCTAAAGCACGCAGAGCCCTTTATCGAATACGCTCGTCGTGCATATAAAGAAGCTGCTGCTACTGCAAAGCAGCGAGAGTTTTTGCGCAGCCCCGAGGGGCTAGCCTCATTGGTTGTTCAGCGTAAGTACTGATAATACCAATACTGTTGCACTATAGTGCAAATAGCTACTAGCAGCTATAGCTAGTTCTACCCGTGGGTATACTGCAACTATACTCACGGGCTATAGTAATACTCTAGTCTACGATAAGAATAGTAGATTAAGAGTATACCTTCTTTAATCTTTAGCCCTGGTATTAGGGCATTCATAGGAGTAAATCATGTTCAAGAAGACTATTGTAGCTGCATGCGCTATTGCTTGTACTTTTGCAGCCAGCGCTCAAGAGAGCTTTGTAGTGGGTATTAGAAAAGCCACAGTAGAAGACGGCATTGTAGCCTTTAAGACCAATGAGCTAAAACCAGAGCTCTGGTATGATGTCAATGATCCGGTACTGAAGGCGTGGCGCAATTCTGGTCAACCTATGCCTGGCACTATGAAGTTAATTAAGGATGAGAATCCAAACAAGTGCTGGCGTCTGACGCATGAGAACATGGACGCAGTAGGCGTCAATACGGCTACTGGAGAGTCACAGAAAGGTACACTCTCGGCTATCGAGCGAGTAAATTGCAAAGAAAGGAGTCCATTCCCTATAGCTGAAGTCATAGGCAAGTATGTAGGCTATATCGAGCTAGTCCATATGGTAGACGCAAATACGCTAAAGAAGTGGCTCACTCCTAGCGCTGAGGCGGACGCCCAGGATGAGAAGTACTTTGAATTAACGGCGGCGCTCAAAAGAGGAGAGATCAGCGAAGATTACTACTACCACGATTCTGGCCTTAAAAGAGTTGATATGGGTAGGGTAGTTAACTACCCTTCAAAAGGCATTAAGCCTGTTGAAGTCTATATCCCTCGCAAGCTCTACCGCGATGCCTACAGCGTCTACGGTAAGCTGTATGGGTTTAGAAACGAGAACGATACCAGATGCTACGCGATTGGGTATAATACACCTATCGTAGTAAAAGAGGAGTTCCCGTATGTTGAGTTTCCATACATAGAAAGCTTCACCCCGGTGGATGAAAAGCTTTGTTACCAGACTAGCGCGGAAAGAAGGCTTAACGTAAATCTGCCTAATGAGACTCACTAATTAGGCGTGCATCGTACCGAGCAACGTTGATTCTGAAAGGATCAACGTCACATATAGGAGCTGCTGGGCACTATGGCCTGGCAGCTCCTATTTTTTTTGCTTTAATCTACCATACGTAGAGTCTGAGATAGATCGATTAGTCCATTAGCATATAGGCCTACAGCCTGAGTAACAAACTGGTACTGGTGTTTCTTTAGGTCAAGGACACCATCTAGGCCATGAGGGTGTACGACTACGTATCTATAGTCCTGACGTCTTAACACTTGTGTAGGATCGTACTGTAATAGGTACTCGTATCTATGACATATATCTATTACCTGCTGGCGTGTATAGCCATCAGGCTGCTGAGGCAGATGTAATCTCTGCATATATAGATCCATGACTATACGGTTAAAGAAAGGTGAGTATAGCTGGTACTTTTGAGCTATGGCACTAGGAGCGCTACGGGTAGGCTGAGGCAGCTTTAGAGTCATATACTCAGATACTGCTTTATCTATAGCCATAGAGCGCCTACGTAGCTCGTATGTATCAGTTAGTGTATGGCTAGCTACTGGCACTAGGATATCCTTTACCATATAGGGCAGGCCATTTAGCCTATGGCTCACTTGTACACCTGAGTGCTCCTCAGAGTACTCTAGCTCATCTTTGGCGTATAAGCACCCATCTACTACGATACGTAGTACCTTATCGTCTCTCAGATCAAACTTGTTGTTATTAGAGAGGTACCCATGCTCGATATAGCCTACATTACCATCAGATGTAATTTGCATGTCTTTATCGCATAGGCCAGTAAAGCGTATATGCACTTTTTGCTTGTTAGATGCTATTGGTCTTTTCAGGTACTTCTTGTTAACAATCATCACTTGAGGAAAGTTAACGAAGTAGTCTAGATCTTTAATTAGAGATCTACCATTTAAGAAGATATCTAACTGACCCATTGGGATTTGCATAGCTGAGTCAGCTATATTACCATTTACGTGGGTCATGGCTTGCAGGGTAAACTGCATCTGACCATCAGTGACATCTAGCTCTATGTCTCTAGAGATAAAGAGTTTATCACTTCTTACCATCGGGTATAGAGTCTGTGATGTATCTAGCCACTTATAGCTAGTCTCAGTGAGCTGTACTTTATCAGTATCTGTTACATCTTGCCACTTGTTATCAGGCACTCCTGAGACTCTAGTGCAGGCGTAGACTCTATAAGAGTACAGATCTGATAGATTTAGATCAGTAGCTCCATGATACTCCTGAGCAGATGTAGCTGGATAACCTGCTATCATCTCTACTAGGTCACAGTTAGCGTTATGGCAGACGTATTGAGGTCCTGCCCAGTGTGTATAGACTCCTAAGAGGAGCCCAGTATCATCATACTCGTAGGCACCAGCGCCGTATCTGAGCTTATAGGGCACCTCTATTACTTTAGTAGCGCCTTTCACCACAGGCTTTTGAGGAGTATCTGCTAGTACCTTAGAGATAGCATTATAGCCATAGGCTCTTTGTACCATCTCGTTAGTGATATCGCAGCAGCGTGATCTCATTACCTCAGTATAGCCACTAGACTCCAGTTTAGCTGCTTGCCATACCTCTACTGTAGAGTCAATACCAGACATGGCTCTCTTTAGGTCTAGGTCATTTAGCTTATATAGCTCATGGATACGAGAGTTCTCGTATACTAATGGTCTTTGCCAGCCACTATGACGGATATATAAGACACACACTAAGTCTTTACCATCTACTACAGCAGGAGCTTGAGGCATAGCCTGAAAGGTATTAGCGTACCTGGCTACATAGGTAGCTACTATCGAGTAGTCCTTATGCGTTAGATTCCTGACAGCATCGACATTGTTCTTATTGTAGTAGAGTTCCTTCTTCAAGTCTTTGCTATATAGGTAATAGTCTATATCGTCTTGATAGTCGATAGTGCCACTATTGCTGCCAGCATAGTGCAAGATGTACTTTAGCTTAGCATCTAGCTCAGAGCTAAAGGTATCAGCTTCTTTTAAAGGTATCTCTACTACAGCCTTAATAGATGAGTCATAGATGACCTCAACGCATGAGCCTATAGGAGCGTCAAACCAGGTTCTATATCTGACTCCATCTACGTGCTGTACAGCTTTACCTGGCTTAGAGCTATACGAGTCAAATTTTGATTTTAGACTATATAAATCAGTATTAGATTCTATTATCTTACCTGAGATATCTATTTTCTTTTGGATATGACTAGACCTATTAGAATTAAAATAAGCATTTGAATATAATCGAATATATATTTTCTCGTTATTTAAGTTTATAGGTAATTTAGTATTTACTTTTAGAGCCAATACGAGATTATGATCGAAGGTATATGCGTAATAGGCATCAAAGAGAGGGTAGTGATAACCTTTAGTCGTATAGACATCAGCTATCATGTTTTTCTCATTGCAGGCCTCTGAGATACGTACCCATTGGTAATGACGCTCAAAGAGGTTAAAGGCTGTAGGGTGTGTACCGCCTATCTGGTATACGTGCCATCTGTTAGTTTGGTCTGGTAGAGAGATATCCTGCCACATCAGGCGAGTAGACTTTAAGGAACCTATAGAGCCAGTGATCTTAGCTGGCTCTATGATCACTTGCATGTCTTGCCTAGGAGAGCACCAGACATTTTCCTTAGCGTGATTGACGATATAGTCGTAGTCCATGATCTTTACATTCGAGTTATCGTGAGAATAGCCCTACCCAGGAGCTACTAGGCTCTAGGGTAGGGCTCTATGACGGTATTTTACAGAGTAGTCTTTAGCTGAGCAGCTAGTGTCTTTAGCGATAGCATAAAGCCATCTTCTCCTTTAGAGCCTTTATATCTATCGCATATCTTAGATAGCTGAGAGATACGGTAAAAGCGATTAGCGTAGCAGCTATAGACCATCATGATAAATGTAGGTACGTGCTCTAGAGCTACAGCAGCTATCTCTCTAGCGTTTAAGCCCAGCCAGGTATTAGCTATCATAGTCACGACTAGCGCAGGAGATAGCTCATCTAGCCTGGGATTTTCAGTAATTACTCTAGCGTAGTGACAAAAGTCATCTATGTTAGCCATCTGAGGGTGTGCCTCTAGTACTGTATAGACTTCTTGAGCATCTACCCTGGTAGCTCTAGCTATACTAGCTACTAAGCGATCTCTATCCTTAGAGTCAAACTCAGAGTACTCGTAAAAGAAAGAGCAGTATAGGTAAGCAGCTAAGATATTCAGATACATCTGGTCTCTAGCATCTAGCCCGAATCTGCGTGTAATAGCCTCAGATACCCAGCTAGCATAGATAGCTGGCAAGATAGGACTCAGATGTTTAAAAGAGTCTGTATGCTTTTTGTACCAGTGAGAAGAAAAGATAGTCCTATACTTGGTAAACTCAAACTCACTAGAGTTTTTGATGATGATGCCGTCATTAGAGAGCCTTGTAGGCATAAAGCTGCGAGCATCTGACACTAGGTATGTCTCAGAGTCTGACTTTCTCACCTCTGCAAGAGACACTAGTAGTGGATGAGAGAAGATAGGTACACTCATCTCGTCTGCTGTACGTGTAGACAGCACCGTGGGCACTGCACCATCTTCAGGGATGGGCATGTTAATAGCTGGATCTCGGTTATTAGCTAATGCAAAGTTGTTTCTGAGCAGCGCCTGCTGGATAGCGCCTACTGATTTTGTCGTGATGATGCCCTGAGCAGCAGTGGTGTCATAGGCAAGAGCAAAAAAGGCCATTTGAGTGTCAGTCCTAGGTATAAATAGGTTAAAATTACTATGATTCTTTTTACCGGGCGCTTTTTCCTATTAACGGCACACTAGGGGCAGACGGCATAAACAGCCGCTGCCCCATATTTGCCGGCGATAGTCTCAGGCAAAAAAGTAACTAGAATCATGACCCTGTTAGAGTCGCCACAGCATCTTTAAACCATGCCAGTAGCGCTCTTTCAATAGTACTATTTAAAGAGAAATCTCTAGACTAAAATCAATCCATTTAAAAAGGAGTGACTAATGTCATACCAGCCCATTGTCAATGGTGCACCATTTTTCAATCCGCTAGGCACGCAAGACTCTAGTACCAAACCACTGGTAAGAGAGCCATATGCTCAGCCTACGCACTGCCCAAAGGTGTACTTTTACGCACAAAAGGGGCCCACTACTCCACAATTGGCAGTAGGGGGTTCCCGCGTGATGCTCTATGGTGAAGACACCTTTGACCCACGCAGTGACTACTTTAACCATGCAACGCTATTTGCCAATGGCTTTAACAGCAAAGGCAATACCTGCATGTACCAGCGGCTACTACCTAAAGATGCAGGCCCTGAAGCTAACCTATACCTATCACTAGAAGTATTCGAGACTCAAGTAGATGACTATCATCGCAACTCAGATGGTAGCTACGAGATCGACTCTAATACTAATCAGCCTAAAGTCAAAGGCCAAACAGCTGGCTTTAAAGTACGCTGGCTAGTCACTAACTCTGACTCAGTAGCCGATATGCAGGCTAAGTATGGTAAACGTACTGTAGAAACTGGTACCTTGCACACCAGCTCCAAGATCTATCCGATCATGGATCTAAAGACATCCTTCGTAGGAAAAGACGGCAACTACGCAGGTGTGCGTATCTGGGCTCCTACTGTAGGCACTGGTGGCAGCTTTGACCGCAGAGTAGTCAAGCAGCAAAAGGTGTACCCATTCAGAGTCTCAGTCATTCGCAAGAATCCCAAGACTGGTACAGCCAAAGTAACAGATAACATCTTTGGTGAACAATCAGTACTAGTGACCTTTAAACCCAAGGCCATTAACAACTATACTGAGCGTCAGATGTACATCGCTGATGTACTAGTGCCCTCTTACTCTAATACAACAGATGAGCGTTATCCGCCAGTCTTTGGTGACTGGGGATCTGTCCATGTGTACCAGGCTAACATCGATACGCTAATTAAGAAGTTCTACGAGAAAGAAAAGACTTTCGTAGATACTAACGCGATTACTGGCAATCATGACTTTCCGACAGCTACTGGCGTAGTGGATGGCGATGAGTGGCTATTTAACATGATCTCTGGCCAGACTCAGGACGCCTATCCATACCACACCTTTGTCTTTGATAGGACTGCTCCTGCTCAGAGCCTAGGTGAGTATGTAAACCTGTATGCTAAAGGCTCCAGTGATGGCACTATGAACAATACTGCCTTTGCTGCACTGGTAGAAGAGGCTGTAGCTGACTATCTGGATCCTAATAGCCAGGTGATGAATACAGCTCTACATATCGACACTGTTCTTTATGATAGCGGTTTTCCTCTAGAGACTAAGAAAAAGCTATTAGCCTATATCGCTGAGCGCAAGAACACCTTTGTGTTTCTCACTACCTACGAAGTAGGTGGCCAAAGAGGCACCGCTGGGGATGAAAACGCTCTAGCCACAGCACTACGCACTAGGGCTCGCTACTACCCTGAGTCTGATTACTTTGGCACGCATGTCATGCGCGCTTTAGTCATGGGCAGAAACGGTAAGATCCGTGACTCTCAATGGACGGACTACGCCCCAGTGCTCTATGAGGTCGGTGTAAAGAGCGCTGACTACATGGGAGCTGCCAATGGTAAATGGAAGCCCGGTAAGAGCTTTGATGGAGCTCCTGGCTCTATTCTCGACTATATGTACGATATCAACGTACCCTACACTAGCGTAAGCGTACGTAACAGAGACTGGGATGCAGGCCTTAACTGGGTACAAAGCTATGACCTCAAGTCTAACTTTATCCCAGCTCTGAAGACAGTGTACGATGACGATACGTCAGTGCTAAACAGCATGTTTACTGCACTGGCTATTTGCGAGATCAACAACGTAGCAGAAAGAGCGTGGCGCTACTACTCTGGCAATACCAAACTCACTACAGGTCAGTTAGCTGAGAGAATTGATAACTTCATCAGAGAAGGCTGTAATGGCAAGTTCGATGACCGCTTTATCATTGAGCCTCAGACTTACTATACAGACGCAGATAAAGCTAGGGGCTACTCCGGCACTACGGTAGTCAAGCTCTGGGCTAATTCTGGCTTTACTGTAATGAGCTTCTATGTTCAAGCTCATCGCATGTCTGATTATGCTGCTACTCGCTAACAGCTTTTAGCTAGAGTCGTATATAAGAGCTGATTGGATTATCGGTAGGTATATTCTCCGGTATTACCTGGACATAACTCGATTTAGCTATTAGTGCGGCTCTACTTTTTTATTTTGGTATTTAACTCTTAATAAAGGTATAAGCAAAATGCCACGCTTTCAAGACACTCTGCTCACGGGTAGAGCTTTCTCACGGGGCACCCAGCATCCAGTATTGAACGCTACGTATGGTGGTCAAATGGGCTATGCTCCAGCATGGGCTGAATGGGTGAGTAATGCTGCATATGTGCAGCGCAATATCATCCCGATCCTGCTAGAAGCTCCTGCATTTTTCCAAATGCTCAATGACTCTAATATCTGGGTCAGTACGCTAAGAGCTATGGTAGAGCTCCATCCCCTCACTATCGACGGCTTTAACATGGGCCTAGAAGTCGATACTGGTGAGACTCCAGTAGGTGGTGCTGGTGAAGTACAAGAAGAGTTCGTAAACGTAACACGGCAACGGTCTAACCCAGTCTTTACGTATAACGATAAATACGGCAGGCCCTTCCAGCGCTTCTTGGAGTATTGGATCACATACGGCATGATGGATCCAGCCAGTAAGGTAGCCAATATTGGTACGCTACAAAACTATCCGACAGATATGCTGCCGGATAGATACGCCATGACCTGTATCTTTATCGAGCCTGATCCTACTCACCGCAAGGTGATTAAGACGTGGCTGTGCACCAATATGTTCCCCAAAGGAACTGGTGATATTACTGGCCGTAGAGACATCCGTAGCTCCTTGCAAATCCCTGAACTGTCTATTAGCTTTACAGCTTTGACTCAGGTAGGAGCTGGTGTAGACCTGCTAGGCCAGAAGATCATGGACTATCTGAATATCACTAACGCTAATCCTAACTTGCGTTCAGCCTTTATCCAAGACATCGCTAATGACGTCAAGGCAGTGGAACAAGGCTATAAGGCCCGTATCGACGAGCTAGCTCAAGACGCTCAAAACGTAGACGGTCAAATCGGCTAATACTAACTATTGAAATAGCGTCATAATGCCCTACCCAGATTCACCTAAGAGTCTGGGTAGGGCTATTTGACGTCGCTATAGATACTTGCTTACCATCTACGGTATGCCCAGCCGCTATAGTCTTGCACTGCTGAGCTATTCCACTGCTGAGTGACTCTAGCAGCTTTTCTTTCTTGCTTAGTTTGTTTGACCTGAGCTATCAGGTCTTCTACTGTTAAGGCGGCTTGTGCTGAGTGATCTAGTCTTGATGCTATTGCTCTGATTTGAGACTCTAGCTTTTGCTGTAGGTACTCATTAGGTTCATTTTCTAGCTGCTTTAGTAGGGTAGAGACAGTAGCCTGCATAGACTGCTGCTCATTCCAGTTAGAGCCTTTACTGCTATTGATAGCCTTTCTATGCTCTAGTAGGATAGAGGTAGTATCAAAGCCATAAAAGGATAAGTTCTTGCCTTGAGTGATCCACCAGTAGCCTAAGAGCCACGCAATACAAAAGTCATCGTGCTCACCAGGTGGGTGATCTACTCTACCATTTCTGATTTGTAGAGCTAGTACCTGATTGATGGTATCTGAGTCTTTGACTAGGTGGCCAGCCTGATGGGCAGCTGCCTGTAGCGTCTTTGAGTATAATTCAGATCTGGATGTGATACCAGATGAGCTAGTAGCATAGCCAAAATGCTTTTTATACTTGACATAGATGTCTGAGGCTCTTCTGCCCATAGGCACTTGTACCTCTTTAAAGCGATCTGGGTTTTCTTCAGCGTCATTAACGACTCTGTTAAAGAGCACTGCGTATGGGTCTATGCCGTTAGCGGGGAGCGTCAAGAGCAGTTGATCTAGTACAGTAGAGCCTGTAGAGCGTCTCTCTATAATACCTCTAATAGTCGAATACTGGGTAAACCAGCGTGTCACCCACTGGCTAAAGGTAATGATATTAGTATCGTTGTACTTACCCTGAGCTATGAGCTCTGCTGATCTAGGATCAATTAGCCGCATGGCTATATCGTCACCGCCTGAGGCGTCTGATGTATCCATGCTCATGACGTAAATACCACTAGATAGCCTAGTAGCTATTTGTTCTTTAGGTATATACCAGTTAGTAGTATATCCTTCAGGGCTGATCTCGACATACTCAGGCTCGGTCTCAGACTGCCTGATACGCTCCATAGTCTCGATAGGCAGGGGCGATGACATAGAGCCTGAGGTCCATCTGTTAAATAGATCTCTGTCTATTTGCTGCTCATCATCGCCTGCCATTTCCTCGATCTTTCTAGCTAGCCAGTCGTCATCGTAGCCTAGCTGATTGTGATTAAAGATAATGGAGACTCTATAGTAGCCTGCATGATTAGCAGTTTTGATCTTGTTAGCTACAGATAGAGCTCTGGATGCTGAGCGTATCATACGCTCTAGGTCTTGCTCATCTTTAGCATCTAGGTAAGCTTCTTTCCAGCTAGCAGCTGATGATAGTAGGTTATAAAAGTACTTGCCTTCTCTAGTATCCTTTTTACCAGCAGTAGTAGTAAAGATAGTGCCGTATGGCTCGTTGTTTCTAGCTGCTCTGTCTCTAGCGTCGTTTCCAGCCATGAGAGCTGCTGGTATGGATATATCAGCATTAGACTGAAATGGCCCCTCATCGTCTAAGAAGATAGGAGAAGTAAAGCCACGTCCTACCTTATCAGCAGCTTTAGGTGATCCTTGAGGCACAAAGACTCTAAAGGCGTTTGATAATGACTTTACTGTAATCATCTCTGTGTTATTAGCATCTAGCTTAGTTCTTTGCTTCAGATAGTACGGCAGCTCTGAGTCCATGTCTTTTAGTCTTTGTACTTGTTTAGACCTCAGAGAGTCATCTTTAGTGAGCATGTTGATATCAGTAGCTCTACAGCGTATGTTTAATAGCCACGTCACTAGAGCATCTACTGATACAGATTTACCTGTTTGACGTATCTGGATTAAAAACGTCATTACGTGGTTCATAAAGCACCAGTATAGAGCTAGATTACCACGATTGGCTCTCATGGGTACAGCGTCTTCACCTGAGCCTGCTGGTATACGAGCTATTTCTCTAAAGTAATACCAGGGATTGATCTTGCACTCTACAGCCACTGCTGTGCGGTCTTCCATACTCAGGTTTTCATCAAAGGGATCGACGTCCTTTAGACGAGGATTGATGAGAGCTAGCGGCCATGCGTGATTAGTTACACCCATGTAGCGGTATAGGCTCGCCATCTCTAGCCAGCTACGATTAGTAGTATCTAGATGTAAGCTAGCTGTAGGGTACTTAGCCCAATCTTTAGCAAATAAAATCATATCTGTATACTCTAGTCATTAGTACATAGTAAAATATCACGACATAAGGCCCTACCCGGACTCTACTAGGAGCCTGGGTAGGGCAATATGACGCTGTTTATCATTTTATCATTTCTTAGGCATCTTAGCTGCTATTGTTTCTAGATAGGCTAGAGTGAGCATACGCTTTTTATGCTGCGGGCTAAATAGCCAGTAGCCTGTATCTGGCAGGTATACTGGCTGATCTAGTATAGCTCTTAGACTATCGTCTATATCTCCATTGGTGCTAGCAGTGATGCGGTATACCCTAGCTATCTGATCTGGTACGTACCATCTGCTGTATCTCACACGAGACTCAGATACGCTCATATAGACTATTAGCTCCTTGCCAGCTACGCTGTATCCTATTAGTTTTTCACTACTGTCATCTATGTCCTTTAGCGGCTCTACTATAAACGGACCAGTTAAGTATCTGATCAGTCTCCAGTATAGGCTAGCTAGTAAACTACTCTTGCTATCCATAGGCTAGCTCCTGGCATAGTGAGCTGATGTATAGGCTCTAATGACTAGGTATAGTAGCACAGCAGTACGCACTGATACCTGTAGGGACTTGTTCTTAGTAGCTCCTGATAGAGCTACTACTTTCTCTCCTGTATCTCTGATCTCTAATAAGAGATCACCATAGCCCCTAGAGGCTGTATATATTCCTTTTAGTCTAGAAATCAGTGCTGGCAAGTCACTCGATGCTTTATAAACAGTACGAGATGATGCCGTATACTCAAAGGAGTGTAGTATAGTCTTATCTATTAGCTCCTTGATTTCAGGGCCTGAGTAATATAGATAGTTATTGCTGATCCACTCTAGCGTATGTCTTACTAGCTTAATAGGAGCAGCAGGCACTATAGCCTCTAGAGCATCTAGTATCTCATCTTTGATAAAGGATCTAGGGTCAGCCACTACTGAGTGTAGATACTGAGTGTACTTTTGCAGGCCATTGACTTTGTCCTTTAGGATGTAGTCACCGTCAGCCTCTAGTAGCATCCCTGTAGTTCTGACTCTATTTCCCTTTAGTTTCACTTCAGCAAATAGAGCTGCTATGTTTTTCATCAGTTTCTTGATTCTACCCTGAGTGTCATTTAGCATATAGACTATCTCAGTGTCTGGAGAGTAGTTAATCAGTGTTTTATAGTGAATACTCTTAGGAGATATTAGCTCATTACACTTAGCCTCGAGGAGTGCCTGCCACGAGCCATACTCCTTAATAGAGTATTTATTCGTCATCTGAGAGTATACAGCTTCACCTAGTTTTGGATCTACTGGGTATGGAAAGAACCTATAAAGCACTGAAGTAATAAACCTGTAGTGCAGGATTAGAGCTATCTCCAGACATACTGCTTGCTTGACTCTATCAGGTAGCTTTGAAGTAAGGTATACGTGAATGAGCCAAAAACCTAAGTGGTTTAGAGTATCACTAGCTACATTCCAGTTAGGGTCTATAGCGGAGCATTGATGCAAAGCTTCTTCTAGCTCGAACTCATCTATCTGGCATACATCAGAGAAGAATGTATCACGATCCTTGGAAGTAAACCTGACTACATGCACTCCTGTTAGGTTACCGCCAAAGAAAGCCATATGCTCAGGGTTTTTGGTCATAAAGGCTATACGGTATTGCCTAATGGCCTTAGCTAGCTTTTCATTTGGCTTTAGATGACCAGCTAGCTTTGACATTACTTCTTGTATCTCGCTAGTCTTTTCGTAATAGACTTTCTCTATAGCTAGGCTGTTCTGAAAAGCTAATAGGTCTGGCTCAGTATAGCTGTACTCTTTTTCGTATCTGTAGTTAAGTACATAGCTCATGCTTTTGCCTTACGCTCTTTGAGATAGCTAAATAGCTCAGGCACTCCTAGCACTACTTTGATCTTAGGATGAGTGTAGAGCTTTTCCAGGGCTACTTCAGCTTCACTTGTGATATAGGGGCTAGCGTACTGCTGAGCTATATTTACATATTCTAGCTTTACATCGTTAGCAGTAGCTGATGAGTAATAGGGTTTATTCGAGATGACTAACACCATCTCACTCTTGCCTACATCTGCTGCATCTTCTAGCTTAGATACTGTCTCAGGCTCTAGAGCCTCTTCGATCTCCATGGACTTGACGATCATATCTGGATCGTCCATATCTTTCATGGCTGAGTCAGCAGTAAAGTCGTAATTATCACCAATAGCTACTCCTGGGTCTTGAGCGACTATATAGTCTAAAATAGCATTTAGATTAGTCTCTGTATTGACTAATGACTCACTAGAGTGCTTATCTATCTTTGATGACTCAGCTAAAAGAGCAGTATCAGACTGAGAGATATCATCAGGGATATTCTTTTCTGTAAGGACTGGCTCTTTAGCGTAATATACGTTTAAAGCTTTAGTAAAGACTTCTGATAGAGGGCCAGTTATCTGGATTATCTCTTTCTCACCTTTACCTTCATCATAGGTAAACTCATTACTGCCAGTACCATCAGCAGGAGTATTAACAGTAGCTGACGTAGTAACAGTAGCAGTAGACTGCTGGCATGAGGCACAGTTTTCCTGACTAGCACTACTAGTGATTGGCTTTACTGGCTCTATGACAGTCTCGGTGACCGTACCGTCTTTGTTTACATGAGTTCTTACTTCTCCTTGGCTGTATGTAGGCTCAGCAGACATAGGGTCAGCAATTGCCTCATCTTCGTCTTTATATAGGTCAAATAGTCCCGACATACACTTGGTATCCTCGTTTAGCTATAAGTGAAAATAAAGAAATGCCGGCATACGAGGCTACTAGGGCCCTACATGAGTAGAGTCCTAGCAGCCTATTAACGATAAGTGCCGGTCATCATCCGGGTAAAACGCTCAAACGATTCTCTATCGTTCATAAAGGCTGTCTTCTGCCATACAGTCTTTATATACTCCTGATACATCTCTTCAGCGTCAGAGTATGAATCTACTATTTCTTTAAATCTACCTATTTCAGCACCGCCCTCAATGCGAGCTCTATCTAGTATAATCGAATACTCATTGTAGATATAAGACTTTACTGCTAGCTCACATAGTCTAGCAAAGGCTGGGTAGCTCCTTACTTGTAAGTGAGATAGGTTTTCATCGTTAGAGAGAATACATCTTAGATTGCCAGATGCTGATTGTAGTATAGCGTTTCTGACTAAGACAGTATTCTCACCGATTAGCTGCACTTTAGCTGTAGAGACCATAGGGATGCCACTAGCAGCATCTACCATAGCTCTACCGGCTATATTAAGATCAGTGACTGAGCACGGATCGTACATACCTACCATACCTGCTTGAGCTATCATGGACTTTGATGCGTAGCTCAGACTCAATACGGACGTAATTGTTCTACCACCAGTCATGCTCTTTGGGATATGGTAGATAGTAGATAGCATATCTGTTTCTACTATTTCTCTATGGGCATTGCCTAGTGGTATTATTACTTCAGTACCACCTACTAGGTCGCAGTCTGTCATGACTCGGCTTCTCAGGACTCTGTTTAATACTTGTTCTTGCCAGCCTATAGGCTCTTGCCTGAATAGGTACGTCTTAGGAGCAAATACTTCTATTAGGATAGCTTCAGGTATACGGTACCTGATCTGGGCGATAGCATACTGGATAGGCGACATAATCCTGCTTTAAAAAAATTTCAATTACATATTACGCTAATGAGTGAGTCTGATACTCAGTCAAAGCATACGCTAGCACGCAGCGCCTGAACATGGCTACGAGTTAGTATACATTCACCCTTACTTAAAGGAGATCATCATGTTCGCAGCTCTCATCACTCTCGTTGTCTTGTTCAACGCCTTTATCGTGTTCGCGTTCTACGCGTACCGTGAAGGAAAGTTGAAGTCTACTCGTGGGTGGTCTAATGAGGATCGAAAGGTCCTCATGTACTTAGTTCAGCAGCTCATGGTGCTGAAAGGGTACAACGTCATCAAGCGGCGCCATTTGCCGCTGATGGCATACCTCGACAAGCCCGTGCTTGTCGGCACTGCCGGTAGTTATGCCGGCGGATACGATTCTGGAAACCAGAGTGTCATCATTGGCGCTTTGGAAAGCGGTATCGTAACACTGGGCCATGAGCTGGCCCACTGGTGCCAGCCTGGCATCAATGAGGCAGGTTACGTGCCTGCCTACACCCTTGAACAGGACGAGGCTAAGGCCAAAGAACTGTACAAGGCCGATCAGCATGAGATCGAGGCACACTCGATCGGCAACATGCTGATGCTGGCAACGGCCTTCAGATTCAGTTTGTTTAAGCTGATGCGACTCACGAAGGAGGGTCGTGCTGCTATCAAGGCATGGGAAGCCATGCCTTGGGACGAATCTCGCTCGCGCGGGAAGGTGGTCAGCACTAATTACAACATGTGACTGACTGATAGTTAGTGTGTGGCGGCCTTACGGCAGCCTTGCGCTAACTACTCTCTTTCTTTTTTCTAGGAGAAAACCATGAAAGCAATCATCACCTTTATCCTTTTTGCATTTACCCTGATGGGCGTAAATGCTGAAGGCCTGAATAACAGGCAAGAAATCATCCACTGGATGAGAGGTCATAATCCCTCATTAACCGTCATGGAAGCTGGAAAGATAGTGGACAACGCCTACTACTATTCCACTAAGCGTGGCCTGCAACTTAGCTACGTGTTAGGTGTGATAAGGGCTGAATCAGCCTATGACTACACTGCTAGTAACAGCTATGGGGCCAAGGGCCTCATGCAGGTAGTGCCCAGGTACCACAAGGACAAGATAGCTAACAGAGATGTGCTATCTATCCCCGTGAATATCGAGGTAGGTACTAAGGTGTTAGACGAGTGCTTGAAAAAGCACAAGAACGACGCTTATGACGCTTTGAGCTGCTACTCAGGTGGTGCTAGACCTAAGTACCACCTAAAGGTAGCTCTGGCACAAGCCGCTATCAAGCGGCTAAGTGACAAGCCAGCTAAGGTAGTAGTAGCTAGCAATAAAAAGGCAGAACCTGCCAAGTCTAACGCAGCTAGGTCTAGGAACAAAGGACAAGTAGTACCTAACCTGGATCAACCTGATAACAGGGATGTGCCTGAGAAAGAGAAAGAGCGGCAAATGCAAGAGCAGTTAAAGAAGATCAAGTCTCAAATAGCTGCTAACGATAAGATCTATCAGCTATTATTGAACCTAGGATTAATCAATAGCTGATATTGAAACTAATAGAGATAGTAATTAAATTAATGATTATTATCTCTATTTTTTTTTTGGTATTAACTAGATTTTAATTCGATATTATTAATTCGAGATTGGCTAATAATCTCTTTTCTTGTTCGTTATTGGAGAAACATTTACCATGAATAAAATTGGTACTATGCAGGTATACGCTTGCGGCGGGGCTGGTATTAATATCAGCAAGTTCTTTAACCAGTTCGCTAGTAGCACTAAAAATAAAGGCGCGTATTGTGATATCAATACAGTCTTTATTGACACTAGCTTGGCAAACCGTGATGCTAGCTTAGACGATAGCTCCTACTACCACATCGAGGGGCTAGACGGGTCAGGTAAGATCAGAGCTCAGAATTATCGGGAAATCAGTGAGTCTGTAGCAGACATACTGCTAAAGCACCAGCCTGCTGATATCAATATCGTAATCAGTTCTCTGTCTGGTGGGTCAGGTGCTACTATCTCTCCTGCACTGATTAGTGAGCTGCTAGCTAAAGGCCAGAATGTGATCGTAGCTGGTATTGGTAGTACCGACTCTCGTATCGAGATCGAAAATACTGTCAAGACTCTCAAGAGCTTTGAAGCTATTGCCAAGCTGCGTGAAAAGCCAGTGGCTCTCCTGTACTACGAAAACAACGAGACTACCAAGAGGCAAGATGTCAATACTCAGGTGCAAGGAGATATCGTATCTCTAGCAGCACTCTTTTCTCGCCAGCATGTCGAGCTGGACTCAGCAGACCTCACAAACTGGATGAGCTACCCTAAGGTAACTACAGTAGAGCCTAAGCTAGTAGCTCTGAAGTTCAGCAATGGTCCAGTGCAGGCTAACAAGGCTCATATCCTCACTGCTGCTACTCTAGCCTACGAGGGTATGGCTACAGCCTTAGGTTCCAGTGTAGACTATCAGTGCGTAGGTTATGTGACTAAGGAAAACGAGTCTAACATCGCCCTGAAAGAACCATTGCACTTTCTGCTCATTGATGGCATCATCATCGATGTGTACCACAAGTACGCTAAGCTACTAGAAGGTATTGATGAAGTCAACCGTGCTAGGAAACGTACAACAGCAGCTATCGTGAGCATGAATGACAACGTACAAGATGACGGCCTAGTTCTGTAAGGACTAGGCCGCAGCGCTAGCTACGGTATCGTGCTGTAAGACACGATGCTGCATCGAAGATACGGGATAGTCCTACCCAGACCTAGCTATCTTGTAGGCAATGACGTCATATAGCCCTACCCTAGAGCCTCACAGCTCCGGGGTAGGGCCTGTATGTTTTTCTTTTTCATCTATAGGAGATAGGCTAGCTATGTCGATATACATAGCAGATGTAGACACACTGATAGTGCAGATAAAGGCCAGTGTCCTCTATGAGCTAGAAAACGACTGGATAAATCCAGCAGTAGCTATTGAGGACCTCTTGTTTTCTTTCTTTGATTACGCTCTAAATAGAGCCCTGCTAGAGGAGTACAACATAATTACGAGGCAAAGCCATGACCTAAAGGCATCTTTCAACAATACGTACTGCTCTCATAGGCAGAGTATCAGTGCGTATCTACTAGGCAAGCTCGGTACTGTGGCTATGGAACAGCTAAATGGCCAAAGAGTATCGACTATGTTCAACGGACAACTCCTTTTTATTTCAACATGCGCATCAATCTAACCGATAACGATATAGTCGATCCAGATGAGCTACTAGAGGTAGTAGATGAGACTTACATTGAAGACTGCAAGGATGAGGCGTTTGCGATCAATAGGCTATACGGGCAATACCTAATGCCTAATCCTGCTGGCATATATACCAAGCAGTCGTTATACCCAGTAGTAAGACCCGATATGAGGGTCTATTCAGCCGCTACTGGCAAGAGGATCTCAATAGCTGATATAGCCAATGAAAAGCAAGGCGTACTAGACTCTAGTGGTAGGCTATGTATAACAGCCCGGCAGCTAGCAGGTAAAGATACGCTATCCATGAATGGCTACTATCCAGTCACGGCTATGCGCCTGATATGCGCTAGAATAACTCAGAGTCTATACAGCTACAGCAGGGTACTAGTGCCGCAGACTCTAGCTACGAACAATATCGTCTATATGGGTGATGCTCCAATAGATGAGATCGACGAGTATCTAGACTTTGTCTTGAGTGCTAAGCTGGGCAAGATAGAAGAGTGGGTATGTAAGGACTTATGGCGCATCTATACGACTAGTATAGATAGGTGCGCTGTAAGGATAGAAAAACGAATGGACTATCGTATCTACGATTGGCATAGGAGAGAATATGACAAACGACATCCAGAGCTATGGGAATGATACTGTTGTAATCATACCTACAGCTGATGTGAGGACTCTAGTAGAGTCCATGATAAAGAACTACCTAAGAAGCAAAGGCATGCCTAGTAGCTTAGCTGCTAGTCTGATCTTGCATGAGAGGAACCAGACTCTAGGCAGTATCGTCACTGACGTGATCCTGTCCACTATCATGGACATCAAAGACTCAGGATATAGCGCTCAGGCTGTGATCCATAAAGGAGCGTATATGAAAGCAGTAGCCAAGCTCTCAGATATGATCATAGATCTCTTAAACGAGTTTAGAGGCTATGAGACAGACTACATGGAAGTAAAGGAGTTTATAGCCATGCTAGAGTTTGAGATAGAAGACAGCGTGATCAGAGCTTTTAACGGCTGTAGCGCCTTTCCTACAGAAGCTAACTTTATCAGAGCAGATAGAGTCAACTACTCCAATCCAAATACGGACATATGCGTGACCATGCGAGCATGATCAAGATAGTAGACTTTACTAGCTTATGTGCGAGCTATGCTGCAGGCCTATTTGACCCTATGAGTAGGTACGTCGGCTTCAGTGAGGCTTTGTACTTCGCATACTCGGATCAGGGGCAAGTGCTATACTGGGAAAGACTACAAGAAGATCTAGATCAAGACACTAGTGAAGAGTATCTACTACAGCTAGACACTAGCTACGATCTCTTTACTAGTACTGTGCTTAATCAGTACTTGAGTTTTATTGATGACTCGCAGGAGATAGGCGTTGACTGGGATATGGACTTTAGCGCAGGCTACGGCAAGACCATTGTACGCTATAATCCCAGATGAAAAGTGTACATTGAGTAGCATAGCAGCTATACTAGCTACTGAGGAAATGGGCTACTGTAAATCAGACATGACTCCAATATTTAAGCTCATCTTTGGCAGTATCGATCAGGTACTGCTAGGAGCCACTAGAGCTGAAGAGATAGTCATGATGCTGATAGAAGATATCTTTCCAGTACTAGATGATGACCGTATGGCTGTGCAGGCTAGAGTCAGCCTAGATGCATGTATGGTCTTTTTTATAGACTACTGGATAGATCAGTTAAGACAATACGGGCTAATAGAGCATGAGCGTTTATTCTACGATTATGAGGGATGTCTACGAGATGGTAGCATTATCTTGCGATACAGTGGTGCTGATCGATATACTGCCTATTAGAGATATACTAGAGGCAGTAGCTGGCATCATCGAGGATCTGGATGAGGATAGGTTTTTTAAGGCATGTGAGGCTAATTTGGATCTACCCCTAGATAGGGCTGTTAGATCCTTTATCATAGATCCAGGCGGCATAGATGACGAATGGATGGTATTTGCTAGCTTGGCTGATGTCAAGCTAGTAATCAGATCTTTAGCCCAGGCCATGAGGGCCTATAGGAGCTATAGGGCAGATATAGGAGAAAGACATGGATACCCAATTGCAGTACGAGCAGGCACTAGCTACATACAGGTCTATCTATCCCACTCTAGAAAGACTGCATTCGAGCTATAGAGCCTATATAGAGCATAAAGAGCTCTATACAGTAGTAGATGCTGGTCGAGCTCTATCAGTGCTGCAAGAGCACTATGGAGCTGAGCCTATTAGGCGTACTCAGGCTAAGAATGCCCTATCGGCAATAGCCACTCAACATAGCGACAATGATGCTGAGTGGCTAGCTAGACTCACCCAAATAGCTCAGCCTGATGAGCTGCCGTACTGGATACTGGCAGCAAATACAATCAAAGAGGAGTTTACTAAGGCTGGCCTCTACGCTAGAGTGGGGAGTAGGCTATACTTTCCCTATTACGTGGAATATGCTATTAATACTAACCTCTACCTCTTAATAGACATAGTAGAAATTACTCAGTACTTAAAGGACATGACTCAATATGGTATTCAAGATAAATCACTATTATAGCTTTTCTACTATAGCTGCTAGTGTACTAGGGCAAGAGCACAAGAGGCTCAAGCTCATAGCCATGGGTGACTACAAGACTGCTTGCAGCTATGACGATATTGACGCTAAGAGCGCTAACTTAGCGCCATATCTGTCTACTGATGGATCAGCTATAGACCCACTAGCAGATACGTACCTGATCTTTACAGCTGAGTCTGGTCAGACTCTAGTATTTGCTCTGAGCTGGATCAATCAAGACACTATCAGCCATAGCAGCTCTCAGATCGTACATCTATCTATAGCTGATGCCTCAGCTACTGATGCTGAGCGTATCCGTCAGATACTGGCTCTGGCTGGCTACAATAGAGTCACTAGCAGAGTAGAGAGTCTAGGGTGACTCTCTTTTTTTTTTTGCTGCTAGATACTCATGTGCCTCTAGCAGCTCTCAGATGCTGTCATCAAAGATGACAGCGCATGAGGCGATACTTGCTAGAGCCTCATAATGAGCCTATAAGCGATTTTTTCATTTGACGGCATATACCCCTACCCAGACTCTTAGATGAATCTGGGTAGGGGCTGTATGACGCTATTACGCTATTTCTCGTATATCCTAGTAATAGTCACTCACTAGAGTAGTTACTCTATCGTTCATCATGTTTACTCCTAGGGTCTGAGCGATCAGGTAGTAGATACGGCATAGCCTCACTACGATAGACCTAGCGTCGATTACCTCTCGTAGCTCCTGGGGCATCCCGTGTACTGACAGTATCGATACTGGCACCAGTATAGTCTTCAGATTCTTCTTGTTGTGCTCAGCTAAAAATAGCTGCAGTCTTTCAGCTAACTCTCTATCTGCCATACCTGATAGCCATTGTAATAGCTGCGTATGTGTCGCTATACTAGTAGATACTGAAATAGTGTCTACTGGTGGCTCTCCCGCATCTCCGTACTTTGGTGCAAATACCTGTTGCCACAATAGCCAGTAGTAATACGGAGACTGATCTATGCTGGCGTGATAGGAGTCTTTGGTCTTGATTACTGCATTGCGGTAGTAGCTACGGTCTCCTGAGAGTATACCAGCACTCATGTTACGCTCTATATCAGCTATTTTCCTAAATACCTCTATTAGGCTGATCTGACCACCAGCTAAAGTAGTGTCCATGATAGAGTCCATGAGCTCGTTAGCAGCTACTACTAGGTGCCTAGGTATATTCGAGTTTTTCAGGTGTACTCCCTTTCTCTCACGTTTGAGCTTAGCATATACGTTTCCTTCTTGTACAGAAATACTCGCGTAGTAGTGCTTGTTCACTAACGTCGGTACAAATACTGGAAAGTAAAACTCATTTTTCATGGCTATTAGCCTCAAGTTCTTTTTCGCTACTCCAGCATTAGCACTCATCCTAGCTAGGATATGGATGATGTCCTGGCTAGCGATAAAAGTGATAGCTGCGCTAATAGCATCGGCTCTGGTGCCGTGATATACACTCTCATTTAGCCAGCCTACCCAGCTCATAGCTGTAAAGATAGTACTATCAGTGTCTCCTGTCAATACGCACCTGCGCATACTGGTCGGAAAGTAGCTAGCTACTGGCGGTACATTGTCCGTGACAAAAAAGATCTCTATCCAGTCTCTGTACTGATCTAATACCTGCCGTATAGACAGCACTGCTGACTGCAATGTAGCTAGAGTCTCTTCACTCATTGCCTTGTAGTCCTTGCCTAGTCCACGTACAGCATCACTCTTTAAGCAATGAGCTAAGAGGACATAGTCCTCAGGGTTAGAGCGTATAGTCTCTATAGCGCCACTATCAGCCACTACTGCCTCATGAGCCTCATATAGCCTAGTCAAAAACTCTCTTACCTGCTGCTCGTTGTATACCTTTAAGTGATACATGTCTCCAGTATAGACAAATGCAGCTCTCTCTATAGGCTCTAGCCTCTCTACTATAGCTCTAATTGTATCCATGGCCCTGCTATCACTCCAGTATAGATCAGTGCTATAGCGGATAGTCTCCATTACCTCATCACTACTAGGGTAATGTAGCTCGTATCTCATCATCACCTGCTCTAGTGCTCTGTAGTCAGTATTGCTGCATATACTCACTATGTTGTTTATCACTACGTCTCTACTGTAGTAGTGTCTATTTCCTGTCAATAGCCTCTCGTTATTGCAGTTAGCTAAAGCAGCAGTCATCCTACAGTTACTAGTTAGCGTAGAGTGTCCTGATGGGTTACATAGCGGATTAGAGCCACTTACCAATGCTCCACTGACAGCGTTGTTAGATAGCTTAAAATTCGTCTGCTTGCCCCCCTCAAATGCTTCGCCTTGTCTATCACCTCTCGCCTCAGCTGCAAACATAGCTTTCTTCGCTACGCTCCTCTTAGCAGTATTTATCCCGATAAAGCCAGATAGCATACTCTCCTTTTTACTACTATACGTAGTCATGCTAGGAGCTATCAGTTCCCTATCTCTAATACTCTCGTATAGATACGCTACTACGCTACTTCTCTTTACCTCTTGATCTCCGTTATCCCCTCTATCGGTATACCTCACTATAGGAGCTCTTATACTCTTTACTCTTTCCCTTACCCATCTCCTAGCCTCATCTATCCCTATACCTCTCATCTTTACCAGATACCAGCTACTTTGCTCTATATAGTCCCTAATAGGGTCTATATCTCTCTTATACTCTTCATCAGCTACTACAAACGGGTTTACACTCATCTCACTTTACTCCTATATCTCTCCTATAGCCTTAAATAGCTATCTGTCTATCAAACTGTCCTATATCCTCAAATTACGTCATAAATCCCTACCCATTCCCTCATAGCTGGGATGGGTAGGGTATTATCCTCTTTCTCTTGTAGTAGCTATTTCTTCTCTAATAGCTACTTCTTTAGTAGCTATCTTCCTTATAGCTCTTATCTCTAGCTATCGCTATTATACTTCTATCTCTTATCTTTACTAGTTCTCTTCAAATCCGACATCAGTACTGTAGGTACTGATGTCAAATATCCCTACCAGTAGAGAGTATGGATCTACTGGTAGGGTATAATTATATTTAGCTATCTCTAATTTTTGTAAATTCTTGTTGCTTCGCAATGAGTTCTAGTTAGAGTATCTGTTTGCTTCGTTCGATAGTTCAGGTTCATACATTCACCTTCACTCTCTCAGCTACGCGCACATCTACTTATCTTTTTAGTTTATTTAAGTTAATGAGTCTATTGAATCATATCCACCCTGTAGGGTGTATCGATATGCTTCAATAGACGAATTTTTTTAACTAATAGAGGAGTATATTTCATATACTCCTAAGTCCTTAATCCTTTCTCTCCTTACCCCCCTACCCCCCTTTCCTCTCCTTCCAGAAAATAGATTTATAAGATAAAAATTACCCTATGGTAGTAAGATTATATTTAGCTATACTAGTATTTTAGTACTATAGCTAGATAGTATTTACATCTATTAGGTAAAGATATACCTGATAGAGCTATATTCGTATCTAGCGGGCATAATGACGTCATACAGCCCTACCCGTAGGTTACCATTATCTACGGGTAGGGCCTTTGTGATTATCTATTTTTATTTTACTTTAAATCCTGATATATTCAAAATCTGCATAATAGAATTAACTCTATTAATGGTATCTAAATATACGTCATTATCTGTTATTTGTCTAAATACAGAATCAGTAGAATATGTTAATAGCTTTTTAGCTAGATAATTAATATCTTTAGAGTTTACATAAATGCTGGTATCAGATCCAGCAGTGATCATAAACTCTATAGTCTTAATCCTGGTGATAAACTCAGCCCAGGCTATCTGACGAGTAGGAGCTAGATCTGGCAGACGCGCCCACTCTTGCATATTAGGACTAGTCACTAGTGGGATAGACCTGAGCATAGTCCAATAGTCGTATATGCCTCTTTTTAGTCTCTTTAAGAGATCCGTATAGACTATCTCTACATGGTTAGTATAATCGATCAGGTTGATTGGATGTTTACCTATAGGCTCATCCATAGGAGCACCTACTGTATGGTTATATAGTCTATTGACTAAGCAGCAGTCTAAGTGAGACTCTAGCATATTAGGCAAAACAAACCTATGGATAAAGTACGTAATAGGGTCAGCACCTTTGCCTGCTAGTAAGTCTATATAGTTAATACGAGCAAACTCTCTGAACTGGATAGCTAGAGCTGGTATATTGATCACTATAGTAGCTGTGCCTTCAGCTGTAGAGTGTTTCTTACCATCAGGTAGGAGCAGGTCTAGGTTAGATACTGGATGATCTATTACTCGTACGCTAGGATAGTTTTGCCAGTTCTCTGATATATAGCGAGGGCTAGTATAGCTGTCATCTGCTATGATGATCTCTTTAACGAGAGGTCCGTAGAAGACGCCTGGATGGAGCTTTCCTACTTCTACTGAAGACGTGAGCTTGAGCAGGTGCGAGAGCTTATCAGTCTTAGCTGAGACTGTATTGTAGTATCTCTCTAGTGGTAGACCCTGGTCCACATTGAGTAGGTTAATTAGATTCACTAATAGGTGATTGCCTGATACTGCTACATTAGCTTTTGAGTAGTAGCGCTTGATATAGATTATGTTTCTAGTCAGGGCTGCTTTGGCGTAGCCCCACCTGGAGTCTAGTGGCGCAGCTTTGGCTAGTACAGGTGAGTGATTGAAAAAGAGTTGCATAGCTGTATCCTGGTCTATAGTCAGAGCATTCGGTTTACCCTTCGTTATCTTTATTTTATTACTGTTTGTACAATAGTATAGTCGCGGCCTACTAGTGGTCCGCGGCTAGCAGCTGCAGGTGCTCTCCTTGGGTGCCTGCAGCTGCCATTAGAGCTGTGCCGTCAATTTTACGGCCAGACAGATGGCATATGGGTTCGAGTAGTTTTTAATTACTAATTATAAACTTGTAGCAGCATCAGGTACTAGCCTGATGTGGTTAGCTAGCACTAGGCTCTTTTTGTTTTCAAAGAGTTTAAAGAGTCTATGACCTGGAGTAGACCTCTTACCAGGTATCTTCGCTATGAGGCTATAGCGGCTAAAGCGCTTTAGCTACTATTAGCCCATGAAGAATAAACTCTGCTTTTCAATCTTTTCTAGAAAGGAAAAAAAATGGCCTTGACATTTAACCAAGGTGAAAATGCCGACAAAGGTGCTGCTCCCAATGTAGCTGGTATTGGTGGGGCAGCTGCCGCTCCCAGCGTAGCAGGTATTCCTACCGTACCATGGACGTTTGGCTCACGGCGTCTAAACGGTGTCATCAGCTATAGCCTAGGCTCTGAGATGCTCTCTAAGCTGCGGACCAAGATCGATGATATCTTTAAGACTAACAACGATCCTGATATCCAGGTAGGCACACTCCTGCTGGATAACTCTCAAGTAGAAGGTATCTACTACTCCAGCGTGATCTTGACCATGCAGTCTAAGACCAAGGCTAGGTTTGGTGTAGCGTACTACATCCTGATGCTAGCTGGCTCTAACGAGCCCCTGCAAAACAAGCAAAAGGAGTGGATGGGTCAGAAGTTTGAAGTGATCGTACCGCCTAGCGCTGGCTTTGATAGCGTCTACATGCAGCCTGTCATGCAGATGCTGGTAGCTACCTATGGTGAGCAGACCAAGTACAACTATGCTGGTGGCATGATTGTGCCTGCTGACTTTAACTACGACGATGCGCACGCTATGCGGCGCCTGGTCTTTAATGCTCAGGCAGCTACTTTCATGAAGCTCCTAGAGCAAGCCAATCCAAACGGCATCATCAACTTAGCTAACGCTAAAGGCGATAACACTCTGCAAGTGACTCTGTCTTTTAACCGAGGCATTGTCAATGACCCGGCTGGCCTGCCCACGCGTAGCGATGTTGAGATCACCTTTGCATCAGGCTCAAACATGCAGCAAAACAGCCAAGCCAGTGTAAACCGCACGAACAACCGTACGGAAACATTCGGTAAGATCCATGGCTACGTTGATGCTGTTTGGGCACCAGTGCAGCAAAACCAAGGCTGGGGAGCATTCAACCCACAAATGCTGACCGCACCTACTCAGAAGTACGCAGCTCGGTTTGTGATTACCGAGATGGATAACTTCATGGTGCCTAGCCTAGGAGCATTCCTCTTGCAGCTATGCTCAGCACTACCCTTGGGTATGCGCAATGCCTGGTATCAAGCTTTCTATGGTCAATCTCGCTTTATCGACAAGAAAGGCGGTATCGATTATACAGACATTGGTGCTTTGAACCTGGAAGCTAACTTGCCCACGCCTAAGAATCCAGCGGGTAATCCTAGCGGTATTGGTGACTTCATTGACACCAAAGCAAAGGACTTCACGCCTGAGATGTTTGGCATGTATATGCACAAGCTCTTCCGTGATGGCCTGATCTACTCCATGGATGTTCCGGTATGTGGAGCTCAGTCTTGGTATCTGGATGTCTTTGCTTGCGCTAACCGTGGTGATGTGCACGCTATCGAGTACCTGGTCAAAGAGTGCGATACTCTCACTAATGGGTACTTCAAGAAAGTCTGGGAGGCCCAGGCCAATCGCCAGATCTTCCTAGAGCGCGATAACATCGTGCATCTGGGCTACTACGAAACAGACGAAGGCCGTCGTGATATCCGTGATATCGACACCATTGCCGTGAACAACGCCTTTGGTCAAACTGAGATGGCCCATGTACGTACCTATTCTGATACGTACCTGCAAACAAACATTGCTCTGGAGAAGCGGCTGAGTGACCGCTGGAACATCATCCAGGCAATCACAAAGAACAAGGCAGTATGCACTGGCTTTGCTGAGCGTGTTACGTTCTCTGAAGCATTCCTTACTGCTTTGAATATCGCTGCTGGTCAAGCTGGTCTGAATGCTCGCCTGAACATTCCTGCTACTGGCCTGTCTATGCACGTAGAGCGCGGTGTTGCTAACTTCATTGACGGAGCTATTGTTCCGGCTAATGTCGGTGGCAACACCTTCCATCAAGGCTACACTGGCCCTACCGGAGCTTACAACCCAGGCTTTGGTATGCCCCTGTGGAATAGCTTTGGTCGCTGATAGCTAGTAGTAATAGCGACGACATCATAACGCCATACCCGGATCCTATCATGGACTCGGGTAGGGCTGTATGACGACATTTAGTAGTTTGGGTGTACTCTACTAGTAGAGTATATTTTTTTCATCTGAGCATAGGAGAGCTTACGTGTCTATTTATCAGAGGTTAGTAGACCTAGACAGAGTGTTTGCGCAGCTGCCTCAGCCACCTATTATCGTAAACGATATATCTACGTCTACGATAGAGGAAAAAATTGAGCTGTGTAGAAAGATATACACGATGTATCATGGCTCTACTGCCGAGAGTGTAGCTAGCTGTGAATGCGGTAGTGTAAGAGGCAACTTCAACATAGGAGTGCTATGCCACAAGTGTAATACCAGGGTAGAGTCTGCTCTATATGAGAATATAGATTCCATCCTCTGGGTAAGAGCGCCTAATGGCGTAAAAGCATTGATCAACCCGCACATCTGGCGTATCATCAATGATGCCTTTACTAAAGCTGGTTTTTCTCTAGTGCGCTATATATGCGACACTACGTATAACCCAGCCAGGCCCGTAAAAGAGATAGATCAGCTACACTCATCAGGAGTACAAAGAGGCTACAACTACTTTATCGAGAACTTTGACTTTTGTCTGCAAGAGCTGTCGAACCTCAAGTTCTTTCAAAAGGACAATAAAGGAGAAAGAGCTAAAGAAGTACTAGCAGTAATAGAACACTGGAGAGATAGAGTCTTTTGTCAATACTTACCCTTGCCTAACAAGCTGCTCTTCGTCATTGAAGACACTAATGTAGGCAAGTACGTAGATAAGATCTATCTACAGGCAATTAACGCCATACAGACGATAGCCTCTATCGATACAGTCCGGAGTGACAAGCTAGAGTCTGGTAAAAAGATGATCAGCTCTATATCAGATCTCTTTACAGTACAAGCTAGTAATGCAGAAAATGAGACCTCAGAGAGTCTAGCAGTACGTAGAAACGAAAACAGGACTGTCAAGATGATGGCAGAGCTGTCGGACTTTTACATGAAGTACTACAAGAAGAACTTGGGTACTAAAGAAGGGATTATCCGAAAGCACTTGCTCTCATCGCGTTCACACTTTTCTGCTAGGTGTGTGATCACGTCCTTGACACAACCTCACTCTTACGATGAGATCAGGATACCCTGGCCTACAGCTACAGCTATGCTCAGGTATCACATCCTCAACAAGCTAGAAAAAAGAGGTATGACCGGCAATGACGCTATTGCCTTTATTACTTCACATACTCGCAAGTATCACCCTCTTTTAGATGAGATCTTTAAAGAGCTCATTAACGAGGCTGTATACGTAAATCCTGACACCGGAGAGGCTATTTCGGGTATACCGATTGAAGGAACAAGAAATCCTAGCTGACTTGTATTTTTTCATCTCCATTAATACAGATAGTGTGCTACTAACAACAATAGGAGTACATTATGAATGTCAATATTACTCATTTACCGTTTGTTTCTGCTGACATACCTGAGACTGGTAATAGGTATAAGTTCGAGATTGGGAAACTATCAGTAAAGCTGGTAGATACCGTTCGCTCTGAAGAAGTAACGCCGGATGAAAAGGGTCTGTACACGTTGATCATTTATGGTCAGGAGTACCAGGTACCGATCGAATGGCTAGTATGCTTTACTTATAAGCCTTTGTTCAATGCAAAGAGCTTTGCTAAGCGCTGGGGCGTGGGTTTAAAAAACCCTGATGTGCAGTTCTGTCATCCAGACAACTTGTTTTGGATAGGGGAAGAGGGCGGCACCGAGTGCCCAGAGAGATCAGGCTTTTACGTGATCCCTGGGTATTCTAGACATGCTGTTAATTCTGATGGTATTCCGTATAGCCGCACGACTAATAGGCTACAGGAAGTACGCAGTGCTAACCCTAAACAAAAGAACGCTTATTTCAATACGAACTTCAAGAACGACGCTTATGCTCAGTGTACTGTAGGTATACATAGAGCGCTAGCTATAGCCTTTTACCAGCTGAAGACTAATCCAGAGAAAATTACCGTCAACCATAAAAACGGTAATAAAGCCGATAACAGGTTAGAGAATCTGGAGTTAGTGTCTTACAGGGATAACAACATGCATGCCAGAGAGACAGGTCTGCGCAAGAGTGTGTCTCCGATCGTCGTTAGGGACTATAAGGAGATGGTCGAGACGATCTATGGATGCATAGCTGATGTTGCTCTTGTATTAGGCACGCACACTTCGTCAGTTTACGCCAATATGAGCGATCCAGGCAAGCCCTTGTTCAAGGGTAGGTACAAGGTACGTCTTTTAAGCGACACGTCAGCTCAGTCATGGGGCGATAACGTTATCGGCTTTAGGCAGGATGTCGCTAGCCGCGTAACAGCAGAGTGCGCTGCTAAAGAGATGTCAACTGGTAAGATCATCTTTGCGTCGTCTCAGTACGAAATGGCGGAGCTGCTAGGCATTGATCTAAAGGACGTAGTATCGAGGTTAAAACACTCTAACCTCATGCCTACGCATGGATACGTTATCGTGCCTATGCGTGATAAGGATCTCTTGGATATCAGTTACACGCCAGAAGAAGTACAGATGTTACAGTCTGAGACATTATACAGATCAGCTAAGCCAGTCAAAGTCGAAAGACGCAAGGCTGGGTCAGCTGCTGAGTCACGTGTCTTTGTAGGCGTGCCTGAGGCGTATGAGCATTACAAGAGTGACTTGTCTATAGGCTCTAATATGTTCAAGGCGATTGTGTCTGGTCAGCAAAAGAGTAGCTTTGAAGACAACGGTTATGAATATACGACATGGAGACTATGGAGATGAAAGATACGTTAGGCTCGCTGGTAGAGTAATCACCAGCAGTAAACCTCGTGAAGTGCTGGAACGCCCTAATTGAGGGTAATCAGCAGCCATGGCTAGCTATAGGCTAGCAGGGTTCAACGACTAAGCGCGAGGCCCCAGTGATACTGGGTGAAGATATAGTCTCTTCTGTACAGTAATGTACAGCCATATGGGCTAGTAGTATACTAGCTAAAGATTTAAAGTGGGTAGAGGTTCCATTCTCTTAATGAGAATCACGCAGGTACACACCAATCCAAACATCCCCAGCTTTAGTTTTCCGATTCTATCGGTCAATACGCTAAATGCTGACTTTGACGGAGATGCTATTGGTATAGCAATGATGCTAGACCATGCACTAATAGAGCCTATGGTAAAGCATTCAGCTTACTACAACGTGCTAGATACTGGATTGCCGAGAACCATGTCCTCGGCTATGTCAATTCCTAAGCCAGTAATAGCTAGCATCAACAATTGGTACAACGATAACAATGAGGAGTTTAATCCAGCATTGATGCAGTTTGCCTAAAGGAAGAAAGGAGTGTAGATACATGCAAATAGTCTATGGCGGTGGTGAAGCCTTTACGGCAGCCATAGTCGGTGGCCAAAACCCGATAAATAGGCAATACTTCCTAAGTCAGATAGAGCAAGCCAAGACCCATATTGGCGATAGCTTTGGCAGCTTAGGTGAGACCTTTATATCGGGTATGCAGCGTATGTACGATACGTTTAACAGCTCTAGGGCTATAGAGCTCACTAAAGCTGCTCTAAACCAGATCACCGGCATATTCCAAGCTGATGTGATCCGATATATCAGTGACATCAGTCACTTTCAAATAGCTACGCCTATCATGCAAAGATACATCATGGCTAACCCGATAGTGAGGCAGATGTATCATGATCAGAGACTAGATGGCTATAGCGACACCTATGTAGATACTGACCCTGGTATGATAGGTGAGAAGCACTATGACTACAGGAGAGTAATGAGTGGCATCATGGTGCCTAGTGGCGATGAGCTATACTACACGAGCTATATAGAGCAGCTAAGAAGTGAAGCAGATGAGCTCACCGCTAGTGATCAGTTTAGAATACTGGATACGTGGGCTAATATCGAAAACCTGATACTATCAGGTGGCAAGGATCCCACTAGTCCATGGAACGCTGATATGTGATCAGCAGCATTGACGTATGAGGCTCTAGCAAGTACAGCCTCATGCGCCGACGAAGTCGACGTCATAGCGCCCTGCCCGCTCCTAGCAATAGGAATGGGCAGGGCCTATTTCACGTCATCCTTTATTTTTTTCTACTCGTTTTTATTAGCTCATGTCTACTAATGATACCAAACCAGTACCTACTCTGTCTCCTGACGGGTGGGTCAGAGCTACAGCTCAAAAATGTGACTATATAGCTAGTTACTTTCTGCTATCTCAATATAGCCAAAGCTACCTATATAAAGGTCAGATTAACTCCTTTGTATGGATACTAGCTGAATATAAAGATAATCTCAAGATGATAGAAGCTGAGACTAAGAAAGCTCTAGAGCGTATGTTTAGTAGCTACTTTAGTAGATGCTCAGTAGAAGTCACGTCTAAAACAACAGAAGATCAAAAGAGTAGTCTATATATCTACGTAGAAGTAACAGATGCAGATAACAAAACCTTCAAGCTAGGGAAAGTTGCTACTATAATGAACTCCAAGCTAGAGAAAATAGCTAATATCAATAACTACGGACATGAATAAAGGAGATAATCTAAAATGAGTGAGAGACAAAAGCAAGCAGCTCAGAGAGTAGCTCAGATAGAAGCTCAAAGACAAGCAGAGAAAGACAAAAAGAGAGTACTAAGCATAGAAGAGGCAAAGCAAATGCTCAAAGAGCAATACGCTCTAGCTGAGCGAGAAATCACTAGCATGGTAAACACCAAGCTAGGTGGTACACTCAGCCAGCAAAACACCATGGCTGACTTTTACCGTATAGCTGTATTAGAGGGTCAGAAGGACTATAAGAGAACTATACCTGAAGAAGTCTTTGTAGGATACTTTCTGCCTATGTTTCGTGATCTAGTCGATGAGACTCATAAAGGAGAGCTGTCTATTGCTGAAAGAGAGAAAAAGCTCTCTGAATGGATAGCTGTAGCTGGTGGCGCTATATACGAAGTAGATGTAGTCTCTAGCACAGGTGAAGTACTCTACACAGTACCTGCTATACACAACACGAGTGTAATCAATGCTGTACGGCCTATGGGAGCGCCCTCATACGCCTCTATTGCCAGTATGGCCCAGATGATCCAGATGCAGGGAAACGCTAGATCAGTAGAATACCAAAACCACAAGTTTGCTGAAAAGCTCACATCCACTGTAGCTGGTATACGCAACATGTCAGCTAAGCAAGCTGAGTGGGACAGTATCTTTAAGAGATACGAAGCGTCTAAGCCTACAGGCACTACTAGTACTAGTGTAGATGATGATATCATCTACGACTAAAGGACTGAAATGAAAGATATCCGCTTTGCTGATTTTTCTGATATACACCTAGGACACAAAAACGAGCAGACTCTAGATATCCTGGCAGCTCTAAAAAGAGAGATCTTTGATACTGGGCTACTAAAGAAAATAGATATCTTGTTTTTCTCAGGAGACATCTATGATCGTATCTTACAGCTAGACTATCCAGCGCTAGCAGAGATAGATATCTTTTTCTCTGAGCTCATCCATAGGTGCCATAGGGAAAACGTCAAGGTGAGGATACTAGAGGGCACCCCTAGCCATGATAGAGGCCAGCCCTCTAGGATAGTGACTATCAAGGAAATCACTGCTTCTGAAATAGACCTGAAGTACTACGATAAGCTAGATATCGAATATATCGAAGACTTTGACTGTACAGTCCTCTATGTCCCTGATGAGTGGAGAATAGATAATGCTGATACTCTAGCTGAAGTAAAAGAGCTACTAAAGAGTAGAGGCTTAAAGACTGTAGATATAGCCATCATGCATGGACAGTTTGCTTACCAGCTACCAGTGTCTCTCTCAGAGCTAAAGGTGCATGATAGCACTGAGTATCAAACCCTAGTTAAGTACTTGATCCTGATAGGGCATGTACATACTCACTCACGTATGGGCAAGATAGTAGCTCCTGGTAGCTTTGATAGACTAAAGCACGGAGAGCCTGAAGCTAAAGGCTACGTAGTAGGCAGTATTAAAAACGGTAGAGTCCATATAGACTTTATCGAGAATAAGACTGCTAGAAAGTATATCACGGTAGCAGTGTACGATCTAGATACTCCTAAGAGTATGGAAAAGGTAGAAGCTGCTATTGCCAAAGCTGGAGTAAAGGGATGTATCAGGATAGAGGCTGACCCTACACATCCCCTGTTTCAAAACTTTCATCAGCTGCAAGCTAAGTGGCCATTGATAGTCTTTAGTAAGCTACCAAAGCTGAAAGAGCAGGAAGTAAAAACAGATACGATAGAGTCTGCCTTTGAGAGCTGGCAGCCTATACGCATCACTAGCTCTAACATCAAAGAGCTAGTGGCAGCTAGGCTAAAGGCCAATAAAGCAGAGATAGATATTGACGCAGCTATAGAGCTGCTAGGAGAGCATATATGAGTGTTTTAGATGATCGCACGATGAGTGCATGGCCGCTATCCATAGGCACGAGCTTAGCCTTTGAGTCTTTATCAGATAAAGGCGGTGAGCCCTATGACTCTAGTAGAGAAATACCTCAGAGAGTCGACATGACTAGGTATAGACAGATCTGGGTAAATGTCAGCACGCTTCTTAGAAACATGCACTCAGCAGTACCTACCTCAGATCAAGATAGGATAGGCGTAGATGAGGCTGTACAAGTTCTAGCTCAGGAGATGTCTACTATAGACTCTATAGTAGCTAGTGAAGCTAGTACTCAAGTGAAGTACTACATGAGCCAGTACATGGTAAACATTAGTCTCACTAGTAAGGTGCAGCTAAGACGCCCCATGACTGATAAACAGACTCAGTACCATAAGTGGCAAGAAAAGGTATTACAAAAGGCACTAGAGTACATAAGCAAAGACCCTAATACAAAGGACAGGATACTGATAGTGCCTCGCCGTATAGATCCCTTGTCTAGGGTAAAGGCTCTGATGTTTACACATATGCCCTATGACCTACTAGCTTATACTAAGTTCGATGAGCTAGATCTGATAGAGTCTCATACTGGAGCATTAAAGAAAAGAAATAGATGGTACACTAAGTACTACAACGGTATAGAGCTATCTAACATACCGTTTACCGAGAAGATGCTCAAGTTCTTTGGAGATCATGTTTTGTTCAAGCCCTTTCCTCTAAAGGCACGTCAGATAGTGATGACAGTAGCTAAAGAGAAGAAATGGTCATGGGCAACTACTGAGGAAAAGGTACTAGAAGATGTATCTCATATACGAGATACACTACTAGCTACTACCATTCGTGGGCTATAGTCTAATTCTTATTGGTATAGCCCTATACTTTAAGCGCGGCTATTTAACCGCTATCTTTATTTTAACTAAGAAAGGATCGAGAATATGACCGATCAAGCTCAGGCTAATAACGCCAGTCAAGATACACGCAAGACCGTGTATCTAAATCGCCTATCTCTCTATAGTGGAGACGGCAGAGACGCACCGCGCCTGTACTGGGCCATCTTTGATGGTAATCCCCGTATCGTAGTGCGCACGCAAGATCCTAACGATAAGGACAATAACTACGGCACTATCGTAGCTCCCATGGATCCGATCATCATGAGTGTGCTCTCGGATATCATCCGCCAGGCAGCTGATGCCGAGCCAGGCTGGAGACAGAAGATCACCAATAAGAGCACTTGGCATAATGGCCAAAAGCTACAAGAGCCTACTAGGATCAACGATATCATCGTAGGCAAGGACTCTGAAGGATGTGTCTATATAGCCCTGCATGAAGACAACAGACCAAATCTTAGGTTCTTGTTTGGGCCGAGCTCCTTTCACTACCTCATCAAAAACGATGGCTCTCCCTTGAGTAAAGCGGAGCTATCCGTACTCTTTGCTAAAGGCTATGCTAACATGGTCATGCAAGCAGTAGGTACCATCATTGGCTATAGCAGCTACGCTGGTGTCTATAAAGAGCATGAGGGTGAGAAGAACACTAGCTATAGACCTAGTGGTAACAATGGCGGTAACTACTCCAATGGCGGAAACCGAGGTAACTGGGGAAACAAAGGCAATTGGAACAATAGAGGTAATGGCCAATGGAACAATCGCAGCAATGGCGGCGGTAATCGCGGTAATTGGAATAACAATAACCGAGGAAATGGCAATTGGAACAGATCTAATTCCTCTGGCGGAGCAGGCCAGTATCAACAGCAACAATCTCAGCAATCACTAGAAGATGATGATATCCAGTACTGACGGCTGCTACTTACTGTAGCAGCCGCACTAGCTGCCACTGCGGGGCCATACGAGGCTCTGTGGTGGCAGCTAGTGGATATAAGGCATTATGCCTGCATCTTTGATGCCGGCACACGAGGCGATGCTCGTCAGTGCCTCGTATGACCCTGATAGTCAAAAATAGGCTTCTACTTTTTTTCAGTTAGATATTATCTATCGGTACTAGCCTACGAGATGTTTTTAAAGAAAGGAGAAATGTAGGTATGCAGTTTGTATTACCACCTATGCCGGTGTATATGAACACCAGGGAGTTTTATACTGAGCATCGAGGAAAACGCATTGCTTGGTGTGGAGAGGCTTTCTATAATAACAACTTCGATGATAATTACGGGCTGTTTAAGCACATCAACGAGTATTGGGCGTCTTTAAGTGATGCTGATCAAGACGCTATCTTTAATATCTACGAGAGGGTAGCTGCTGCCTTTGAAGCGACTGACTTTGACTTTGTAGCTAGTGACTTGGATGCGCAGCTCACACAGCTGGTAGCTGAGCTCTTTAGGTACCATACGCTAGATGCTGTTAAGATGTACGTACAGCTGCGCAGCGACATCTTGATACCGGGCCCGAGCGTACTGCCAGTAGAATACATACATGGCACGCTGCAAAACGATAAGAATCACTCCAGGGAAAAGACGTATATACGAGATGATTACGTCGATCTGGTCGCCATGATCATCCAGCTGAGGATCATGATACCTATTTGGAGTATGTATATCCTCAGGACCAGGAAGATATACGGCACGAGCTTTAAGGAGTATTACGCCTTTGGGCTATTGCAGCACTCGAGCTTTATGAATGAAGCACCAGTGAGAAAGCTATACCAGTACATCTGCGCCATACTGCCTGCTGGTGGCTCTAACTTAGATCTCTTAGCTGGAGTGTCTCAAGATGAGTACCCTGTCTTGAACTTGAGTCTCCTATGCGTGAGAAAGCTCAGCTTCAGTGACATCAGGGGATTAGATCCTACACCTATTCTGATTAGGCATATTTCCAGGCACATCATGGAAAAAGCCAATACGATCGACTCTAATACAGACAGGTCTATCAGGGATAAAGACGATGTATCTAGCTCTAATAACCTATCAGAAGAGCAGCAAGTCTCAAAGCTAGAGCAGTACAAGCTAAAGGAAGAATACGCTAGAGGTGACATCCAGTACTATCTGCACTGCGTAAGAGACCCATTGACAGTAGCTAGGAAGATAGCTCCAGATGTGCCAGAGAGCCTAGTCAAAGACTCTTTGAATTCAGTCCCAGCACTCCTGGCTCAGACAGCAACTGATCAGCAAACTAGGCTATTGCAGTGGCTAATCGATCCAGTAGTGCCAGCTGAATCAGTCATGTTCTTCAACGCTACAGATAGAGCTAATTGCCTATGTGCGGTATCTGCTGCATATTGGCATTTAGGACATCACTTAGTAGCGGCCCTCTGCACAGCAGTGCCGGTAGTGAACAACTACTCAGAGGTAGTAATTACTACCAGTGATACTAAAGGCAGGATAGCTCCAGAGACACTAGCTCGGCTAGAGTCTTTGTTTGCATATCTGAAAAAGCCCAAGAGTGCAAAAGCCCCTAGAGGAGAAATAGAAGCCATAGACTCCATAATTACTGACTTTACCTCAGTGACATGGAAGCTCACAATCACGGATGAACAAATGAAAGTCATACATCCAGCATACCCTAGCAATAGGACTCTGGTATGGCCCCACAACGTCAGAGAACAATTTGCTCAGCTAGTCATACACCTGGCTAGCTGATCTTCCATAAGAGAAAGGAAACGAAGATGATTGATAACTTTAACGCTGCCTTTGAGCGAGACTACGGAGGCACTACCTCTCAGGTGTACATCCGCAAGATAGTCATCAGAGAGTCTGGTACGTACGGCAATCAGTTTAATCGTACGTACGAATCTCACCTGGATATAGCTCATGTAAATGCGCTAGCGTCCAGAGTAGCTGAATACGGCTATTCAGCATTGACACCCAGCTCCCTAGCTGGCGTAGCATCAAACATGATCAGTGTCTCACAAATGCCATCTAGCTCTACTCCTATTCAGATAGCTAATGGCTGGGCGCAGAGTCGCTTACTGTTCTTTATGGACGTCTTGACCGTGGATCTCTCAGGCGCTCACACGGTGTATTACGTACAAGGCTATACGGACTATCCTGGCGTGAGTATGCAGTCGCGTAGCCTGGATCCCCGTATGAGCTTTTTCATCAACAACATCCTAGCTACTAAGCTCATTGAGGGTATGCCCACTGGCGCCTTTATATCAGCCGATCAGCTGCTATATGTGCCTACGCCTACTACCAGCAAGCAGTATATGGCAAGACCCGAGGATATCTACAAGGTGATGGAAGTGAGCACCAGCATGGCTAATATCAATCCGTTTGGTAATGCAAACGTGCAAGATATGAGGCTGCCTACTGGTATTACGCCTAAGTACTCCAAGAGGCCTAATAACATCGCTACGCACTATACGAGCGCTGTAGTTAAAGGCTTTATGGACGCTACTCGTAGCATGGATGCGTCAGCTAGTATGGCTGATATGTATTCAAACACCATCGGTGAAGTAATAGAGAGGGACATCAATCTCAATCCGGTACTGATAGCCATAGCCCGGCACCTCTCTACTGGTATCATCTCTGGCTCATTTACCTGGCAAGATCTTTGCAGGCTAGACCCAGCCCTGGCTACTCCTAATGATAGCCGTGTGACTCTCGTCACGTCAGGCCCTACCAGGATGGTAACACATCAGGCAGGTATGAGCGCTAACTGGGACGCAGCCACTATTGAAGCTAAGTGGGCTGCTGCCATTAGCGCGGCAGTGCCATCTCTCATGCTAGAGTGTATGCTCTCTCAGGTGCAGCTATCATCTAGCAATATGTTCACTAATGAGTTTACCAATGGCGGTATTTATACAGTCATAGCTGATGCCTTTGGTATTTCAGGAAATGTGGATATTACACGAAACTGCGAGGTCTTTAAGCGTAGGCTAGAAAACGAGGTATTGAAAGACTTGTCGTTTAACAATACCCAGAAGTTTCAAATAGAGGTAAGTAGCGCTACGTTTAACGACACCTGGGTAAAGGTCTCCATTGATGGCTCTCAACCAGTGCCGTACGTGGCTCCCACTTTTTGCGACAGCATCACTACTCCAGTGCTAGCACCCAGCATGGATCACCTATCTACGCTAGCGTCTAGCATGGACACACTAGTGAGCTACGTAGCTGAAGCCAATCAAGACCATGCTAACCAAAAGCAGGTATACTCCTTAGCGCCTAGCACTCAAACATCATCACTACTGTAAGAGGAAATTATGCAGCTGATTGCTCTGTATGAACAGATCCTGAAAACGGGTCTAATGAAATCGGATAAAGATGGCTATATCAGCCAGATCAACAAGTTCGCTGGTAGTGGCAAGCCAGTATATGAGCCTGCCATCTTAGATGGCAAGCGTCTCGTGATGCCTACTGCTGAGAGATTGCAGCGTCCAAACCCTGAAAAAGAGATGTTCTTCCATCCTTTAAGTGAAGACGCTTTGCAAGGTGAATCTAGCATCATCACCTTGATGAAAAACAGGGTGAGCATCGCTATTAACTTGAGTATCCATACATGGATCAAGAGCATGATGTACTTAGCTCTTAGTGTGGATGATCATCAAAAGCTCAATCCTGATCAGTCTGAGGTATTGAGTATTCTCAAGAACATCGATGAAAAGAGTGAAAAGACTTTCTCTAAGCTGATACTAGCTGGTATGCAGCAAAAGGGATTTGATGGCTTTTTCTTCCGTATGTTCTTAAAGCGTGGTGGCACTGTAGCTGGCAAGAAGTACGCTAGAGCTGGCATAGTTTCATCGCCCTTTTATGAGGAGCTATGTTCCAGCTCTGAGGAGATCTATGGTATCAAGCTAAGAAGGAAAGACCAAGGAGTACTCAAGTCACTATTTGAGTATCTCCTGCCACGTATTAGCGAAAAAGGTGCGTATGATCAAGGCAGTGACAGTGACGTAGCTCCATACATGGATGCCATCATGCAAACAGCTGCCAGTATAGGAGCTGATATCAATAGGCGCATCAATGAGTACCATGAGTTTATCCCGGATTGGCAAGATAGGATCATTAATACAGGATGGCAAAAAGCCTTTAATGACCTGCCTAGCTACATGCCTGAGATCAGACGTATTCCTAATCAAAAGGCAAATACGGGAGCTCCTCGCGTCAAAGACAGCATGCAAGCTAAGCACGACATAGCTGCTAGTGTGAATGAAGCTATGCAAACAGCTCGTCCAGCACCAGCTCAGACAGTAGCTGAGCCAGCACAATCTGTGCAAAGCGATCCGCCGTTTGAGCCTACAGCTCAGCTGAGTCCCCAGGTAGCTAGCTACAATGCTGGTGTAAACCCAGTGCATCAAAGTAAACCTGGCAAGATGTCTGTCAGCGAGATGTTTGGTGTCACTCCTGCCCAGGTAGCTCAGATGCAGCAGGCTCAGGCCATGCAGCAATACTACAATCAAAGAGCTGCATACGGACAGCCTGCTCCTATGCCTGTAGGCTATGGCTATCAGCAGCCTATGCCTGCGTATGGTCAGCCAGTCATGCCGGGTATGCAGACCATGCCTATGGGCTACGGCTATGCTCAGCCAGCAGCTGCCCCTGGTATGGTCTTTCCAGCCCAGGCTAGTTCAGCTGGTAGACTGTAAGTAGAAGTAGAGCAATAGCGTCATAAGGCCCTACCCCGGAGCTACTAAGCTCTAGGGTAGGGCGCTATGCTATCAGTTTCACTGATAGTACACGAGGCGATGCTTGTCAGTGCCTCGTATGATCGTGCTTTACTATTTTTTTTAGTTTCTCATCTCTAGCTGGGCTTCATGAGTAGCTAGTAGCTGCTCTATTACGTCAGGGTCTACTACCATGATAGTCGTGTTATGACCATCATAGTCCTCAGGTGACGTTAATCCGTTTAGCCTGAGGCTCGCCCAGTGATACTGCATAGGTACCTTTAGCTCTTGCAATAGGCCATAAAAGTCATGAGCGTACTTGTACGCCCTCATAGGCTCTATACTTTCTACAGTGTACTTACGATCATTTCTGATCACGTATATGTGATCTTCTACTACCTGACGAAAGTCGTCTTTATAGTAGACATCATCTCCTGAGTATACTAGCTTAGTATAAATATCCATCATTTACCCTCGATTGGTTTTCAATTCGATATTATTAATCAGTCATAGGGAATATAGGAGTATTCCTGTATTCATTTTTTGTTTCACTTGTTTAGAAAGGAAATCAAGCAATGAGTGAATCCATCCCATCGGAGATAAACAGGAAACTGCTAGGCATAGCGGGTATGAACCCTTGGGTAGACTATAACTCAGCTAGCCGATTGCAGATGTATAATGCCCATCAAGGCCAAAGGCTGGTGATGACGGGCATGACTGAGAGATACTGCCAAACAGGTATGGAGCAAGAGTTCGGTAAGTATACTTTTTCAGTAGAGATACCCACTGACGCTAAAGTCATCAAGATCATCAAGAAGTACCAAGGCGGCATGGGAATAGGCGCCATCAATGTCAATCCTAGCACGCTAGTGATCTTTGAAGACATCAAGACTAAAGAAGTCGACTACGTGGAACTCACTCAGTACTGTTCCTACCATCAGCACTTTGGTTTCCCGTATAAAGCGCAGCCTGCTCTAAAGTCTTTGGCTATAGGAGCTGTCTACGAAAAGGGCACAAAGCTCTTAGACTCACCAGGCATTACGCCAGATGGTAACTACATGTACGGCATAGAGCTCAATATGGCTCTCATGAGCCATCCAGGAGCTAGTGAAGACGGCATAGTCATGAGCGAATCAGCTCTAAAGCGTATGTCCTTTCACATGTACGAGACTAAAGTAGTAGAGTGGGGCAAAAACAGCTTTCCGATTAACATCTACGGAGATGAGAATAACTACAAGGCGTTCCCTGATATAGGCGAGTATATCAAAGATGATAACATCATCATGGCACTAAGGAGCTACGACGATAGTATCTTGCCTGTAAGACAAAGCGTAAAGGCATGTAACAATGTCAACCAGATCTTTGATAAAAAGTACTACGCTGATAGCAGTGGCGGTAGAATCATTGATATCAAGGTAGATTACTCATCATCGGTAAAGCTGGGGCACTCTCCAGCAGACTCTCAAATCGAGAAGTACATCTACGAGACTCGTAGGTACCACAAGGACATAGTAGAGTTTTACAACGAGATGTCTCGTATTCGTGGGCCACACCTTAAGATCAGCCCTAAGTTTCACCAGCTGGTAGTAGAGTCTTACGTACACTACGATGATCATAAGCACGCGCCTAAGATCACTAAGACATACAAGAAAGCACCCTTAGACGATTACAAGATCGTATTTACGATCGAATACTTGGTGGTACCTCGTGAAGCAAACAAGGTGACCACCAATGACGGAGGAGTTGAGAATTATTCTCATTTATACTGATTACAGTATATTTGCTAATAATCCATGCCCGCCTGGCTAGTGATAGCCAGGATGTACGACTTTAAATTGCTGGGAGTCTAGTAGTAGATGATCAGCAGCTATCTTGGTGCTATAGGCCCAAGCAGTTCAACGACCATTGCGAGTTTTCCGCGCGGTAGCTGATGAGCATCAGCCACACATAGTCCATCTAGTAATAGATGAAGATATGGTCTTTTCTGTATGGTAACATACAGGCTCTAGTAGAGCGGATAGCCCTAGCGCAGCTATCTCAAAACGAAAGAAAGGCGTAATCGTCAGGGTAGAGCCAGATGAGAACATGCCAGTAGATGACGCTGGCAATAGAGCTGACTTTATCATGGATCCAAACTCTCGTATTAACCGCATGAATCTAGGTGGGTTATACGAGCAGTACATCAATGCCACTAGTCGTGATGTAGGTAACTACATCAGAAGGCTATTAGGTATTGAAAAAGGAGACAAGCAAGCCAGAGAAAAGGTAGAAACGGTATTTCAGCAAAACACCACTTTGTTTCAGCAAGCCTGGCAGTACCTGGTAGGATACTACCAGATCATCAGCCCTAAGCAGTACCAGTGGGCAACGGATGGCTCTATTGGAGTCCTAGAGATGATGGAAGAGCTAGCTACTATTTGCGCGGACCACGTATACCTCTATCTGCCTCAAGAAACTGCTGTTGAATACAACAAAGCTGTATCCCAGATAGAAAAGAGTGTATACAGGCCTTTCATGTCACCAGTGACATATGTAGGCTACTCTGGTCAGAGAGTGAGGACTAAGAACAATGTACGTATTGGATCAGTATACGTAATGCTCTTAGAGAAAATAGGAGATGATGCATCAGCAGTAGCTAGCGGTAGGCTCCAGCATCATGGCGTGCTAGCTAAGCTAACTAAGGAAGATAAATCCTTAGATGCATACAGAGCGCAGCCTATCAAAGCTGTAGGAGAAACAGAGGCACGCATATACGCTAGCTATGCAGGAGACAAGGCTATAGCTGAGATCATGGATAGAAACAACAATCCCAAGACACACGCTGAAGTAGTCAAGCAGATCCTACTAGCTGATAAGCCTACAGATATCAAGGAGCTAATAGATCGCAACTTGATACCATACGGCAATACTAAGCCGCTACAGATAGTAAACTCTATTGCTCTGTGTGGTGGCTGGGAGTTTGTATACCAGCCTGATAACCAAGTAGTAGCTAAAGCTACTGGTGAGTTTAAGAAAGGAAGCTAAAGAGATGACAGCAGTGCTACATGCTAGGAAGATGTTAGCACTGCCGCCTGAGCAGCTAAAAGGCATGCTAGGCGGCAGCTTTACTCTAGTGTTTGACGATGGCCAAATGCAGGTGACATCAAAGTCTACGCTAGTGTCCAGCTATGCCTGGGAATACCATAGGAGATACCCTAAGACTCCTATCTTGATGAAACACCACTGTAGCAGCCATGCTAAAGATGGTATCTTTGGAGCTAAGACGCACATCAACATGCTAAACGCATGTATGTGGTCTACGTACGATGCATACAAAGGAGATAGCAACGCGCCTAGCATCATGGCGCTATCAAAGCTAGCCTACGATATCACAAATGCTATCTACAATGCGGCAGTACTAGTGACTGAAGCTGATGTAGTCAGCCTAGATATCACTGACTTCATTGAGATCATGGAAGATGCTGACGTTAAAGCGTTACTGGATAACCCAAAGCCTACTCAAGTTTGGGTAAATGAGTGCTATAGCGTCATTACAGATAAGCTCAAGAAAGACGAGAGGTACGCTAATAACAACCTCAGTAAAGCTCTAAGAGGCGGGCTAGTGAGGCAAGGGCAGCTCCTGCAATGCGTAGGCCCTCGTGGATACGTGACTGACTTAGATAGTCACTACTTTAAGTATCCAATTACTAGAGGCTTTGGGCAGGGTATGCGTAGCTGGTACAATATGCTCACTGAGTCACGCTCTAGCTCTAAGGCGCTAGGTGCTAATAAGAGCCAGATCTCTGGAGCTGAGTACTTTGCCAGAAGGCTACAACTACTAGTAGGTATTGTACAAAGAGTGCATCCAGGCGACTGTGGCTCTCAGCACTACATGCGCTGGAAGGTACAACCTGAGAAAAGAGATGAAGCAGGTAATGTTACAAAAGAGTGTGATCTCAGATACCTGCAAGGCAAGTACTACCTGGATGAGAAAAGTGGTACTCTAAAAGAGATCAAGAAAGACTCTACTGAGCTGATCGGCAAGTACATTAAGTTTCGCTCGATAGTATCAGGCTGCAATCACCCTGACCCTAACGGAGTATGTGCTACATGCTACGGCTCTATTGCGGAGAGTATCCCACCAGGCACTAATATAGGTCACTTAAATGCTGCCTATATGACTCAGCAGTCCAGCCAGAACATCATCTCTACAAAGCACTTTCTCTCAGGCGCGTCACTCGTTAGCCGCATTGTAGTCAGACCTGAGTTTAGAGACTGGATACAAGTGTCTCCTGATGGACTAGGCTATATGCTAGCTGATAATCTAGCTGGTAGAGAAAACTATCTGATCTTTCACCCAGACTCAGTAGCTGGCCTAGTCGATTTGGCTAATGTCGATGATGCTGAAGAGCTAGCTCAGTCTCACGTCTCCAATATCCGTAACTTCGGTATACGCAGTATCGGCAAAGACGGAGTAGAGATAAACCAGCTAGTAGATGTAACAGTCGATAAAAGAGCAGCTATGCTCACGTATACTGCTCTGAGATACATCAAGGCAGTAGGATGGACCTATGATGACAAGCGAAACTACGTAGTATCGCTAGCTAAGTGGGATCCTAACAATACGCTCATGGAGCTGCCAATGAAGCAATACAACATGAGCGATCATGCTAAGGCCATAGCCGATATGATCGAAGCTAGCACAGCTAAGATAGAGGCTACTAAAGGTAGACTCAGCTGGGAAAACGCGCTAGTGGAGCTATGTGATCTAGTAAACTCCAAGCTAGACGTCAACATCGTGATACTAGAGACTATCCTCTTAGGCACTATGGTGCGCAGCTATGCTCAAGATGACTATCGCATACCTAAAGGCGGTACCGCTAAGGAAATAGGTACAGCAGCTAGAACCATCTCAGGCAGGTCTATGAGTGCAGTAGTAGCCTATGATGCGATGGCTAAGCAGCTAGTCAATCCCAAGAGCCTATATGGCGCTCATAGACCGCAGCTAGTCATGGATGTCTTTTTAATGCCTGAGCATACAGTAAAGGATCCATACAGGTACACTACCTACTACGCTGATAAGTAGGCGCAGTGACGGCATAAATGCCCTACCCGGACTCTTGAGTGAGCTCGGGTAGGGCCTTATGACGATTTCGTATATAGCCAGTATACACAGGCTATTAATATTGAATTCGTTTTATTTTTTGTTTAAAGGACTATTGAAGATGTATGGCTGATACTGACACACTCAAAGTCGTAAAGACATATAAGGCAAAGGTAGTAAAGTGCTCTAATTACTTTAAAGTAATCAATCCTGATCAGGATATCAAAAAGCTCTGCTACACCTTTACCAAGCAGTTCGTCAAGTTTAATTACCTATCGGTAAATAAGCTCGGTGAGACTATCCAGACTGTTTTCGCTAGTGCTACTAAGTCACGTAGTGAATTTCGTTTTCACATCAACACCTGGGAGACATGGCAAGAGCTGCTAAAGAGAAACTTCATTAATGATAGTCTTATTGAGACTATAGTAGAGCCTGAGTTTGATGTATACACTTTCAAGTGTAAGTTAAGAGAGAGTTTCAAGCTCAGGGACTATCAGCAGCAGCAGTATGAATACCTGATAGATCCAAATGTGCCCTGTAATCGCTTTATCGGCATGAGGCCAGGCTCAGGTAAAGGCGTGACTGCAATAGCTGCTCTCATGCACTACGGCATGCGCACTATCATCATAGTCAGGCCCGGCTATGTAAAGAAGTGGCAAGCAGAGCTCATTGAAAAAGCTGTTATCACTAAAGATGACGTACTGATATTGCAGTCAACTAAAGACCTGCAAGATATGCTCCTGTTAGCTAAACACCAGCAGCTAGGGGCTATTAAGTTCATCGTCATGGGCAATACGATCTATCGTACATGGATCAAAGCCTATGAAGAGTTTGGCAGTGACTCTCAAGCTCTAGGCTATGGAGTCAACCCAGATGAGCTATTTAAAGTCACTCAGTCAGGCATTAGAGTAATCGATGAAGTACACCAAGACTTTCATCTAAACTTTAAAGCTGACCTATATACTCATACTCGTGAGTGTATTAGCCTCTCAGCTACTCTGATCAGCAAAGACTGGATGCTCTCTCGTATGCAAGAAGTAGCCTATCCACTAAAGTGGAGAGCTCCTGAAGTACAGTTTGATAAGTACGTAGATATCTGCGCTGTACACTACTGGCTAAATAACCGTAAGGTAAGTACATCTTTGAAAGCAGGAGTGTACTCACATATAGCCTACGAAAAGTCCATAATCAAGCAAAAAGAGCTCTACAAGAACTACTCTGCCATGATCATGGAACTCATAGAGACAGGCTATATAGCCAGAAGAAAGGCAAACCAAAAGTGTATCGTCTATGCTGCTAGTATCAAGATGTGCGATAAGCTAGTAGATGATATCAGAAAGAGATTCAAAGGAGATAAAGTCACTCGCTTTTGTGAAATGGATGATGTCAGCAAGCTCCATAGTGGCGATATAGTAGTCACTAATGTGATCAAAGCTGGCACGGCTCACGACGTAGCGGGTCTCATTACAGTCATCATGACTAACGCCATAGACTCAGTGCAGTCTAACATCCAGATCTTTGGCAGGCTCAGGCAAATAGAAGGGTCAGACACCAAGTTTTACTATCTGACGTGTCAGAACCTGCCTAAGCATAAAGTCTACCATAGAAACAAAATGGAGCTATTAAGACCTAGAGCTAGGAGCTTTAAGGAGTATTGGTATCCTACTAGGCTGTAATAGAGGATGAAACACTTTTCAGTTCTTTAATATGCATCAGGAGCACTGCTGGGTATTTACCATGGTAGCTCCATGAGACCTCATTTCAATCGTTCTCATGGAGCTGCCCCTGCCGGGATAGCTCCTATTTTCACGGCGATTTTGCCAGTTACATCCTAAGAAAGGAATCAATCATGTTCAAGAAAACCATTGCCATTGTGGCCATCGCCATGCTCTTTGGCTGCGGCAAAAGCGAGCCACTCGGCGTGGGTGAGACTACTAGTAGTGATACTCCGCCAGATAGCTTTATTGTCGTCAATAAAAAAGGAGAGATGGTCCATATCTTTAATCCAGCTAAAGACGAGCAGGCCAATGATCCAGATCGGCCTATCTCTCAGGCTGACTTTGACGGCAGTAAAGAGATCGAAGCTAAGGTATGGGAATACCTAGCCCAGTATCGCACTAAGCCCAAGAAGACAGATGACCCTATTGACCTGCTGATTTACCACGATAGCAATTACTTAAAGCTCCTCAATAAGGACGATAGGACTGTACAGATCCGCAATGCTTGGTTCAATCAAGACTGTCAGGTAGGAAACAAACCGCCTGAGTTTGCTGAGCACCTAGACCTGCCGTTTTATCCAGTTACGCTAAAACAAGGGGGGTTTATCTACATCCATCCGAAATGCCCTGATGTGCTAATTAAGACTACCGTAGAGACTGACTACGGCACTTTTGTCTACGACCGGCTTAATTGATCTACGAAGTTGACGTCATATAGCCCTACCCACCTAGCCTAGTAGCTGGATGGGTAGGGCGCTATGACGCTATTTTTCACAACTAGTGAAGGAAAGGAGGTGATAACAGCGTATGGATCAATCAAGATCTATCGAAGCGGTGCGTGACGAACACGATAGCTATCTGCGTAGCAGAGGCATCGAGTTCGCACGTACTATTCGTCTGATTAAAGACGATGTAGGTAAGAAGATGTACCAATTAGTGTACAACATCTACCGAGCTGGCCAGCTAGTAGCCAGGCAGTACTACAATAGTAGTTTGTCTATAGGCGCTATTGGCCAAGTAATAGCTGATAACCAATCTGGTACAATACCATTTGGCTACATTGGCTATCCAGGGCTCTTTAATTCCAATAAGAGTTCTATAGAAGAATTAGTGTTCGGCTAGTTCTTCTCCACGACGGGCTACAGTAGCTGACACTACTGTAGCCCCATTACTATTTATATATCTCAATATTTTTTTTTGCTATTTCGTCTCTTAGCCGAGCTCTCTTCGTTAACTCGTCTGAGCTACTTTGTATTACTTCGTTTCCTTTACTTCGTAGAGCCACTAAGTTTCACTTCGTCTCTTTAATAGCGTCTACTTGAGTCCTGAGGGCTTTGTAGGCCTCATCTTCTAGCTTCATCTTGTCCTCACAAAACTGAAATACCCATTGTACGTATTCACGAGGCATAGATAAAAACTCTTGTAGGTTTAGGCCTGTGTACTTGTTTACACTGGACTTGATATACTGCTCTATACGGGCTCTAAGGAGCGAGGTCCGTCCGTTTTCTTCCGTGTCGTACAGAGCCACGACAGACATGGGCCTGCTAGCTTCATTGGCTGGATGGTCAAATACTCCAAAGACAGTCTCGTAGTACTGTCTTAGAGATATCTGGGTATCGATAGAGCCCATCTTCTTGATATTTGCCATTATGTCGTTTTGGTACTGCTCATAGGCCTGCTCGCTATATAGCACAGACCAGCCAAAACTAGAATCGCAAATATGGCTTATCGTTGATAGATTTGCCGCATTTTCTGTACGAGTAGGTAGAAAAAAGTTTGCATGATATCCAGCGGGATAATACCTTCAGTTGAACTGGACATAGGCTCAAACTTTTGCTTACCATGACACTTAGAGCACTCGTATGTCGGGATACCTATTACTGAGACTACAGTGTCTCTCATGTACTTTTTAGCAGCATCGACAAAAGCTGTATAGACCTCATACTGACCAGAGAGCTGATCTAGCATAGCGTAGATAGTCTCACGATCCTCGATAGTCTCATCTCCAAAGGAGATAGATGCTACCCAGTGAGCATATTGCCTCATGTAGGTAGCTCTGCCTAGCTCGATCACGTATCTGTTTCTTTGCTCGCTACTGGCGTCCGCCTGCAAAGCGTCTTCTACATTTTGAGCAATTGAGTCTAGCCAGTCATTAGACTGCTCGATATACTCAGCCGCTGTAGGCACTTTCAGATCGATGAAGAAGTTAGAGCCGTTAGCTCCTGGGATCTCAATACGTCTAGGCTGCTGAGATAAAAACTCTTTCTTGTAGCGGTCTACATCTTCTTGGGTGATCTCACCTGACTTCTTGCGAGCCATATGCGAGATCTGCCAGGGTGTTAATGCCGTCTTGTTTACCCATAAGAGCTTAGTCAGATCCAAGAGCTCTTTTTCGATATGCTGGCACTTCTCAGGATCATGAGTACAACCTCTTTCATACTGAAAGCCATTATTCCAGATCACACAAGCCAAGCCCCACATCACTGTCGGGATGTCGTTTACAGAGATGATATCCAGCAAGGACTTATCTGTCTTTAAGTTACAGATATACAGGTGCTCAATAGCTAGCTTTAAGATCTTTTCTGTAAAGACTGATGATACTGCAGATAGGCCCGTGCCGTAGGTTTGCCGTCCTAGCGCTATCTTGTTATTCATCATCTCTCTGTTGATCTCTAGGAGCCTCGCTTCACTAGGAGCTTTCAGAGTCAGCCAAATGCCTGTATGCCAGAGCGGCAGCATGAAGATAGAGCCGTAGCCAGCATAGCGCAAAAGGCGCAAGGCAGCTCTCTCACCAGTCATGGACTCAGCACTGGCTTTACCTAGCTGAGGAGATGATGCGATCAGGTCTTTACCATTAGACTCGATTGCCTGCTCCCACTGAGCCTCAGTGTTTTCTAGTGCTTGTCTATAGACTTCTTCATTTGCAGTGAGCTTAATGCCTTCTCTTACTACTTCTCCCCAGTGAGAAGATTTAGTCGTATCTTCTAGTGATACGTTAGGGCCTGATGTGACTTTAGCGAATGTATAGTCGGTAAAGCTACTGGGTAGGGCAATTACTCCCTTTTCCTCATCGAACTTACCTACTTCTAAAAAGACTTTATATTTACGATGTACGTTTTGAGGTTTAATAGCGTAGTCTTGTTTAGCCTCTTGCTTTGGTTTATCCTCTTTGGCTGGCTCAGCAGGCTCAGCTGTTGCAGGCTCTTGGCTAGGGGCTTGAGGCTGTTGTACTTCTTGATCTTCTTTATGATCACTAGGAGTTTGTTCTGTCATGTTCACACTTCTTTAAAGTTTACGTCAGTGACGATGTTTACATTTTTGATATCGTTTTCTTGTTTTGCTATTGTGACAGCTTCTTGCATACGTGTAATTACGTCAGTAGCTGTAGCGATTAGTGCATTTAGCTGAGGCTCAATGATGCTAGCATAATGCATGCTGATGTCTTGGTATACCTCAAAGACTGAGATAGACTCCATTAGGTCATCAGTATCGGTAAAACCACCAGTGCGATTAGCGTGTCTGTCGTGGTTTTCTTTTAGGGATATCGACATAGAGTCGATATCCTTAGTAATGGACTTCATCTGTAGGAGTGTTTCTGCGTACTTATCTGCATCTACATGCTCTTTTACTCCTGGAGTAGAGTATAGCTGATTTAAGATAATGAGCTTAGATACAGCCAGTTTGCTCAGGGCTTTGTATAGCTCTTCTAGATCATCCCAGTTGCGGCTCTTAGCTCGCATCTGCTCAAACTCTAGCTCCTTTTGTTTATCTGACTTCTTAGCTTTTTCTGGCTTGATACCAGCTGCTTTTGCTTTAGCGTCTCGTTCTAGTCTGGATGGTGATTTCTTGGTCATAGTCTATCGTTTTCAAGATGGTTTGGCTTTTGCCTATAGGTTCCTGAATAGTCCTACTAGGCCAATCTAATATTTAACAGTTTATAAGGAAATACCGCTATGTTTGATGTAGCTGTAGAGAACATGGTATCTGATTGTTGCACTGATGTGTTTAAGCAGCAATTTGCAGACATCGATGAGATCATGGATGAGTTCGATTATGCAGATTACCCACAGGCTATGCTAGATATAGCCATGACCCAGGATATGTATTCAGGTAAAGCTGGTATATCTGACATGATCTATCAGACTACATATAGGCACTTAGACTACCTATTAAGACGCCATGAGGTCATACTGACAGAAGAAGCTAGCATAGACGATCAGATATTGATCTTAAGAGCATTACAGCTCCTACAGAGCTGCGAGTGTCATAGTGACGTAGTAGCTATTACAGATAGTGATTTAGACTATATAGAGCAGTTTATCTCTCTGATGCAGTTAGTCACTGTAGTAGAGCAGCCTGCTACCCTCATGACTAAGATAGAGTCAGTGTCAACTAGCCTCATTGAGGCTATCTACAGGCTACATAAAGGAAAAGAAGATCAAGAGCAGTCACTAGCCGCCCCAGAGCACCTAGCTGAGCTCAAAAAGCTCTATATCTACTATAAAGAAGTACTACATAAAGACAGCGCTAATATCTGGGCTATCAAGATACTGCAAGCTGGCGTAAACCTAGGGTCAGAATTTAACTACTACTACAAACTAGTGCAGCCTAGGATAGACGCTATAGCTGATCCTACTCAGCTAGCTGAGCAGCTATTTATGCTCTTTATGATGGGCTCTGATAGCTGGCAGTCGATACTGCCCTATTGGAGAAGCCATAACGAAGAGATCGTCTCAGATATGGATCTCCTCACTAAAGTCGATATGCACTTAGCTGACCAGATAGCTAAATACGAGAGATACAAGTTCACTAAACTAGATACTAAGAAAGATATAGCCTAATATGGACAAACGTACTTACTTTAAGCTAGCTACTAAGGCTGGCCTCTACGCCAAGAGGCAGTGGGTAATATCGGCCTTTTCGATTATCCAAGAAGCTCCTGACGCCTACACTAAGGATCCCTATCCCTATCGCTTAGTACACACACCAGCAGGTGTGCTCTACCTAGATGAGGATCTAAAGACTCTAGTAAAGATAGATGACGCTACTGCTGGCTCAGCTCTCTTTTACATGAGAGAGACTATTGAGCTAGAGCCTGGCGACTATCCTAACGTAAAGACTAAGATCAAGACTACATACGGCAATTGCCTCTTTAACCTATGCTCTATTATTAATGCCTTTGGTGATAAGATAGACTTTGTAACTGGCAAAGTAGATGTAGGTAAACTAGAAAAGCAAATAGCGTCTCGCCTGAAAGACACTCCTAAAGAGGGTGAAGCTAGAGATCCTAAGTACCTATACGTCGATGAGTATCTAAAGTTTGCTAATTCTTTTCTGTATCTTACAGAGTTTAACACCCTATGCACTATAGCTCTAACTCCTAAGGCTATCACTCAAGCTCCTGGTACAATAGAGCTCAGAAATAAACTCATCTCTGAGAATAAAGACAAACTAGATGACCCACTAGTAGTAGCTAAGATAGAGTCAGAGCTATTAAAGCACGATAGCGAATATCTCAAAGGAGACCCTAGTGAAGACTTTCTAATATCCAAGAAAGCCAGGTCTATTGCTAGACGTAAACTCTTTTTAGACTACGGCGCAGATGTCGGGCTAACTAACACTACTAAAGTAGACTTTGTACAAAAGTCTCTATCGGAAGGCTGGCAAGTCGAGAAGATGCCTACCATGATCAATGCTCTCAGAGCAGGCTCGTTTAACCGAGGTCATGAGACTCAGCTAGGTGGTGAGACTGTAAAGTGGCAATACCGCAGTAGTGCTAATATTAACACTATAGATACAGACTGTGGCTCTCGTCTAGGAGTAGCTATTACAGTCACTAAAGATAATGCCTATAAGCTCATCGGCATGAGAGTAATCACCTCAAACTCTACAGCTCTAGTAGAGACTAAAGGTGATGCTGAGAGCTATCTAGGCAAGCGCCTCATGGTAAGATCTCCCCAGTACTGCAAACAACCCAATGACGATATCTGTAGATACTGCATAGGAGAGCGCCTAGGCACTAATCCTAGCGCTGCCGCTACTGCGGTAGCAGCCGTGGGTTCCACCATGGTCACTAGCTCACTAAAAGCCTTTCACGCATCAGGCGTGAAAACTACACTAGCCAGACTCGATCAGATCATGAGCTGAAAAAACATCCTGTGCTATCCCTAGCACTCTTTCTTTTTTCTTCTTACTCCTATACTCAAAGGACAACCAATGAACAAACCAGTAAAGACTATTGATGCCAAGACTGAGATCAATATCAAGACTGAAGAGCCAGTAACATCTGCAGAGGCTCCAGCAGCTGCAAAGCCAGCTCCTGCTCCAGCGCAAGATCCTACTACTCCTGCTGCCGCAGTAGAGTCTACTCCTAGCCCAGCTACAGCACAGGCTATTAAAGAGTCTCTCGAAAAGCAAGCTAAAGACTCTCCAAAGCCTAAGTCTGCTAGCTTTGACGATAAGCTCCAGGAGATCATCGATACAGGCACTGGCACTCTCAGAGTAGTCGCTACTCATCTAGCTAAGTACGCTACAGTCATGGCACCTGACCGTCTCACTGATGAAAAAGAAATTAGTGACGCTCAGGTATCGCTCTTTAAGTGTATCGTCCTAGCTACTCACTCAGCTGAGGACTTTCAGCCGTGCTATCAGCTACTGGCTGACTTCTTCAAGGCTCACCACAATGACTGTTGTTCTATGCGCTATCATAGCCGTGGCGCAGAATACATCCCGCTAGATAAAGACGAGCGTGAAGCTCTCTTTGCCCATTGTAACATCTTGGAAGCACTAGCTAGTGTAGATACTCCCAAGCAAGTCAATCGTATCGTCGATATCAACCGCTCTCTGCCAGAGACTGTATTTGACGACGATGCTCGCAGCCGCATCCTAGCCTACTACGGTAGCTAATCCATCGTCATAGTGCCCCTACCCGGACTCTATTAGGAGCCTGGGTAGGGGTGTATGCCGTCGATTTTTCAATTATCATTTTTATTGTAACTTTGTTACATTTGTTAACAATTTGTTTTACATAGTCCGAGAAAGACTGGGCAACATAGCCCTGGCTGTCTCGGCAAAATGCTCAGATCTATCCATATTGCATTATCTTTCACTACTGCTAGTACATATAGCTAGGGACTACTAAAATTGAACTACGACTCATCTGATGCATTCTAGAATATGTATTATCTATTCGATTATTGTAGGTAATCAATTCGATTATAGTAGAGATAATCAAAGATAATGATTATCTCTGGATTATCTATCCAGGATTATCTCCTCAGCTATTTTCTTAGCTATTTACTCAGCGATTATCTCTGTCATTTTTAGCTGGGTATTTCGATAGCTATCAAAAGCCATGCTGCGGGGCCTAGCTCCAGCCTTAGCTACAGCTCTAGGGATGGCTGTAGCTGCCTAGGAGCTCTGCTCTGGCTCCTAGGCCCAGTCTCTATCGCTGAGCTATCCCCGGCTCTACTGGCTCTAGCCCCGGTATCAGCCTAGGGCTAGGCCGGGCTGAGCCCAGCCAAAAAGCCCAGCTCAGGCCCAGCCGGCTCAGGCCAAAACAGTCCAAAATCATCAAAAACGATTTAAACGCTCTACAATCGTTTTTTCACCCACATAGCTACCCTCGTATCCCCTACTCAAAGAAAATCGATTCTAGGCCCCTTTCCGTGCGTCCTAGGGCCATTCTCACACCAAACCCGCCCCCACTTTCGCAAAAATTTCCACGGGGGGGCCTTTGGGGGGGTATTTTCGTAGGTTCTGCTATTCGGTAGTTTTTTTCAGTTTTTCGCTAGCTTGTGGGCTTTACTTCGAGCTTTTACCAGCTACGTTCTCTCGAGGGTAGCGCTTAAACGGCTTAAAACGCCTTTTGGAGCGTTTTAAAGCCGATCTTAGCGTTTTTCTCGTAGCTTCGTTTTCTTGAGCTCCTTGAGCGTTTTAGTCGTTTCTCTCCTAAAAGCGCTTTTTCGGAGCTTTTGACTTTTGATGAGATTTTTCCTTTGAAAAAATCTCAGCCTAATAGAACGCGTGCGTACGTGTGCGTACGCGTACGCGTTTTTTTTTATTTTTTTTAT